GCGGGAGTCGTTGAACTGGAGAAACGAGTTCTTGATCGCGGGCAGCGTATTGTTGCGGATGATCAGCGCGAGAGTCACACCGTTGCCGATCAGGAACCCATACGGACAGTCGACGAACAGGTTATGCTCGAAGGTCAGCGAGCGGGTCTGCTGACTCGGGAAGTTATTGTCCGACCCGAGAATGCTCACGGCTCCGACCTCTGCGGCCCGCCTGACGATATTGTTTTTGAAAATCACGTCGTCAACGACGACCCACGGCGTGTCGCCGTATTGGTTGCGTGGCGTGAGCATAATCGGCGTTCCAGCCTGTCCGCTGCGCCAACAGCCGTCGAAGACGTTATTGTCGACGAGGACTTTGCGGGCGTTCTTCAGCTCGAACAAGTTCTTGACCAGCGCGCCATTGGTCCGCCACGTATCGGGCTTGAAGCACGTATTCCCACGGATGGTAATGTCTGTGGGGACACAGTTGGGGATGTGGATATGTTCGCCTCCGGCCATGATGTTTTCGCCGGAACCCTCGATGTAGCAGCCTTCCACGCGGTAGGGCCCAGGGCCGTTGTGAATCCAGATGCCTTGCCCTTCCTGCGCGCACCAGAAATTCGTGATGCGCGTGTTGATGGCCGACAAATTCTTGCCGTGAAGCACGAGGCCCCGCTTGCCACCCTTGGGGCCTGCGGCAATCACGCATGTGTCGAAGAGCACGCCGTCCGGCTGGGCGTCCGCACTGGTTGCGTTGAAGTCGCCCACGACGACGCACTCGCGATCTGGCGCGCCGTTCTCGATGCCGAGTTTCGTGAATGAGGTCTGTCCGGATTTCACCTGCACCGTCGGCGTGAAGATGTCACCCGGCGTCAATGTTGCGCCGGTCTCCGCCGTCAGCTTGATCGGTTTGCTGAAGACAAAGTTCCCCTTGTACTTGCCATTGTCACCGCCGGTCGCGACCAGCCGATACGTTCCGCCTTTCGCGGACGCAAGGTTGAGTGCATCGACAGTCGAAATGACCGTTTCCTCGGGCGTCGGGTTCGCGAGTTCCTGTTGCAACTCGTGGACAAGCGCGTCCATCTGGTTCGCAAGGTCTTGCGCACGCGTCATTGTGGGGACTCCTTTACTGTCGCAGGGTGGGATCGGGCGATGACGGCGACGGTACCGTCTGGACGAATCACGCGCTCTTCGACACGGCCATCCTCAAGAGCGACACATTCAATCCGGTAGCCGCGTTTTACGAGCATGTCTTTAATCTGCTGTAAAAATTCGGCCTCAGTCATGGCGGATTAGGCGACCCGGTGACGGCGGACCGGCACATTCGGTGGTTGGAGGCTCCGTCGGTCCAGCGGACAGAGAACCGAGCGGCGCAGACCGAATCTGGACAGGTCGCCTAAACATGGCTCGGTTGAGCGGCGAGCGTGACGTCCGCGCGTGTCGGGCCAGACACCATGTACTGGAGGTCACTGCCGAACGGTTTTACGATCGTGGGAATGAGCGGCGGTGGCACCTGATCGAGACACGTCACCGCAATGCCGTGCGTGACCGGCCAATCAATGTGTCCGAGATCGCGCTCAATGGCTAGCAGGACGTCCGGATGATACAGCGGTGCATAGCGCAACGCGCCCTGATAATCATTCGTCACGTTGGTCTCGGGACCACTCCAGCCAAAGGGGTGCCCTGGACACTCCCGATGGAGCGGTCCCGCGCCATGACGCGTCGTATAGCTGCGCGTGACGTAGACGACGTGCAGATCGCCCAACGGCGGATCCATCGAATGGAGCAGATGGGCGATGTTCGTGAGACCCGTTCGTGAGTGGGTCACATGCGGCCACGTGCCATAGACGGCATCCAACCGCAGCCCTTGCGCGCCCTCGAAGACCACGTCCTTGCCGCAACGAAGGACAGTCATGTCCGTCACGATCTCCGTACGATTGAGAAATTCCTCGACGTAGGAGAGAAAATTGGGAATGAGATCGTCTTTGAAGGTAATCGTCGGAATGCCGAGGCTACGACAGCGCTCCGGCACGTACTCCGTAGCAATCCGATGTAATCGATCCTGGAGTTTGGCAGAATCTTCCAGATGCGACGCGTGGAGACAGTATTTCGTATCGCGGCGTACCATGGTCTCATGGATGCCGAGGCCACAACTGCCATGGCGATTATCACTGCGCGCATTCTCGAGCGCACGATTGATCAACATGTCGAAAGGCGTCGTGACCTGCGCGGTCCAGTCCACAAAGACGCGTGGCGTCACCCACGGGGCGAGCGTCCGGAGTTCATCGGACTCCTGCACGAATAAAATAGGGTTGATCAGAAAGAACCGACTAAGGAGGGTATCCGCGCCACGGAACGTGCCTGCGCCGAGATGGTGGAATTCGTGCCGAAGACCGAGGGGTGTGACCACGGTATGGCCCGCCTGCGCGCCGCCATTGAAGCGGACGACCAGGGTGTTGCTGGTGGACAAGTAATCCACCAGCACCCCCTTCCCCTCATCCCCGAATTGTGCACCGATCACCGCATGAATAGTCATAATAAGTTCGCGCCGACTTCTTTGATCCTAGGGAGGAAGAAGTCGGAAGACCTCACGTCGCTGAGCCACCAGCATTGTTCAATCCCCGATGTTTTCACAGCCGGTCTTGCCCTCGGGGTGAGCGGGACTAGGCTCAGCTTCGATCTTTACAACGTCACCATGTCGCCGCCGACCGTATCGGCGCGTTTGGTCAGATGGGCCGTGGCGTGCTTGACCGCCAGGGCCGTGGTGCCGTCCCAGGACTTCAGGACAGTCGCGTGATCCACGCCTTCACGAATCTGCATGAGGCTGACGATTACCTCGGCCAATTTCGTGTGGTCCGCCAGAGTGAGCGCGTTCTCGCCCAGGAGGTCCGTCCACCGGCGTTGCACGTCCGGTGAACCCGTGTCGCCCTGCGAGAGCGTGATATGGAAGACCTCCCACTTGCGCGACACCAGATCGAGGAGCGTGTCCCGATTGACCGCCTCACCGCCGTCACCGAAGACGGTGTGGATTTCTTTGGCGGTCAGATCCGGCGTCGGTCCGTCATCCCCGATGGTAATCAGGTAGGCCTTCTTGTGCCGCTTTTCGTAGCAGTCGATCAGGGTTTTGTGTGCGGCGAAGTACCACGCCAGCATGTAGGACTCGCTGCCGTTGCCGCCGCCACCCTGATGAATGTCCAGCTTTTCCATCTGCTGGGCGATGCGCAGGTCTGCCTCGAATTGCGTGATCTGGAACGGCACAGGATCGCCCGCGCGCACGTCTCCGATGCCCTGGATCATGATGTGGGGATCCGTGACTGGCTTGCGGTTGTAGATCTCCGTCACCAGGGTATTGAGACTCTTGCGGGCCACGTCGTCGATGATGGGCCGCATCGATCCGGTCACATCGAGACCGATGATAATGGCCGTAGACCGCGGGTTGTCCGGCGAATCCAGCGACTCCCGGCACTTGATGCCGTACGGGCTCAGATCCTTGTGGATGCCGTGCTGCGTGAAAATCTGTTGCGTCGTCTTCGTCGCGTAGCTCTGCGTCTTCGTGTAGTGATCCCACTTGTCGGGATCCCAGCGCCCTCCACCCATAAAATCACTTCCCTTCTGTATCTGAGCCTTCGGTCGTGCGCAGCTCGGCGGTCCGGGGCTGCTTGAGTGCGTCGTTCTCCTTGAGAATCTCCGCGACCTTCTCGGTGTCGCCGGACTGCACGATTTCCTTGGCGCGGTCCTCGGCGGTCTTCATCGGCGCGGTGATGGCATTGTCGTTGACGGTCTGTCCCACGTTACACAACCTTTCCCTGATGACGGTAGACGTCTGATGCAGTGAGAGGAAATTTGGTGAATCGGCGCGGGCCGAAGGTCTTGATGAGCACGTCGGTCCATTGCTTGTATTGGTCGAAGGCGTGTCCGGTGCCGACGTTGGTCAGCCACGTCTGCATAGGCTCAGGCGCAGGCATGTGCATGCACTCCCGTGCCGTCAACCGGATCAACTCCAGGTCCGTGCGTGTAGACGCCCGCTTGAACATCTTGGCGTTGAACGGCATCACCCCAAATGTCCGCCGCGGCACGGTCCGAATGGTGTCGCCCCGTGTGGCGCTACTCCACCAGCCGCCGAGTAACGCCCCGCTGTGGTGTTCCGGCGAAATGAAGTACGTATCCGGCGAAATGTCGTGGTGGACGATGTTGGCGTGCGCGAAGTAGCACGCGAGATTGAGGAGACTACTGATCATCCACGCCATGTGCACCGGCTCAATCGGTCCGTAGTGCGTCACCACATCGCGCAGCCGGACCAGATCCTTCGTCTTTTTCACCGCAAGGAGTTGTCGATGGTCGGTGAGGAGCGCGGTCGCGCTGGCATGCGGCAGGTATCGCTCGAACTCCGTGCGCATGTCCGGCGAGGCGAATGGCCGCTGTTTGGTCATCCATTCAAGGGCACGGCCGTAGGGCGCGGCATCGTAAAACAAATAGACCAGCACCTCGTCGGCCACGATCGCGTGGCCATACGGGAATGGAAAACTGGTCCTGGCCTGATAGCTGTAGTAGGTTTTATCCATCCCCTCGAATTGGACGAAGGCTGGACCCTCCCAGCGCCCATTGTTGATTTTGTCCAGCGCCTCTCGATAGAGTTTGGTCAGATGCGTAAACACGTCGGCGGATCCGGTGGCAACGTCGGGATGCCAGAACTTCGACATCTTCCGATAGATCGACTGTGCCCCATCCTTGTCAGCCGGAAACAGATCTTCGGGCCGTGTCACGGCCAACAGTTCACTTTTGGTCACGGGCGTCTCGACTCTCGGAGCGTGAGGTAATCGAAGAAGACAGCGATCAGTTCTAACACGGCATCGATCATGGGTCACGACGTTCCTTCACCAGTTGCCGCTCCAATGACAAGAGGGCCTCCGCTTGCGATTGGTGCCGTTCGATCCAGACGGAGATTTCGCGCTGGAGTTCCTCGCGTGACCATCGCTTACACCAGCGTGGCATCGACTCGCCTTCGAGCGGTGCACTGGCGGATCCCCATTCGTTGCCCTCGATGTCCACCCACCGCCAGCCCGGACCGGCGGACCGAAGTTCAATCGCGCCGGGCGCAGAGTCCACGACTTCACGACCGTCTCGATCCACGAATACGACCATACAGGCCGGGCCGGTGATGATCACCGCACGCCTCCGTGACACATATCCCAGATTAACCCCGCGATCGGGCCAACGGTTCCGAGGACGAGAATGATGGTCACAAGAATGATTGCGCACCAGTCTTGACGGTCCATGACACTACCCTAACCGAGTTGGAACGGCAGGTCAATCTCGTTTTTCAACGCCGTCCCTACGGTTTGCGTCTTCGGTGCCGGGCCTGCTGGGGCCAGCGTGCCGTGACCGTCCTCGATCAGCACGGACACATCGTCCGCGTTCTTCGTGACGTATTCCATCCAGACCTGGGCCTGCGCGTCCTCGGCCTGCTTCGCGACCATCTGGAGCGAGTCTTCATCGAGCACATTGCCATTGCGGATCAGGAGCACCTTGAGCGTCGGGTTCATGGCGAGGCCGATCGCCACACTCACGCGAATCTGCTCCGCCGCCGAGGCCTGCTTGAATGGGAGTCCATTGAACGTCACGCCTGTTTCACTAAGCCCGAGACCGGCGACCGGGAATGTGACCGCCTCCAGCGCGGTACGTTTAGCGTCCTCACAGTCCTTGACGATCTGGTCCTGGGCCTTTGCGTCGAAGCCGATGCGATCCACTTCCGCTGCCGCCTCCTGGTACTTGAGATTGTCACGCACCTGGGCGTTGACGGTCGCGATGTGGGTCAGCTTCACGCGTAGCGCGGCCATGTCTGGTACTTCACTCGCGGCCAGCTTCCTCCGTTCGTCCGCCGCCGCGATTTTGAGTTCACGCGCATTCAGGTCGCTGACGATGGCGGTTTCCGTTTCACGCTGCCGTGTTAACTCTTCTTCCAGATGCTTAATGCGATCTTGTACCACTCGGAGGTCCGTGTTTCGCGCATCGCGGTTGCGTACCTCGGACGTGTAGTCGCTTTCCGCCTTCGTGGCGGCGGTCTGCTTGGCTTCCGCTGCCGCCAGCTCCGCGATGACCTCGTCCTGCGGAATCTCCTGCGCCGGAGCGCCCTTGTGTGTGACCAGCTTCATGAGCTGGGCGGATTTGATGTCGTGGGTCTTATTGAGGATCGATCGTTGAGCGTACGCGTTCTGGCGTTTTTGTTCAATCGCGGAGACGTCGAGGTTGACCAGCGCGCGCAGCATGTCGTATTGCGGTTTTTCATCCGCGTTGGCGAAGGCTAGCGGATCGAAGGTCAGCTTGCCGAGGATCTTGTTCAGCAGGGTCTGTGGCGACGGGTAGGGCGCGCCATGGACGTTCGCGACGATCAGTTTCGATTCCGTCGGGCCCCACGTGCCATCATCCAACTTGATCCGTGTGAATGACCGCGTCACCTTGTAGTCCCCGAGGTCCACCTCGATCTTGGCGGCGGACTCACCCGTCCGGATCGGTTCATCCGGCACCAGGGCGGCACCGCCGAGGGCCATGGCAATCGAGTTGAGCACACTGGTCTTGCCCGCGCCGTTCTTGCCACCGATGGTGATGAGATTGCCATCGGGTGTAATGTCCACGGCAACCAGCCGCATGACGTTTTCTGACTGGAGGCGGATCACTTTCATACGTACCTCTTAATAGACACTCGATGCCAGGGACCAATCGAACGGCAGTCGTCGATCGAGTTGCTCGTCGTACGGGCCATCCCAGGGGTTGTCGGACACACTGGTATGCTGCACGCCAAACGCCGGAGGTTGAGGGACCCACTGCGTGACGAGCACATTGGCATAGGCGGGCCAATGGTTGACTCCGGCCGGATCGATGACCTCCTGATAGGCGTGCAGGAAAATGGCAATATCGTCGATGGCGCGTCGCACATCGGCCGTGCGAATGAAGCAAGTATCGAAGGTCATCTTGAGGACAGCCCGCGCGGCCAGCGGCACATCATCATGATTGGCCAGCGGCCAGATCTCATCGGCGCGCATAGCCCAGGTGTGTGGGAGCGCCCCGAGATGCCGTTGTGCGATGGCGTTCCAGACGACTGGAGCCATGCCCCAGCCGTTCTTGAATTCGGCCAAGGTGACACGTCGTGTCTCACCGGGCCACAGACCGTAGACGGTAGAATGACTCATACGTTAATCGAACAAACTCGTTTGCGGTTTAGGCGTATCGTCGACCGGGGCTGATGGTTCCGGTGCAGATGTCTCCGTCGAGCGACTAGGAAAAGTGCCGAGGAGGGCGTCATTGACTATCGCCTTCACCTCGGCAGAAAAGTCGCCCTTGTACATCCACACGAGATAGCTGCGCGGCAGGGCTTTCAGCAGGGTTTTGGTCCGGCCGTGTTTGCCGAAGTTGATTTGGACCTCCCCCGTCTCCGTCCAGATGAACTTACCATCTGGGTCTACAAAGTGCCGTTCCTTGTCGAAGCAGCGGTCATGTAACTCTTGTAAGTCGCGCGGTAATTGCTGGAAGATCTCTAGTTGGGCCAGCGCCACGTCTAGCGCGTCCTTGGCGTCCTCGAATGCGCGATGCGCCTGTGCCGGGTCACGCCCCAGGAACCGTCGGACCGCATCCGTCAACGTCCGTGGCTCGGCCAGCCGCCAGATCCGGAACGGGTCCAGTAACCGCGCATCCCCGAGGGACCACGGCACGCCTGCGCGCAGCATTTCGGCACGGATAACACGTACGTCGTAGTTCACATTGTACCCACAGTAATCGCACTCCCGGAAGCCTTTCGCGAGGCTCGGCGCGAGCTGTTTGAACCGCGGCGCGTGCGACACCTGTTCGTTCGTGATGCCATGGACCGCTTGGGCCTCCGGATCGATGAGCAGATCCGGGTTCACGAACGACACCCAACTTTTCGGCGGACGCTCATCGTGAAAGAGCATGTAAAAGCCGATCTCACAGATGCGGGCCTCTTCCGGCGGCACGTTCGCATGCGTCTCGACGTCCAGCGCAATCAGCGGCCGTGTGAGCGTTAGGACCATGGATTACCATGACGCGTCACGTTTCTTCTCGTGGATCCACGCCATCGACATGTGATGTGCATCGCCTTTATCACCACCGAATCCCAGGGATCGATCCCGATGCACGAAATCGCGGAATCGCCAGTATAAGATCCGTAGGAATGCGAGCATTAGCGTTGCTCCTTTGTCGCGTAGGCTTGCCGCGCGAGGCACACTCGGCAATATCGATGCGCGAGCGCATTCCACACGCGGCAAAACTTGCACAGCCACTCTGTCGGCGTCGGTTCACTCATGCAGCCGCCGTCTGATCCTTCTGGTCGCCGTCCCGGGCGAGTTTCTCCTCAATAGCCTTGGCCATGAACTCAGACATGGACCGGCCCTGTCGGCGCAAGCGCTCCAACTCGTCCTTGACTTCGCGCGTCACGTGACAACCAACCAGCACATTACGATTTGACCTGATCATACTCCTACCCTGGTGTACGTCCGCTACAGATAGGGCTAGCCTCCATAGCCCTTACGTTGGCTCCAGTGGGGATGGTCCTCCCACGGACACGGAATCCGATGGGCCGCGTGTTCGTCCAGCGGCTCCATATTGACCCAGCGCAGATACTGGTCCGCCCGGGTCATGATAGCAGATTTTCCGCCATGGACCACACAGAAGGGCGAGTCCGGCGCGGCCAACGCGATACATCCGGCATAGCCACAGTTATCCATGGACGCTCCTCATGACACGCACAGCCTTCGCGCGCAGCTTATTGCCCTTGTCGCCACTGTGCGAGGGCTCGAACTCTACAGTCATGCCTGCGTGAATGCGCTCCCATTGCGTCTCGGCATGACAATCCGTCGCGTGTAGAAAGTACGGCTCGCCGTCCTCACCCATGACGAAGCCATACCCCTTCGTCAGAAAAATTCTCGTCACCGTCCCCGTCATTCATTCACCCTCGGCCGCTTCTGGTGCGACGACTGTGTCCCACAATCCTCCGTCCGGTCGAAGGTCGCCTGGGACTTCCGTGGCATAGAGCGGTGCCACGCCACTAATCCGGCGGCGTGCCATGTCGGCGTACTTGGGATTCAGCTCAATGCCGATGAAATTCCGGCCCTGTCGAATGGCCGCGACGCCGGTCGTGCCACTGCCGGTAAAGGGATCGAGGACCGTATCACCCGGAATAAGTGCGCACTTGCAATTGACAATCCCTAGCGTCTCCAGACAATCGCAGCGCGTGCCCTCGGCACGACTGGACGCGAGGATGCACGGCAGGATCAGATCCTCGCTGAATGTGGCAAAGTGGGCTTCCTTGAATGACTTCGTGGAGACTCGCCAGACGGTGCGTTTGTTCCGCTTGCCACGCGGAGCCACACCGCCGTCCGCTTCGCGCCACCGCTCACCATCATTGCGTTGGGTTTCCACCATATGCAACGAGCGCTTCCGCGCGTTCTCGATGATGCGCTTTTTCACTTCGGACGGATTCTGCACGCCTGCCGCCTCGTAGTCCTTCAGTCCGAGCCCGTCGTAGCCGTCCTCGATCTGTTTCTGCATGGCCTCCGAGGCCTCTTCCGCGATAGCGTCGCCGTTCCAGTAGTAATCCGATGACTTGGTGAGGACGAAGATGTACTCGTGCGCCTTGGTGAGTCGATCCGTGATGGACTCGGGCATCGGGTTGGGTTTGTCCCAGATCACATCGTTCCGCAGATACCACCCTTCGTCGCGGAGCGCGAACGCCACGGCCCACGGAATGCCGAGGAGATCTTTTGGTTTGATTTTGTCTGGCAGGATGCGCTTCTTCGATGGGTAGAAGGTTTCGTTCTCACGGATGAACTTGCCTTGGAATCCGCCGACCTTCGTGGGATCCCCGAGGCCGACGTTCGCGTAGGAGTCCCCGAGGTTTAGCCACACCACGCCATCATCGCGCAACACCCGCCAGACTTCGCGGAAGACATCCACCAGGGCTTCGACGTATTGATCGGGCGTGTCCTCCAGTCCAATCTGATCGTCCTGCCGGACTGCGCCGCACTTGGGACAGACCGAGCCATAGCCGACTTCCACGGATCCGGCGTTGGTCTGTTGCTTGCGGCTGTTCGGCGCATTATTGGCCTCGGTGATCCGCTTGTGGTCACACGCCGGATCTCCGCCTTCCCACTCGCCGGTGCCGTAGTCCCGGAGACCGTAGTAGGGCGGCGACGTCACCACGCACTGCACGGACGCCGATCGGAGTTCTTTCAGTTTCTTGCGCGTATCTCCGACGAGAATGCGATACGTATTCACGGGTCGATACCTAGCTCCTTGAAGGACCAATACTCAATGGAAATGTAGCAGGCGCAGCGTGTCCCGCCACAAAAGCACCGAAAGAAATCGAGGGTGACGCCATCATCAAAAATGTCAATCACTTGTCCGGACTCGCCACCACGCGTGAACTGATCATCGGGGACGGTAAGGACTTGTCCCAGATGCACGTCCGCCCGCGTGAAGGGCTGGGTCATCGAATGACCGTCAACACGTTCAGGAAGTTGTCACCATCGGTCAACAGGAGCGCGGCCTGCGGGGTTTTCAGATGGATGTCGATCGTCTTGCCGATCGCGGCCTCGAGAAACTGGAGGAGCATTTTCCAGTTCACGGTCATGGTAATGTCGTCGCCCTCGTAGACCGTGGACACCGTTTCGTCGGCGTCCCCGACTTGGGCACTGCTCGACGTGATCGTCACGCTGCCATTCGTGAACGCCAGGGACATGGCCCGCTGGGTTTCGTCCGCGACCAGTCCTACACGACGCAGCGCCGACGCCAGCGCCATGCGACTGATTGTAACCTTCTTGTCGTAGTCCTTCGGGATGATGCGCTCGTAGGCCGGGAACTTGCCATCGACCTGCCGGGAGAAGAGCGTGCGGTCGCCCATCTTGAAAAACAGTAGCCGATCGCCGCGCGAGAACTGGATATCGCCGTCCGCATTGAAGGTGCTGATGATATCCATCGTTTTGAGCGGCACCAGCGCCGACGTCGGCTCGCCCTGCACGCCCTGGACCCGGGCCACGGCCAGCCGTTTGCCGTCTGTAGACACCATGGACAGGCTACCCTCCAACAGCGAGATCAACGCGCCGCTGAGTTCATGTCGCTCACCCTTTTCGGAGATGGCGTAGCGCGTTTTGTCAATCAGGCTGTGGAACAGGTTGGACGGCAGCGTGATCGGTGTGCCTTCCATGGTCGGCCACGCCGGAAAGTCCCCGGCAGGCAGCGACTGGAGGCGGGACTTGAAGCTGCCGCAGGCCAGATGCACAATCGTGCCTTCCTGGGTGATGCGGACGTCGGCGTCTGGCATCTGATCGACGATGGCGAGGAACTTCTTGGACGGCAGCGTGACGGTGCCTTTGACCGGCACCCAGGCATTGCACGACGTCATCAACCCCGCTTCGAGATCCGTGGCCGACAACCGCAACTGATCGTCAGCGGTCAGCAGGACGTTACCCAGGACAGCGAGAGATGGTTTCGTCGGGACCAGCTTGTCGATCAACTTCAGTTCCTGGGCAAGTAGCTGGGTGTTCACGGTCACATCCATCGGGCGCTCCTATTCTTCATTCATCCAAATCACAAGGTATTCGGTGACAATGTACGTGGCGGCACCCATCACGGACATGTCGCAGATGGTGAGTGGGACCACGGCTACCAGATGCGACCGGGGCGATCGCGCCAAGTCGTCGAGGAACTCCGCCACGTGTGCGGCGAGAATCGATTGACTATGATGGCGCGTCATCGTACTCTAGATCCAACACGTTCTGGCCCAGCCGCTTCGCCGCCAACTCACACCACTTTTCTTCCAGCTCAATGCCGATGGCGCGACGCCCGAGGTTCTTCGCGGCACGAAGAGTCGTGCCGCTGCCCATGTAGGGATCGATCACCAAATCGCCTTTGTTGCTGTGGCGCAGCATGAACCGTTCGATGAGGCCTTCTGGTTTCTGCGTGGGGTGCCGTTTGTTGCGGCACACCGGGTGCCGCTCGATGTTCACGGTAAATCCGTCCGCATTCCAGACCGCAGGTTTACCATGTTTGACCAGCCACACGATCCACTCGGTTGCGGAGACGTAGCCCGGTCGCGCCGCCGGACTCGGGTTGGTTTTCTCCCACACGATGGTGCCGCGCGACTTGAGCCGTTCGGTCTCCTTGAATTCCGAGATCATCCAGTCGCTACAGAAGGACAGCAGTGATCCCCCCGGGTACAGCAGGTCTGCGGCCGGAATCAGCAAGTCCTCGGGATTCCATCCGTAGTCCCACTGGCCGAAGTCCCTGGTCATGTCCGCCCGGTCGCTGAACACGATATCGTCCGGCACGCTGATGTTATACGGCGGGTCCGTCAGGATGAGCCGCGCAATCCCCTGGCCTAACGTCGGCAGAATCTGCCGCGCGTCGCCCTGGTAGATCACGAGGTCGTCTTGGCGGTAGTAGGGTGTTACCATTTTATCGTGTTACCCAACCGATACGGCGCAGAAATCTTTGGCGTTGCCTACGCATTTTCTGGAAATGGATCAATCTCGCCTCATGGAGTTTACGTCGTGCGACAACACCACATGATGTACAGCAACGAACCCCACCAACAGAGATGGCGATCTCAATGTGATCGTTAATTGGCTTACCGCACAACCGGCACGGGGCGGTTAAAAACGGTTCGATGTGTGAAATATAGTTGACTAACTGGAGCGCGGTATACTGTGAGACAATGGGTACGATGCTATCGCTAATACGAGGATAAACAGTATCGCTGGGCGTAGTGGTAGGAACAGCATGATCCTTAGGGCGACGGACGACGTGTGGTCGTTTTTTTAATGGTCTTCTTGTTAGGTGTCCGCTGAGCAATTCTTCAAGCATCTGTATTTCTAAGCGCACGTGAGTTAGATGTGCGAGTTGCCCTGCATAGTCCGCAGCGTTATTCGCGTCACCATTAGCAATCGCTAATAGGACTTTATCACGTAAATCTTTGAAATCTTGGGGCGTCATTCGGCATACTCCCGATAGATTTTACCGTGACGCTTCCATGCCTGATTAAACTGCCGGTGCTTGGGTCCGATAAATAGAACGGTGATACCGTCTGTCGGACTGCCGCATTTATTGAGAACCCCGTTGTACTCGAACGTCATCCGTCCGTAGGTATGACAGAGGACATGATCCCACTGCTTGAAAATCTCTACCGCAGGCTCATTCGACATTTGCGTGTGGTTAAACGGCATAATGAGGTTTGAGACATGCCCTAGTGTTAGTTCACGAAGCGCTTTCTTTTGCCACTCCGATCCGTCCGTCAGCGGTACATGTGCCCATATATCACCGATCCAGGGAGCACTAAGACCACTGCGAGAGGCGGTGCAGTATTTAGCCGCTTTGATTGTGATGTTAGCCGCATGATTAGATGCAACATCGATGAATTCTGGATGATCATCAGAGGTTGCGAACGTCTCCCACACTGATTTTATGACGTCAGGTCTGGCGTGATAACCATCCAGTTTAGAGTTCGGCTCAGGAATCAACTCCCAAGGCGTTGGATCCGGACTAAACAGATCGGTCTCGATGTGTTTGATGCGCGGTTCCCTGCGCGTCGGTAACGGCATCCAATCAGCATAGGCCATGGGTGGTTGACGACCGGCTCCCATACGAAAACCGTCCAGACTAGTCTCGACCAGATAGAGATCGCATAACCAGACGACCCACTGGAATATTTCTGGTGCACATTGAAACCAGTCACCGCGTTCGATTCGCAGTCCCAACTTAGTAAAGTATCCTCGCGTAGCCTTATCTGCATCACTGTCGCCGTATAATACGGCTATCAGGAACGCAGGCACCCTGCCAGTAGATCCAGAAATTTGCTCTCGGATTCGTTGGAAATTTCCGTCATTGTTATCGGTGTGGCCGATCTTTATGTGGTGCTCGCCATTCTGATCGGTTTTCCCGAGGATATAAATCAGGCTTCCACTGGCTAACGGCTCATTGAGTAGAAAGTACGAGTGCGATCCTGTAAAAAATTGGTCATTCATTCATTCGTCCTGTGTTGGAGCGGATGCCGGGAGTTGAACTCGGATACTCAGATTGGCAACCTGAGGTCTTACCATTAGACGACATCCGCATGTCATTCATTCGTGGATGGAGATCTTGTCGCGCAGCCGGACGGCCGCGCACTCGTGCACTGATTTCATGAACTCGGCTACAAATCGATGATCGTGACCGCTGGCCTCCGCTTCTGGCGTCAGGTCCGTCAGATGCTTCGGATGGACGATGAGCGTTTTGCAGCCCGCCGCCGTCTCGAAATAAATGATGTAGCGACAGTACCCGACCTGCGCCAGCCGCTTGCAGGTCAGTTCCTGTAGCCCGAAGGAATAAAAATCAGGCGTGGCGTGCTTCGTTTCCCACCACGACTGAAACTTGTGGCCGGTCAGCGAAATGTCGGGAATGCCGATGCTCCGGACGTCCTCATGACGGAAGGCGATGTAGCGGGGGATGGGCAACACGATGGCGATTTCGTCCATCAACTGGGACCGTAACTCCCCTTCCCGCTTGGGGATTTTCACTTTCCGCACGTCACGCTCAGCAATCTCGCAGATCATTCGTCGTCGTCCGCTTGACGTTCCGCCGCCTCGGTATGTTCAGGGCACCAGGGATGATACTGACGCACCGGTCGGCCATCGTCATCCTTGACCAGACGATAGCCGACGGGTGCGCCACAGCGTCGGACCGGGAACTCGCCCGGTTTCGAGAAGATCCAGCCGCAACTATGTTTCATGCGTGGACCCGGAACCTATCATGGTTTAAAACCGGCGTCAAGGTCGGGCTCACTTGGTCATGTGACCTTAGGACTTGCCGAGTCCATCCTCGGCATTGCACATATCCGCGATGTTATCCGCGCGCAGTTTGCTCCACATCGGGCCTCCGGAGAACTCGCGTACGCTGCCGGTCTGTCGGTCCTTGATGACGTAACATGGGCCCTGGTCCGTGGCCATCGTCTCGACGTAGAACCTCGGGAGATCCGGTTGCGTCGTTGGATCCGGCTGCGGTGCATTGGTCGGTTGATCATCACTCATGGGTCCCTCCTAGGCATTTTGGTCAGCTTCGTAAACTGGGCACGGCGTCGACGACAGCGCTTACAGTGGCGATTCGCGCAGACTTGTCCGCGTAGGAGATTGCGATCGCAGATCAAATGCTTCTCCCAGGCCTTCACTTACACTCCGCCCAATGTTGGCCGGTATTCACCGACCAGCGGATCGGCACCGTCAATTGCGGAAAGGATTGGCGATTGAGTACCTCGGCCACACGTTCGCGCGTGTATGACTCACGCGCGTCCCCGCAGACCTCATCGTGCACGGTGTAGCGCATGAGAAATTGTGTGTATCTCCGTTCGCGGTGCAGTTCCACCAGTTTGCGTTTCATGATGTCGGCGGCTGAGCCCTGAATGACGGCATTCAATGCCTTATAGGCAAACTTGTCGTCAGGGAAGCGGGCTCTACGTCCAAGGATCGTTTTGACAAACTTCCTCGACTTCGCCAGACCTTCCGCACGTTTGAGCAACCTCGGGATCTCGGGAAACATCTTGTCGTAGATGTCTACCAGCTTATCGGACTCGGCCCTCGGAATCTCCAGATACGCCGCCGCCTTCGCACGTCCACCCCCGTAGATCTTCAGAAAGTTGTACGACTTGACCTTCGTATAGGGAATGTCTGGTACGAAGGGTTTGATGATCTCCCCGACACGTTTGTGGTAACTCATGTCGGGGTCTTCGCGGTAGCCGTCGATGATCTTATCTGACTCGCTGTAGCTGGCAAAAATCCGGAATTCGATCTGCGCCGCATCGGCCGACAGATAATCGCCGTCGCCGGCAATGAACAGCCGCCGCACATAGAAGTCGTCCGTCTCGAACGCGGCTTTGTGCGTGTCGTGGTTCATCACTTGCTGAATGTTTTTATCACTCGCCGAGAACCGCCCACGCACCGTGCCATGCTCGTCATTCCGGAGCTGATGGAGCTGGAACCTCAAGAGCCAATCATCCCCGACAACCTCATTGTAGGCGTCGAGGAACTTACTCAGCAGCGACGAGAGCTGACCCGCCTTGCGGCCCTTCTGCACGTACTTATGCTGAATCGGTTTCAGCACCGAGTCCGCGAAGCTGGTTGCACCCTTCGCGGTCTTCGCTTCAATCGGAATATCGAAGTGCTCAAACAGGCGTTCCCAGTCCTTACCGGAGTCTGGGTTAAACGCGAAGTGCACTTCTTTTTCAATCTCCTGGAGCAACTTATCGCGCAGCGCCCGCGCGTCGCGACACCATTGCTGAAGTAGCTCGCGGTCAATCGGCGCGGCGTTCTTTTCCATCTCGCAGACCGGGTAGATGACATCGTCTTCGAGCTGCCGGACCTCCTGGAGTTCCTCCGCATCCAACTGCGGCCACATCTTTTCGCGCAGTTGCGCCACCAGCGTGGCCTGATACTCGGCGCGCGTGGCCACTTCGTCGGACCGATACTCCGCCATGTGTTTTTCATCCACACGCGGCACCTCGATGCCTCCGAGGTAGTCCTTTGCGAGGACGTCGAGCGCAAACTTCCGTCGCAGATCATCGAGCAGGGCGGCATAGTGTTGGATGTCACTGACGCTATTCTCTTGCGCCTCCAGATCGAGGTCGGCCCACTCACGCGCCATGTGGACGTCAAACTTCGTATTGGCATTGAGAATGCGCTTGCCCCGGAGTTGTTCGCGTGCGTAGCGTTTGATGGCCTCCTCGTCGTGTTGCGGTCCGCCACCCCGATGACCAAACGGCAGATACTGCGTAAAGGATCCGTCCTGTGCGCCGATGGTCATGCCGATCGGGCGGTCGCCCTTGTACCAGTGCAGACCGTTGGTCTCGAAGTTGAGAATGATGTCGGTGACGCTATGGAGTTCGATGGGCGGTTTGAGGGTCCAGTCGGTCTGCGTGGGTTTGACGCCGATGGGGCCGAGCACCTGAAGGAGGGATTGCGGTTCGGACTCCGATCGGGGCGGTTGCCAGAACGTCGCGAAGGGTAAGAGGTGAGGTTTCAGCGCTTTGATCTGCGCGCGATCGTCGTCGCTGAGCTGCGAGGCGTTGCTGATGAATAGTCGGCCGTCGGACCGCAGCAAGGCGTGTCCGCGCGCCTCCAGCGCCCGGGCTAGGCTGTCCGCGGCGGACCGGACGTCTGGTCCTGGGTCCGGATTGGACGCGCCCGGGGCGGTTCTGGGCGGGGCTGGCGCGGTCCCTGGTGGTTGGAGCCGGCCATTGACCACGCGGCCCAGGGACTCCGCCAAGGACCGTGGACGCGGCTGGTCCTCGCCAAACAGTCCGAGATCGTCCGCCACGTCAGATCCGCCCTGCCTGTCCTTTCGGCGGCATGAGCTGTCGGGAAGCTAACCCCTCCCCCAGACAGGGCGGATCATTCCTTCGCGATGACTCCGGACGTGTACAACCGACGGAGACACGCGAGAATATTCCGACGCTCGTCGTGTTTGAGCGCGGCGACGATTTGTGGAGTACGTTGACGAGGGTGCAGCAGGATATAGGTAAGGACACGTTCATTCAACGATCCGGCGCGATAGGTGGGCGCATCCTTGGCCACCCAGCCCGGCAGGACTAGGCGGGCCGGTGAATCCGGATGTGTATCAGACGGCGGACCGGCTGTCAAGGCCGTTTCCGCGTCCGCCTCCGACAAGATGGGCAAGATCGCGTCCGCGCCAATCGACACGCCCTTCGGGAGCGTGCGATTGACGCGTGACCGTTTGTACTTCCGCAGGGGCACAATGTACGCGCGGCACGTATTGACGTGCTCCACGCGATGTGGCGTGCCGTTGTAGAGAACCAGCAGGCCCGGCTTCAGCACTCCGTCGTTTCTACTTCACGCACGAAGTCGATGACGCGCTCCGACCACCCGTCCACATGCGTCCACGGACCATACCCGACGCCCGTGCGATTGGACGCCACGTTGATCACGTAGCCCTTGCCCCTCGGGTTCGGAGGCGTATCCTGCGACTGTTCATCGGTGATGACAATCAGGCGATCGTACGGTTCCTGATTGAGCCGACGGACCGCAGCGCCCAGCAGGGTCGCTGCCGCCGGAACCTGCGACTTGAGCGCATCCGCCAGGGCGATGCCGAGATAGTTCGGCACCTCTTTCATCACGCTCGAAAAGACGAAGATGCGGGACTCATCCGACAGCGCCCGGCAGATGATCGCCACCGCCGCTGCCGCATCCAGCCGTGAGATCTCCGACTTGGCTGAGATCGGCTGGTTCATGGACGCCGACCCGTCCACCAGCACGATCGTGCGACCCGGCAGGCGCTCCATGCTTCCGAGGCACTTGACCATGGCCACGTCCAGCGCATCCACGAACCGCGGCGCGTAGCGTGCCGCCGCCAGGAACCGGAAGGGCAACACGCGCTCGGCGTTCATCGCGATCAGGGCCTGACGGATCAGGGTGTCGTTGACGCCCGCCTCGGTCATGTTCCGCAGGTTGCGCAACAGAGCCAGCGCGCCCAGCTTCCGCTCCTCGATCAGACGCGTGAACGTCGCCTTCTTGTCGGCACCACCCGACAGCGCGACCTCCCACGTGTCCGGCGTCGGCAGCGTGCCATACACGAGCTGATTGAAGATCGACTCCTGCGTCCGCAGCTCGTTGACCGGCGAGAGCGTCGAGGCCCGCTCGGCCCGCCGTGCCGCCCTGGTGTAACCCTTCCGGCCGTCCGTCGGTTTGGCGTGCGACAGAAAGAGTACGTCGCGCAGCTTCACCGGCGTGTCGCGATTGTACTTGGCCAACTGATAGGGGCTGAACCGCGTGAACGCCCGCGCTAGTCCCTTCTTGACCTGGGCCGACAGCGGCGTCCGCGTCAGGGTCACCGTCGTACCCGCGCCCTTGCACAGCCGACAGGGCGTGGTTCCACGCTGGGCCCGCAGCCGCTTCAGGACCGACTGCGACGTGACCTTACACGCCGGGCACGGCACGCGCGGGCCCTGCCAGTAGAGCGCGAGGAACTCTGCCAACTCGTCGGCGCGCTGAATGATGCCGTCCAGGGTCTCGGCCACGTAGGGTTTGAGGCTCGGCGTGCGCGCCATCTCCCGGACAATCAGCAGCGGCACGTGCCGCAGCTTCATCGCGGTGCGCGCTTCGATCGCCAGCTTCGCGACCGCCTGCGGATTCGTGGCCCCGACTTCGACGGTCAGCCGACGAATGCGGTCGGCAATGCCTTCCCCCGACTCGTAGAATTCATCTTCCCACAGCAGGCAGGAAAGCACCGAGCGTCGCAGCGCCTGCAGCGGCGTGATCGTGCGGGTGAGTCCGCCCTCGTGCGTGGTGTCCGTGAACGGGTTGCTCGGGCCGATGTTGACGCGCGACATGTTGACCTCAGTTCAAACGTGCATTCGTTCGTGATAACGTGGCCGGGAACTGACGACAATGGTGCTTGTGTAAACAATTGCTCTACCAACTGAGCTACACGCGGGTGTCTAATCCACGTGACCGGACTCGAACCGGCGACCCATTGTGTGTGAAGTACCCACTATCTTCGCCACGGCCACTGAGATTGCCGGAGTCGAAAAATACTTCGCAATCAGTAACTCCAGATCACATCAGGAACTTGGCCATGTTTTCACGCGGCAGAGCACCCTCAGATATGGAGGACGTTTCGCTACTAGATCTCCAACTCCGGCAAACACGTTCCCGGGAACCGGCGACGACGGATCTATGTGGAGTCGAACCACCAACAGTGAGCACGAGTCCCACCGCTGTCAACCAAGAAGTAGCCGTTCGTCTGCGCCACGGGAACCGATACATGTTGCTGGGAACTTGCGACAACGGGTGCTGTCTTCAGTATGAGTGAAGTAACCGCCATCTTCGCCACAGCAACGTTTCACAAATCCCGACGGGAACTAGCGACAACCGAGATTTTTCGTGTGCTACCACTACACTACGTCCAAGTGTGACCCTGAACGGCCGGATTCGAACCGACCCCCCGTCATCCACAATGAAGTAACGGCTATCTACGCCACGTCGGGAACATGTATTGATGGCGGGAACTGGTGTCAGCGGTTGGGCTTGCGCCCATCTCTTTGCAAGGAAAAGAAGTAACCGCTCACGTCGCCACGCCATCGATCAGAACTGCGGTTTATAACACGGAACAAAAACCGTTGTCAAGGTCGTTGTTTCGTCTGAGAAACCGCTGGCGCAGACCACATACGGGCCTGCGCCATGGTCAACACGGTCGGTGTGGATGCGGCGTCCGAGGAACCGGCCCCACCGCATCCGTCCGTGACGTGTTAGACGCCCGCGCCGACGGTCTCGCCCTGCGGCGCGTTCTCGCCCTGCGGTGCTCCCTCGCCCTGCACCTTCGCGCGCAGCTTGGCCAGCTTCTGCTCCAGGCGCGCCATCTTCTCCGCGGCGGTCGGCTTCGGACGCGCGGCCAGACGGGCCTTGCGCTGTTCCTTGGTCTCCTGGGCGCGCGGCACCTTCGGACCCGCGAACAGCCCGGCCGGGAATTCGATGGTCGCCGGAGCCTTCGAATCCGGGAACAGGGTCTTGCTGAACCGGACGCTACCGGGGCGTCCCGGCAGGGTGTAGACCACCATAATGGTGGAGCGGTCCTTGGCGTCCAGCGTGGCGGTCACGGGGCCGGTCTGGGCCGCGTTCTGGTCGGCGTTCTGGGTCTGGTCGGTCGTCTGCGTGTCGGTCATGATGTGCTGATCCTTCTGATCCGTGTTGATGGTCGTGCCGGTCATCGGACCGGCGTCCTGTGTCACTGCGGAATCTACCGCAGTTCCGTCGTGGCTGTCAACGATTTTTTTGCTGGTCGCCGTGTTTTCCGCCGCCGGAGCCACGGGAGCCGTGGTCGCAGCGTTGGACTTTTTGGCCGACGCCTTGGGCGTCTTGGCCAGGGTCTGCGCGGTTTTCTTAGCGTTCTTGAGTTTTTCCATACGTTCGTCTCCGTCCTTCTTGGTTGATGGGTCCCGCGTGTGATTCCGTAGTTGTATCGTAGTTTTAAACTGCCGTCAAGCGGTTCACGTCGTTATTTTTTCCCGTGGCGCGCCTTGAGCACGGTATACGCAGCCGTGACCTGTTTAAAGCGCTCGGTCGCCGCCTCAACCGTGAGTCCGTGGACGGCGCAGCGGTCCGGATGACACGCCATGGATGCCGCCCGGTAGGCACGCAGCAGCTCCAGGGCGGTCACGGCCGGGCCCACGCCCAGGATGGCCTCCGGCGACCGGCTGCCCAGCGTGTCGCGCGCTTCATCCAGCCCCATGGTTGCGGTGAAGGCCTCGCGCCACGACCGCGCGTCGCCGTAGCCCTCGACGTCCGGATTGTACGTCCGGTAGCCCGACATGAACGGTCGCTTCGCCATGGCTACTTGGCCTCCGTCAGCACTTCATGTGGCTGCTCATGCGCGGGCAGCGCCAGCGCGCGGAGGTGTTTGCACGTGCGCGTGGTGCGCCAGCGCGGGCACGAACACCCCCAGTGCCGTTTCGTTTTGTGCTGGGACACCACATAAACGCGATTGGATGTCTCCGACCGAATCTCGAAGCGGTTCGTCCACTGCGCGTTATCGGGCAGTTTGGACCCGCGGGGAATGCGGAGAACCGGTAGTGTGTTCGTCATGATCTGTTAGACGTGTCCCGAGGGTGAAAAGTTTCAGCGATAGATCTTTTTGCCGTTGCGGTCCGTCGTACCCTTCATCAGACCGTCAATGATGTAGCCGTCCACACCGACCTGTTCCATGAGCGCCTTGACCTCGGTCTCCACGGCCATCAGGGCGTCGTACGCGGCGTGCTGGCGCGCAATCGCGGCCTCCAGCGCGTCCAGCAGGCCCGAGTTGGTCAGCGCCGCCTGCCGGGCGGCGTTGCGTTCGTCACGTCCACTGTAGTGGCTCGTATTGTGCTCCAGCAGGAATGCCGGATCCATGACGACGTTCTTCTCGGCGTAAGCAATCAACAGACTATGGCCCTGGTTGCCCCCGGTCTGGCTGTAGCCGCCCCACTCCAGATGGGTCATGCCGTAGGCCTTGCGCATCCGCAGATCCGGCGCGCCTGCCTCCTGCGCCATCATCTTCTGAACGTCCCGCTCCGTGATGCGCTTGCCCGCATGGCGCTCGAAGTACGCGCGGATGGCGTCCGCGACGGTGGTGTCCTCCATGCGACTGGTGAGAATGTCCTTGATCATGATGACAGTTTACCTCGGGAGAAAAATAGCTGTCAAGTACGAAGTTTGAGATCAGTCGAGTCCGTCGATCTGACGGACGAACAGCACCGACTTGCCGTCCGACGCGGTCACGAGGTAGTCGCGCCCTTCGCGCGTGATGGTGGACGAATAGCCCTTCTCCGTGGCCAGTAGGAACCGAAAGGCCTCGGCGTCCTTCTTGGGCGTGGGGCTGGAGACGGTCTGCACAATGTTGATCATGATCTGTTAGACGTGTACCGACGGTGAAAAGTTCAGGCGAGATTAGCGCGGTCCCAGGCCTTCAACCATGCATCCAGGGCAGCAATCACGCCCGCGGTATCCTTGCCTTTGATGTGGGCGCAGATGGCCGGGTCCAATGCGGGCACGCGCATTCGGCCGTCCGCGAAGGCTTGCGCGCCCAGGGCGGCGGCGGCAGTGGTGTCCACAAGGTGTGTGCGCTGTTTTCTCATGATCGGTTAGACGGATCCTGCGGTGAAAAAGTTCACCGTGGGACCAAACGATAGACGTGCTCCACAATGAATCCGGTGGTTTTCCAGGCCTTAGACCGTGGGTGGATAGCGGAGACGTGCCCGCTCACCTTCACCAGTCGGCCGCTGGCCACCAGGGCGTCCGCCGCCTTCGCCTCGCGCGTGCCGAACCGGCGCTTGTGCTCGCGGCCGAACACCACGGTGACGTGTCCGCCCTGACGTTCGGCGGTCGCCAGGAGCTGTTCCATGTGCGCGGTGACGGTCATGATCTGTTAGACGTGTACCGACGGTGAAAAGTTCACCGTCGGCGGATGACAATCTTGTGCAGTGGATTGCCGTCGTTGAGATTGACCAGCGGATCAGCCAGTCGGTTGGCGTGACGCGCGAAAAAGACGCGGGTCTGGCCAGCCGCGAAACCGTTCAGCAGGCGGAAGGTCACGCGGACGGCGTGCGCGTAGTCTGCGCCCAGCGGCGTGATGTCGGTGATCTGGCCACTGACGTGCGCCGCCACGTTGCGCGCCTTGCAGCCCTTCTCGATAACAATTTTGTCCCCGACGGTCAATGTGGTCATGATCTGTTAGACGGATCCCGCGGTGAAAAGTTTCACCGCGGTGCGAAAAATTTAGCGGCCGACCATGCCTCGGCGGACCGCTGGCAGAATCCGGCTGTCCCAGTCGGCCAGCATGACCCGCAGGTTGGCCGTCCGGTAGCCACCGACGTTGTCCCGCGGCGTCCCCACGCGGCCCGGGTGCGGCAGGAACACGTACCAGGAGCGGTCATCAAAGGGGCCGCTGCGGTCCACGCCACAGTTCCCGATGTACCCGAATGAGACGGTGGGGAATTCCGCTTTCAATGCGTCCACGCGGGCGTCCAGGTCGGGGATACCGGTCATTTGGCCTCCAAAAACGCGATCAGGTCCAGCGTGGCCTCCGCCTTCGTCGCGCGCCATTCGCCGCCGACGGAGGCGTCACGGCTGGACGACCACCGCCATCCGCTGGCAAACTTTTCGACGTAGTACTTCGTTTCAATCATCTCCAGGGCAACGGTCGTACGCCAATCGTTGTAGACGTAGCGGCCAGCGGCCAGTCGTTGCAGTGTGATCGTCATGATCTGTTAGACGGATCACCGCGGTGAAAAGTTCCACCGCGGTTTCGGTTATTCTTCGCTGACCGCGGGCTGGCCGTCACGGCTGTAGGCACTGACGCCTATGAAGCCTCCGCGTTCCTCTTCGGCCAGCGCCTCCTGACGGCGGACCCAGCGCTCCATGGCAGTCTCGGACGGAAAGCTGCGCTCGCGCGTGACCAGCTCGCCCTTGCGGTTGAAGGCCTGATAACGGATGGTAACGGATGCCATGACTACTTCGCCTCCTGCGCCAGCGCCAGACGCCACGCCTTGCGTGCGGCAAAATACAACTCGTTCGCCGCATTCGCCGGAGCCATTTTCGACATCCGCTTCGGGGCGCGCATGTAGCGCGTATTGATCTGCTTGAACGTGCGGCCAGTCTTCGCCACGTCGAGGGCGGCGTATTCCAGATGGTTATATGCGCTCATGATCTGTTAGACGGATCACCGCGGTGAAAAGTTCCACCGCGGTTCGCCTTTTGTTTCGCCTACCACTTGGCGTAGTCTGGCAGACCTTCGTAGATGCGATCACAAATCTGTTCGTAGACCAGCGCGCGGTCGATCTTGCCGTCGGCGCGCAGCTCCATGGCCACGGCCTTGTTACAGGCATAGTTCTTGAGGTTGGCCACGACGGTCACATAACCCTTCGGGCGGGTCGGGAAGATTCCGCGCGCCACCGTGTAGGGCACGCCGCCGGATAGGCCGCAGGTCTTCCAGAAGTCCCACAGGTCGGCCGGGGTCATCGCGTCGAGGTTGGGCACGTTGCTGTCAGTCATGATCTGTTAGACGGATCACCGCGGTGGAAAGTTCCACCGCGGTGTAACAAAACTGTTAGAAGCTGGGATTGCGTTCGTTGTGCGTGCCAGCGGTCATGTACCAGGTCCCATTCGCGCGCCATGAGGCAGTCTGGCGCAGCCGGAAGAAGACGGTGCCGTCTGAGGTCTCCACGCGGCGCAGCGACTTCGAGACCTTGATAATCTGGCCAGCCGGGTAGTAGTCGCCATTGAACCCGCGGGACACGTCGCTGCCGACCGTCGGAGCCTCGATGACGTCATAGCGCGGCGAGGTGTGACTGCCCTTGTCTGCGGCCACGTGGAGACGGCCCGTCAGGGCGGTGGCGTCCGCTGCAATCTCCTCAGCGTGCGCCATGTTCAGAATGTCGTTCCGGTTGATCGCGCCCTGGTCATGGCCCTCGCCCAGGGGGTGAACTGCCGTCAGGGTGCCGTTGGTGTAAGTGAAAGTCAGCATATGAATGGTTAGACGGATCACCGCGGTGAAAAGTTCCACCGCGGTTTCGTTATTGTTTCGCCTACGCGGTAAACCGCACTTCGATCCACGAGTCCTTCGGCCACGCGTGCCAGCGGTCCGCCGTGGCCACCACGACAGCAGCCGGGAGCGCGCGCTTGACGGCGGCGGCGACCGTCTCCTCGGTCATGCCGTGGTGGTAGAAGTAGCCGCGCTTCGCCACAAAACAGCGCTCCTTGCGGCTGAACCCAACCGCCAGACCCGTACCCTCCAGAGCCGCGCGTACCGCCTTGAGCGTCATCAGTGTGTTCGTCATGATCGGTTAGACGGATCACCGCGGTGAAAAGTTCCACCGCGGTGACAAAAGTGTTAGACGAGACCTTCGCGTTCCTCTCGCGTGTCCCAGGGCCTTTCGCTGGCGGCGTCCGCGCGCTCCTGCGCCCAGCGCTCAAACGCCGCCGTGGCCTGCCGGACAATGTCGGTCCACTGCGCCTCCGTGACGGTCACGGCTTCCGCCACGGTCACGTGGCCCTCGGCGTCCTCCGTGTAGATGATGACCACCTCCGGCTGATCCTCGCCCGGATAGGCCATGACACGCACGTGCGCGGTATGCTGGTCCTCGCCCTGGTCGTACGGAATCTCGAACGTCGTCGTGAGCGGTTTGGATGTCGTCATAGTTCCAGCCTATCGCACCGCGGTGCGATTGTCAAACCGACGTTCTACAGTACGTGGTCCCACCGCACATGCCAGTAGCGCCCATCTTCCGTCAGTGACTGATAGGCAATCACCAGCGTGCGACCAATCCACGCCGCTGGGTCAGCCGCAAACTTCCGCCGCCAGTCGGCGTTTAGTGTTTTGACGGTCACTTCGACGCCGCGGGCGTCGCGCGCCTTGACCTTGGCGTACGGACCGAGTTTGGCCGCTTCGTAGCCGGTAATGGTCACGGGTGCCGCCTTGGGCCGTTTGAACTTCACCCACTGCGGGGATCGTGCGCCTGCCTGATAGATGGCGCTCCAACGTTTCACCACCGCGCCTTCCTGTCCACTCTGGAACCACGATTGCAGCAGGGCGGCGTCGGGCGCGAACTGGTCGGCCACTGTGACCGCGCCGTCCGGATCGGTGTGCATGACGGCCAACACCAACAGCTCCCGGCGCTCGCGGAAGGGTTTCGCCTGGGCGCTATGCGGTCCGACCATCAACATGTCGAATAGCACGCAGCGGACTAGATGCTGCTTGGACGCGTCCTTGACCGCGGTACACGGCATGCCGGGAATGTAGAACTCCCCATCGTAGTACCCCGGAGCCAATCGCGCCAATTGCATGGCAATCTGGACCGGAATGTCGGCGGCGTTGCCGTAGCGCGACCACGCGACGGCCGCGCCACCCTCGGCCACCTGAATGTGCCGCCGCTGCCCATCGTATTTACGCTCCATGACAAACTTGTCATTGGTGTAATGCGCCAGGGAGTCGCCTTCTGGTAGTGCAGACGCGAGCATGGGCTTAATGAATGCCATACCAGCAGTCTAGCAGAATGCCCCCGCGGTGTCAAATCACCCGAGGTTAGACGGCCGGATGCTGGTTAATGTCATGAATTGCTCCAACATCAGATCGAAGTGCGTGGCCGGACGCCGTTCGACTTCCACCGCGTTCAGCTTCGCGGCAGCCTCCGGGATTTCGGTCTCGTGGTTGAAGTAGACGGGGAAGAGCTGGCCATTGTCATTGGCCTTGAACAGGACGCGGATGAGTGTCATGTCCATGAGACGCGCCCGTGCGCCACATCTGACAGTTGGCCCAGCCGGGACTTGGCGGCGTCGCACTCCCGCTCCAGGTACGTATAGACGTCCCGCTTGCTCCAGCCAGCGCGGCGCATGATCGCGACGAATTCATCGAGCGTGAATTCCTCAGCGGTCCAGCGGTCCAGCAACGTCGTAATGACGTCCTCGGGTGAGCGCATGACTTATCGTCCTGGATAGACGTCGTCGGTCAGGATGGCAATCTCGATCCGTGTGAGGCCTTCGACAGCCGCAAATGTCGCTTCGGCGGCGGGTGTTAGGAGCCACCGCGCGGCATCCTTAATGGATGCGAAGTAGCGATCCACTTCATGCTCCATCGGTCGAATGGATCGCTCAGTGTCCGTGAAGTAGTGGATCACGACCGTGATGTCGCTACTTTTCTGCGGTGAACTTGGCACAGCCGCCCTCCTGTTTGATGACGGCCGGTGTCACCGCAGTCCCGACGTTATTGGTGACGATGTAGAGCATCATGCCGTTGCCACGGTCACACAGGGCCGTGACATCGTGCGAGGGATTGCCACTGATGAGGGTGTGCGCCTGTACTTGCAACCTCTCGCCCCACGGTTCTGGTGTGACCGGCAGTGGTGTGGCAATGATGACGTGGATGTTCAGGTAGGATTCGATCAATATGATGAGGATGGCCGCGAACACCATGCCGAGAATCTCGGGTCGTCTCATTTGCCCACCTTGGTCTGAAGCGTGGTGTCGGACCGGACCGTGCGCGCTCGCATCCGCTCGGCGCGCAGGGATTCCAGCAGGTCGAGGGCACGCTCGAAGATGGCATGTCGCTCGCCCAGTGGCGCGCAACAGTTTTGCCGGGTGATTAAGACCTGCTCAGCGGCATCGAGCTGATCACTGTCGTACTCATAGACGATGCCGACCATGTAGTGGTCCACGCGCGCCACCGCCTCGAAGGCGTCCGCCAGTTGATTGATGAGTATCTGAGACATACGCATCAGCCTAGCGTGGTGGATAGAGAACGTCAAGCGTTTTGTTGGCGTCACGCACGGATGGAAGATCATCGCCCGCGATGTCGCTGAACCGAGGCGCGCTGTAGCGCCAGATGGCCCGGTACGCGCCCCACTGGTCGTCGGTCAGGGCTCCACGATAATGGGCCTGCCGAACGTAGCCGAAATCGCGAGTGAGCGCCCACACCGGCACGTTAACCGCCATGGCGTTCGCCAGGAAAACGAATACCGACCATGCCATTGGCCAGATGCCGTGCGATCAGCATGGCAAACTCTTCCATGCTGGAGCCGGTGGACACTTCAACGGCGGGTTTACCGGGGACGATCCCGAGGTTGGGAAACGTGCGATCGGGTGTCGCCTCCGCACGGATGATAAAGAATCGCGCGGGCCACCGCTCTTCCAAGATCGTGACGTCCTGTCCGTCCTCGGATGTTTTCGGCAGGGTCACAATCTGCACGGGTTTGCCATGCTCGAAGGGTCCGACCGGATGGTAAAGATCGCCAAACACGGCACGATCGCGATCGTCTGCGCCGTAGAGGCTTTCAAGCGCGGGAATCGGGAACTTACGCATGCTGGTCTTCGCGCAGTCGCTGCGCAATCTCCGCCGCAATCGCTTGCAGTTCTCGAGCTGACGTCGGCACGCCGCGCTGACCGAAGGCCGACGTACTGATGTAGAGGACCACCTCCGCGCCACGTGCGCCCATCTGCGCCGTGACCGGCAGCGTAATGGCCATCGACAACGGCGGCGCAATGCGGTGTTCGATGTCTGTTACGTGGCTATCGTCGATCGTGAACGTCATGGGACTCCTGTGGGACTTCAATGATGTCAGCCGTGGTTAGCTTCCGTCCGCAGGACTTGCGCGGCGCGCGCCATCCCGCGGTCTGGTGCTTCCACCCATGGAACCACAGCCCGACGTTGCAGCCGCAGTGCCGACAGATCAATTTTGGATGGCGCGTACCACGAGGCATTACTCGCACTCCGTGGGCCATGTCCCGGCTTCAGGGCAAGGCCACGTGTTGCCACTGGTTTGGCAGGTGTCGCACCACTCCGTGTGGACGGTGCCGTCACACGTGACCACCCATTCGTGCTCGTGCGGCGTCTCGGTTAAGGTCTCCATGATCAATTGCCTTTGTACAGCAGATAGGTTTTGAAGCCCATGCCGGTCCGTTCTGCCTCAGACTTCTCGCGCAGCGTGTAGTGGTCGCGCATGATGTATGCACCACCCTGCTGTGGCAGTCCCTGCACGAGGGCCCAGTTGGAATCATCGTTGTAGCGCAATGAGTCAACCGAAATGTCCGTGGAGGTCGGTACCGGATCCATGGTCCGGTAGTCGGAAAAGCGCTGCTCGATGACTTCAATGTCGCCATGCTTCCGCTTGACCGCCGCCAGGTACTTTTGAAGATCGGAGATGGTCATGATCACTCCGGAATGGTCACATACACGACCTCGCCACCAGGGCGGTACGTGCGGTAGAGCGTTGCGCCCGTGACGGCACAGATCTTCGTGGCTGGCGTGTTCAGTGGATGGTAGTGGCTACAGCCACACCCGAACGACCGGCAGGGTTGTGCGCCGCTGGCGTGTCGGGTGTGTTCGGTCCACGGATGACCACAGGCACACCGCGGTGGATTAACTGCATACATACAGCACCTCAACGCCCGCAGCGGCAGCCCGCGCGACCGCTTTGGCCTTGGCCTCGCCGTACGATCCGCGCTCCCAGAGCACGTGGTCGAGGTAGTCACGGCGGTTGGGATTGACAGTGCAGAATGCCCAGCTCCCATTGCCGGAGGGGCGGCGCGCGTGTTCGCGCTCAAATTCCCGGGTGACGACTTCGACGGACGATACCAGCATAGGCACGGACATTACCTCAGTTTAAAACCGCTGTCAAGATCGGGTCTGGCATCTGCTGTTGAGAATGGTCACGCACCGTTTGCACTCGGGATTGTGGCCATAATCGGCATCGTAGTGCACGGGAATGCGGATGCCGCAGAGCGTGGTCTGCTCGTCGTTCAGCCGGTGCACGCGGGACCAGCGGCCACCCTGGTGCACCTGCCACATGATGACATCCGGCACGGCGTCCGGGTCCGGCGACTGGTCCATGAGTTCTTGCAGCGTGCTAGCCACGTTTCACCACCTTGAAGCCGGTCGTCTGGCGCAGCATGTCCTTGATGAGCGGCCACTGCGCCTCCGGGATGAATTCGTCCGACAGCGTGACAAAGCGGCAGTTGCCTTCCGGCGCTTCCGCTTCGATCTTGACCTGGACCCCACCGTCCTTTTTGGTGCACGTCACCAGACGGCCACTATTCTTGGCGCGCGGTTCATACGCGTTGACGGTAAACTCCGCCACGAAGGACGTGAACGTCGTGCTGTTGGTCATGTAGTGTTAGACGGATCACCGCGGTGAAAAGTTCCACCCGATCTTTCGCCTACGTTTCGCCACCGCCAGTCGATGCTTGAGCGGTCACGCCGTCGATCTCGTTCTGGCACTTCTGGCACCAGCCGTTGCAGTGACCACGCGCGCCATTGAGCGGCATCCCGAGGCCCCAATAGAGCGCCATCTTTTTCAACATGGCCTCGTTGGTGATTTGCTTCGGTCGCGGGCCTTTGGAGAAGTCGTGGCGCATCAGGTGTCCACCGCGGACGCACTGGAACGTGGCGACCGTACCCTCCAGCTTCACGCAGTGCTGTTTGCCATTGACCGCGCCTACAGGCACGGGGATTCGTCGGCCCTGCTTCGTTTTATACGCCATCAGGCGTCCCTCCCATGCTTGAACTTCCACAGCACGACCGCCAGGGCTGCCACGTCGCGGTCGCGGTGTGAGCCGCTATCCTTGTAGTGCACGAGGTTGCGCAGGGTGGTATCGGCCACGTCAATCGTGGCAGTCAACGCGCCGTCCGGAATATCGTTCACGCACTCGCGGACAAACCGCTCGACATAATCACGCGTCATCAGCCTTCTCCTGTGCCTCCAGCGCGTCGTTGACATCCTCGATGTTGGCCGTGACAGGTACATTGTCGATACCCGTCCGGATCCAGTATGCCTTTTGGGCCGCTTCGGTCAGCATTTGTACCAGTTCGTCATCGACGTAGTAGTGATCCGCACTCACCACGATCGTGATCTTTTGAATCATGATTCCCCCAACGTCCGGAACGGGGGCAACTGGTCGAACGGGTCGGCCTCGCGTTCCATGGACTGCGCCAGCGCCTTGATCTCGCGCTTGGTCTGTTTGATCTCGCCCTGAAGTTCTCGGACCACGCGCATCCGGTCGCGGTAGCGGCGTTGCAGCGAGGCCAGCTTATTGGCCAGTCGAATCATGTCGGCGGGGAGGGCGGTCTGGGACCGCCCTCCACGTTTCACAGTTTTGGCCATGGCCTACTCCACGTCGATCACGTCACCGTCGATCGTATCGTCGGCGTCGCCATCGAGGTCCGTGTGGATCTGGAAGGCGCGCCCCAGTTCCAGGGACGCGCGGAACAGGCGCACGGGGCTGAGGTCACGCGCGGCGCGCGTCATGGCATTGTGGAGGCCCCACAGCGTGCGGGGCTGGCAGTCGGTCATCTCGTCGCTGGGCTTGAAGTAGTAGCGGCTGACGTCGGTGAACAGGTGCAGCGGCAGGACGCCCGCGTTGAACACGTCGAAGATCCGGTTCTTAGCGTCCATGTCGCTGATGGCGGTCAGCTCCAGGATCTCGATCTGGAGGTCCAGCACCTGCGCCTGCTCCACGAATTTGTCGAAACCGACGCCGACGACTTCGGTGAGGTCGAGGCCGGAGGTGGACTTGCGGCGGAAGGCAATCATGTCGCCGCTCATGGTCATGTTGTCGCAGACAAACACGCGCGTGCCTGCCACACCACTGATGGCCATGAGCTGGTCCGTGGAGGACCGGAAGCCGAACGACAGGCCACGGCCGGTCTTGAGACTGGCGAAGTCGAGGACGCCGAACAGCGCGGCCTGATTGCGGGCCAGCGCGTACTGTTCGCGCGTGACCGTCATGCCGCGTTTGGCAATCTCGGCCAGTAAGGTGTCGATGAGGCGGGCGTGATGGACCGGCTTGTGACGACTGCCCAGGGCCATCGGCTCGGGGATCGTGCGGATCTGGTCGAGCGTGACCAGCTTGGACTGGAACTTCGGACTGTGGGCGCTCAGCGTGGAAGACATACGTTCGTGTCCTTTCAAGAAACCGTGTTGACTGAAACTATCCTAGCGCGGTTTTAAACTCCGGTCAAGGCTTATTTCACAAAAAGTTTTGGGCGGTCAGCCAGACCGACGGTTAATCGTCGTTCTCGGTCAGCCGTTTTCGGCACGTGTGGCAGCGGTAGCCGGTGCCGTCGTAGTCCGGGTGGTCGGCGTGGTAGCTGAAACAGTTACCGCGACCATCGGGCCCGTCCCCGACGGACCCGTACCGGCGATCGGCCGTGACCTCCGATGGAAAACAGCGGTTGCAAAAGTCCAGCGGGTCGTTGGCGCTCGTGTAGATGCGGGGCATGATCACTCCGTGAAACACTGAAACGAACAATCGGGGAGCGCGCGGTGTTCGGGTGTGCGGAAGTCGGGACGGCCAAACGCGCCACACTGCCACCACCCTGCTAAGGCCAGATTCCGCCGGAGCGCGGTGCCACACTGCGGGCATTTGCCGGAGGCTACCACGCGTCCCGCTTCGGCCTTGGCGGCGATACGCTCCTGGGCGCTCTTCCGCAGATACGCGCGTGACAGTCGCTGTTGTTTGGTCATCGGTACTCCGGAAAAAGGTGGGCCCGCTGCAATCGCCCGGCGGGCCCGGTCTCCACGTCCGCTGACCGCGCCATGCGGCCTCTTGGTTCCCGTCACGCTCGTAACGGTCTGTAGGGTTAGACGGATCACCGCGGTGAAATGTTCCCCCGCGGTGATCAAAAAGTGTTACGCCAGCGCGGCGCGCAGGGTCTTCATGCGACCCGCGTGCGTGCGCGCTTCCGCCGCCTTGTGCAGCGTGGCCGGGATCGACACCATACGGCGGAAGTCCTGCTCGGCCAGATAGTTCCCGGCAGCCTTCCGGGTCCGCAACACCGCCAGCGCGGCGCGCACGGCGTCCCTGGTGTCCATATACTCCTTGGCGGTGGCACGCGCCTTGCCCTCATCAACAAATTTCACTTTCGGCACGCCACCCATATCGATCGTCACCAACACGGTCCGGCCGGTGCCGTGGTTGACGCCGCCGCAGGCGCACTCGCAGAGCGGCCCACGCGCGCCCGTGCAGCGGCCATCGCAGGCGCAGCGCTCCTCGACGCGGACCAGCCGGTCGCCTTCGACGCGGCCCATATTCTCAATAGTCCCGTCGCAGATGTCGCAGCGCCAGTCGGCGGACGGCACGGTCTCGACGGACGCCACCGTCAGGCAGAGCGTGCAGCGGATAAACCAGCGATTCACCGTCGGTCCGTTGTGTGATGTCATGACGCTAGACTATCGCGGTTTTAAACTGGTGTCAATAGACACCGCGCTCGGTCACATGCCTATGGCGGAAGGACAGCGAAGCCGTGTCGGCTTGACTTTGTGACGCAAAGTCGAGTGGGAAAAACGTTAGGAATGTGGCGGGTTTTTCCGTGCAGACCGTCTTCGGCCTTGACTTCTGGCGGACCGGGGGTATAGTCGCGGTTTGGTCCGGACGGGCGGCCGCTCTTTACCGAAGGATTGATTAGACCCGATCTAACGGGTCCGGACCATTCACCTTCACATTTAACACGGGAGGTCTAAACCGTGCGCTCGCACTCAGACCACGCATGAGTGGTCTCGACATCGTTCACGAATACGTCAATAGAGGGTGGCGATTCGTGACGTGGCCGCAAGTCGGGGACGACAAGGGCCCGAAAACTAAAGACTGGACGCAGCGGACATACGGGCTGCACGATTACCACGAGGGCCAACGTGTCGGTATCATGACCGGCACGCAGATCGCGCCTGGCTGCTATCTCCACGACGTTGATATCGACTGGACCGAAGGCGCCAACATCGCCCTGGCCTTTCTTCCGACCACCGACTTCGTCTTTGGTCGCGAGAGTAAACCGGTCTCGCACTGCTTCTACACGCTGCCCGAACCGATCCCTACGTTTAAATACGAGGATATTGATAAGACGTCGCTGATTGAAATCCGCGGGTCCAAGGCCAACGGCGAGATCGGTTTCCAGACCATGGTGCCGCCCTCCGAATGGACGAAGGCGGAGAGTGACGGTCACGGTACGGTCACGGTCCGTCGGGAACAACTCATCTTCCAAAAGAACGGCACGCCCGCCCACGTCAACACCACGACGGTCCTGCGTGAGAAGGTCTGCTACTCGGCTATTGGGATGATTCTCGCCAAGCATTTGGGCGTCAATGGGTTTGGTCATGACCCGCGCATGGCCTGGGCCGGATTTCTGTTGCGTGCCGGAGTGTCGCCCGAAGATCTGATCATTATGGGCGAGGCAATGTCCTGGTACTGCAATAACCGGGAAATCGACGACGTCCGGCGCGTGGTGGAGTCTACGGCGCAAGCGCTCCAGAACGCGGAGAAAAAGGTCAAAGGCGGACCGACCCTCGCACGCATCCTGGGCAGTAACGGGAAAGCGATTCTTGCGCAGATCAATAAGTGGTTAGGCCGCGACGTCGATTTCGTCCGCAACGCCGAAGGCCACATCCTCAAGGACCACCAGGAGAATATCCGTCGTGCACTGATCATGATGAACGTGGAACTCTCCTATGATGAGTTCTCCGAACGCGCGATGGTGGACCGCAAAGGCACGTTGGATGACGCCAAGTTCGATGACATTTGGCTGCGGATGGATGAAGAGTACAAACTTCGACCGACGTACGTTTTCTATGAAAAAGTGATTAAACGCATTTGTCGGGAAAACAGCTTTCATCCGGTCCGCGAGTACTTGAACACGCTGGAGTGGGATGGGATCAGTCGGCTAGATAGTTGGTTGATCGATCATGCGGGCGCGGAGGATACGCCGTACGTCCGCGCCGTGTCGTCCATTGTCCTCATCGCAGCCGTCCGTCGCATCCGGAAACCGGGCTGCAAGTACGACGAAATGCTCATCCTCGAAGGTGAGCAGGGTCTGAACAAATCGTCCGCGCTCCGGGCGCTCTGCCCACGTCCGGAGTGGTTCTCTGATGACTTACCCCTCAATATCAGTAGCCAGCGCGTGATTGAGGGCACGCTGGGCAAGTGGATCATTGAAGCGGCGGATCTCGCCGGCAAACGCAAGGCGGAGATTGAACAGCTCAAGTCCACACTCTCGCGCGGCACCGATGGTCCGGCGCGCATGGCCTACGCGCATCAACCGGTAGAACGCGCACGACAATTCATCCTCATTGGCACCACGAACAGCGCGGCCTATCTGACCGATCCCACGGGCGCACGACGGTTCTGGCCGGTCGCCATCGGTCGATTTGATGTGGGCAAGTTGCTGACGGCGCGGGATCACATCTGGGCGGAAGCGGCAGCCCGGGAAGCGGCCAACGAATCGATCCGGTTAGCCGAGGAGTTGTGGCCAGACGCGGCGCAGCAACAGGAAAAACGCCGGGAAATTGACCCGTGGGAAGCGTCGATCCGTGATGCCTTGTCCGCCATCATCCCCAATACCGACGGCAAGCGCAGAGTGGCGACCAACACCCTCTGGGAAGCGCTCGGCATTGAAAACTCCCGCCGGGACCGGCAAGGCGCGACCAGGGTGTCTGAGATCATGCAGCGGTTAGGGTTCCGTCGCACCACCGTCCGTCTGGAAGGCGGCGTTGCGGTCGGCTACATCACCGACAATGAGGCCAAGTTGGAGAGCCTGACGCCGGAAGATGAGGAGACGGTGAAGCGGACCGCGAAGACCAAGGCTCCGGAGTTCTAATGTTTCACTACTACGGCACGAAGCGGCAATTGGCAGCGGCGTATCCGCCCCCGGACTATCCCCTCATCATTGAGCCGTTCGCGGGTTCAGCGGCATATGCCGTGCACCATCTCCGGCTGAATCCGTCGCTCCAGGTGTTGCTGTTTGAAAAGAACCCCCGGGTATTCAACGTCTGGCACCGATTATTGTCCTTAACACCCGCGGAAGTGTTGGCGCTCCCGCGTCCGGCGGCGGGGGAGTGGACCAGGGACTTCCTCTACATGACCACCGAGTATAGCAATGCGATTGCGCATTGTACCGGCGTCACCGTGACGCCGAGGATGGAAGCATCGATCCCGCGCATGCTCGAAGATATCGCGTGGACACTCACCTTCGTGCGCGGCCGGATTGACGTGGTGCTCGGGGACTACCGGGATGCGCCGGACACCGAGGCCACATGGTACATCGACCCGCCCTATCAGACGAACGATAAGGAAGCGCGGACCGCGAAGGGCAACGGCTACGGCGATTACAGTGCCGATAAGTTAGACTTCCCGGCGCTCGGTGCGTGGTGTCAATCACGCCCGGGTCAGGTGATCGTCGCGGAACAGCTCGGCGCGGATTGGTTGCCGTTCGTGCCCTTGCGGAATATGCGGGATAGTCAGGGGCAGCGGAAACTTGAAGTATGGTGGACCAATCGTCCGCCGCGGACACTCTTTGATGAATGAAACGTCCTGGTTTGCCATGAATGGCGTGAAGGTGCCCGCCATCAGCGTGATTCCCACCATCACGTTTGACATGCACACACAGGCGGAGCGGTGGAGTCTGCAAGTAGACCTTGACAGGGCGGAACTCGGGGAGTACCGTGCGTTAGTTCAAAACTTCGTGGTGATGGATCTCGTGTTTTTGGACGGGAATTTTCAGGTTCGGCGGGGCCGGGCGGTGCTGGCCTCGGCCTTGGCTATGGGTGGCGGCGTGGTCCGGCTGGCGTGGCTGGGCCGTGGGAGGCTCCGCTGATGCGCATCTATTACTGTGCTATCTGTCGCCGGTTTTTCCCGGCTGATGTTCTCGAACAAGGTCGTCATCGTATCATCGTGATGTACGGTCCTGATATCTTCCATAGCGTGACGCTTGTTGATCCGGAGGCCTGATGCACAGTAAACCGATGGCCGATTCTGACGGGACGTTTGCGGAGTGGAAGATCCATCCTGAGCGATGCACACGACCCATCGCCTCCGAGTCGACGTCCGGCGTTCAGCGCGAATGTGGGGCCGTGGTGCGCTACCGACTCTGGGAATCGAGCGATGGTGCGTACGAGGATTATCAGTTGCGCTGTGAGAACGGTCATATGTGGTGGGTGGAGGGCTCAGACGCGTGATCTGTACACGATGCAACAAAAATCTCTGGGATTGCCGCTGTCGCACGGATGCGGAGTTGCGCGAGATCACCGACGTCGTAGCAACCAAATGGTGTCGGGGCTGCGATAAACACTACTCGCGATGTGTCTGTGCATCGCCGCAGTGGGTGGTCCTGCTCCATGGGGAGTTCTATCCGTTTCCTTTGTCGGAGTCGTGACCATGGCTGAACTGCATTTTTCGCGTGATGGCTATTTCAACGGGCCATCCCTCTGTCGGGGTGGCGATGCGAAACCCACGTACCCGAGGGATCTGCCGCTGCGGATGCGCGTCGAAGTGACGTGTCCAGAGTGCATTGAACGGGACAAAGACGAACCACGACCATCACCGTGGGAGACGGTCGATCGTGCCAAGCATTAAAGATCAGATCCACGATCTCCATCGTGCGTTTAATGTGGCCATCCGTCGGGTCCATGGCACGCACATGCTTGCGTGTGACGGGGACGACTGCGCGGTCTGCGAGTACGTCCGGGCCAGGGAGGACGTGAAAGAGGACATGCGCAAAATGATCGGGGACGCGCGCCTCCGGTTTCTGCGGGATGCGCAGGACGTGGTCGGCAGTGACGATCGCCTCCGTGCGCTGGCGTGGGGCCTGCTGTTCGCGATTGGCGAGGTGTCACCCGAGGATGCGCTCCAAGTCCTCTACCGTGAGAAGTACCGTGAGGTGCCGTCGTGATCGTCGTCTACATCGCAGGGCCTTTTCGATCCGTCAATCCGGCGACTGGCAAATCCAATGCGTGGGGCGTGCAGCAAAACGTGATGCGTGCCATGGCATTAGCCCTCGAAGTGTGGAAGCGGGGCGCGGTCGCGCTCTGTCCGCACAGCAATACCATGTTTTTTCAGGACGCCGACGGGGTCGAGGATACGGTGTGGCTCCAGGGAGATTTGGAGCTGTTGAGCCGCTGTGACGCCATGCTCCTCACCGAGAATTGGCAGGCCTCCAGTGGCGCACGGGCCGAAGTGCAGTGGTATGAGGAGCAGGGCGGTATCATTCTTCCTAATCTTGAGGCGTTAGATGCCTTTCTCGCCGGACGGACATGATCATCTGCCCGGCGTGTCGGGGACGGGCGACGAAGTTAGTCAATATCAGTTGGGGCACCATCACGTGCCAGCAATGCGGTCATTCGTGGGAGTGTGTGATGCCTGAGCCTGTCGGGACATTGTCCAATGAGCGGCTGTTGAACATGATTCATCGGTGGGAGCGGGGCCGCTTGTACGCGGTCCAGCACGCCATGACCACGACGGATCCCATCACCATTCCGTGGCCGGAGGGCTACGAGGAAGCGGTGATGGAGGCGCAGCGGCGGAAGTTGTGTCTGTAGGCGAGGAGCGACCGCTTGGCATCTGTGGCCGCTGTTACGACGAAGGTGTGGAGATCTTTCCGGCCACGTGCGTGGAGAAACCGGAGGCGTTGATCGGGGCACCTATCGGCATGTACCATTGCCCGGATTGTGGTGCCATGGTCTTAGCGGGACTGCCGCATCCGGAGGTCTGCCGCCGGTGCCTTGAGGGCCGACGGCCTGGGTGGGATTGTCAATTTGAGGACGGTCGGGATGGACCCGAGATATCAGGCGTGGATTGACGCGCAGGGCTTGCCGGACTATCCGGTGGGGCTGTGTTATACCGTGTCGACGAAGATGGCGGAGGCCTTTCCGGAGTTGGTCTTGACCCGCGGCCATGTGACGATGCCGTGTCCGGACCAGGGACTCAAGCGCTGGCCGCACTGGTGGCTGGTCGCGCCCGACGGATCGATTGTGGATCCGACGGCCGCGCAGTTTCCCGGGGCGACCCCGAAGGACTACGAGGAAGAACCTCCGAACGCCGAAGAACCCACCGGCAAGTGCCTCGAATGTGGGGCGTACACGTACCGTGGTGATAGCTTCTGTAGCGTTGTGCATGAACGATCCTACATGGCCTACATCATGGACCCGCGGAGGTACTAACATGGCATCCCGGATGTATATCGAGAAAGTCGAAGCCTTCTTAGCGGATCTGGCGGGCGATGACAACCTGGGTGATCACGAGTACGTCGAAGTCTTGGACGAACTGATTGATCGGGCCGAGTCCGCACGCACAGCCAAGCAACAGGAGATGTCGAAGGACGACACCGAGGAGGAATGGGGATGGCTAGTACGACGCACATGCTCTACCGCTGTGACCACTGCCAGCATGAGAGCCTCGTGCGGGCGGAGGCGCATCGTCCTCGCATGTGTCCGCAGACGAATTGCAATGGGACCCAGTCCCCGGTCGTGACGACCGACGATCAACAGCGGTTAGGGTGGCGTGCGGGCCCAGGGGCACCGACGCCTCCAGACCCGTCGGATCACGTCTGGCGCTGCTTTCACTGCGACGAGGTGTTTACCGATCATGGCTCGGCCAGGGAACACTTTGGTGAGTATGTGGACAGTACGCCTGCCTGTAAGCTAGCCGAGTCAGAGGGCGGACTGGTTCAGCGCATCCGAGATCTGGAGCGTGCGCTTGATGAGGCGCTGGCTGAGGTCTCCTCGTACGAGAATGACGCGCGGCTGTGGCACGATGCGGAAGCGGACCGCGTGCGACGGATTGGTCATGTGCAGTGGTGGCAGGAGCTGGACTCGAAACAGGGCGAGATTCTCGTACTCCAGGAAGAGGTCGCGCGGCTGAAGGCGGGGAAGTTCACCGCCGACGAAATTCACGATATTTGTCATGACCTCCATGGTACGGTAGACGCCCAGGGCTTTGCCGACGGCTGCGCCATTGAACAGCAGCGGCTGTATGGGTGTGCGCCGGATCGGGATCGCGTAGCGCGGTTGCGGGGCGTCCTGCAACGGGCCCTGGTATTCATGGACCATGCGCCGGGCTGTGGCACACGGAGGCGCGAGGATCTCCTCTCGCCGGCGTGCACGTGTGGGCTGATGGAAGTCGCTACGGCTATGGATGCCGAGCGACGGGGGCCACGCGTTCACGAACTCCGCTGTACCGCGTGTGGCGTGTCCATCACGCCGGAGGCGTGGACTGGGGCGTGTCCAGGGTGTGGCAATGGCACGATGCGTGAGATGACATCATGAGTGTAGACGAGCGGGATCACTATCGATTGGCGGTGGCGAGGAAGGCCATTCGGGAGCAGCCAAGTGCGCTCGCAGCCTCTGCCGTGTGGCGCGCGATCCGGGACACGGCACGCGCCCATGCCTTGGCGGACGGCTTCGTGGACTGGCGCACCCTGGAACCACTGTTTGAACGGGCCTTTGAGGACAGTCCCTCGCCAGAAACGGGACCGAGGCTCTCCCCGTCTGTCCGGGACTTAGCGGCGGAGATTGCGAAGGCGTTGTGGCCGACACCCGTTCGTCTGTTACGGTCGCAGGCTGAGCGGGACGTCCGCGAGGGGCGGGAACAGTTGATTGCGCATATTCTGGAACGGGTGTTGTCGTGAGCGTCCTGCGTGATAGCGCGCTCCGGCAACTGGCCCGGTACCATGCGCTGCGGATCCTCGACGATCTGTCTCCGGCCTCCACCAAGGACTTTGAGACCCTGGTGCAGGCGCTCCTCGCGTTTCACCATGAAGCAGGATCGCGATGGGAGACCGATGCACCGTCGATTACGTGTCCACGCTGTCGCAAAACGTCGTATCACATCAATGACGTGCGGCAGCGGTACTGCGGGAACTGTCATGTGTTTCTGCGAGAGGAAGAACTGGGATGATCGACAAGCATGCTGTGGGCCTCTATGACAAGTTCAGCGTACGTCGTACGGACGGCAGTGATGCGCCCGGTGGCAAACACGACGGCTGTACCTACTTCGTGTTAGACGCTACGCACGATCCGCACGCGCTTCCGGCTTTGCGGGCGTATGCGAACTCCTGTCGTTCAGATTATCCATTGTTAGCGAGGGATCTCGATGCACTCGCAGATCGGCATGCGCATAAGGAGCCTCGATGAAGAATGACGAGACCGGCTGGATTGAGGCGGATATCACCATCAATGGGCAACCGCTCTCGTTTGCCGAATCACTCACGTTGCGCGTGGCCATTCAGAGTTTTCTGATGTTTCTGTCATCGGTCCAGGTGCAACAGGATCTGGGCGTCATTAGTGACGGGTACAGCCGCGCGTGTCAGAGCATCAACGAGAAGCTGTTTCGGCCCAAGCCCTGACACGCCATGACACGCCCCAAAGTTCGCTGTCCGCGGTGTCTGCGTACGCTCGCACGTCGCAGCCGGGATCATCAGGATCCGCTGCCGGATCACTTCTGTCCGCATCGCATCTACTGCACTGCGGAATCGCCGTGCGTGGATTGCATCGACCTCTCGTGGCAGCACGAGGTGGACCAGGGACAGTTTGATGGAGGGTCCTAGCTATGCTCGTTGCCGTTCTCACCCTCTTCCTGATTATATTCATTGTGCTCGCGGTTGTGCTCTCCGCCGCACTCCGTGGACTAAGGCTGGCCTATGCGGAGTTGATTGCGGTGCGCAAGGCCATGCAGAGTCTCATCGATGTGCAGGCCGAGGCTATTAGTGCGCAGCGTGAAGCCATTGCGGCGCAGGACCGGCTGATGGCGGAAATGCGTAAGGTCGCCTGGGAGCAGGGAGTGACGTTGCCATGACGCATCTACTAGCGAAGGCTGAGGAGATTGCCGGGAAGTTCGAGGGCAACGGGTGGGATCGGTTGTTACTGGTCAACATGATCCATGTGGCTCTGATGGATGCGGTCAAGGATGCCAAAGCGGAGGCCAATGCCTTGGCGTACGACAAGACGTGCCTCCACGAGGATCTCGCGCAGGCGACAGCAGCCCTCAAAGCGTGCGAAGCCGTGTTCGTGCATGGCGACGGGTTTCCCGAGGAGAATGCCTCCCTCGTTGACTGGGCAGCGGAACGCCAACGGCTCTGGGAGGTCGCCAGGGCGGAGGTGAAAGCCGTACGCCAGAAGGTGTGCCGTGACTGATCGGGAATGGGTGGCTCGTGCGGGCCTCTTGCTGTTCATCAATGGCCTGGGTGCACTCAGCTTGGGCTCGCAGTCTGAGTGGGTAGGACTGGAGATGCCACTCCGGATTCGCTATGCCTTGATCCTGTGTGGTGGATTGGGGACCTTGTATGGGATCTATGTGGTGTATGCGTCGTATGGACCGGGTGTGTCGTGACGAATGAGGAGCGGGATTGGGTGCTGGCCAATAGCGCGTTCGAGAAGATGACGTTGGAGGAACGACGGTTGGTGCTCATGATCTTTGCGAGACTTCAGTATCCGAGGGTTGAGGATCGCTTCTTCGAAGCGGTGTATCAGGTGGTGCGAGGGATGCCGTCATGAAGATTCCGTATCCGGATTCCGAGGTAGGGACCATCGTCGCCATCCTATTCTTGATGGTGACTGCCGTGGTGGTCGTGTTTGTGCGCGTCGCGTACACCCTGCGGCTGCAATCGAAAGTGATCCGCCAGATGCAGAAGACTATGGACGCGCAGGATGATGCCATTCGTGTGTTGCACGAGGCACTGACGGCCGTGGATGCGAACCTGTCGCCGGAACAATTGTCCGGAGTCATGCTCCGTGGATTGAAACGGCAGGGATTGTTGGACCGGGACTAATGGGTAGTGCCACCGCTGTCGTCATCATCGTTCGGCATGGGTTGTCGGCCGAGCAGCTCCAGGAGCGTGCGAGGTTTGCCGGGTTCGACTTCCTCACGGATACCGGTGACGATAGGGGATTTGATATCGTCGGGGTCCACAGGTTCTGTTTTCCGGCGGCGGGCGGCAGCGGCAGCTCTACGTCGTGAGTCCTTCCGAGGATCCTCGGGCAGAGACGGCAGTGACCAGTACCACTTGTGATCCTCGCCATAGATTGCCCGCACCTTGAGGGCATCTTTCGCACGACGGATCGTGCGCCATGAGATGGGTGTGTAAAACACCGCGGCCTGTATCTCGTCAATACGGACAGGTTCCTTTCCAAGTAGCATCTTCTTGAGAAACGTTTTGGCATCTGCAAGACGTGATGTCATAGTTATTTTTGCCAGCAGCGGCGACCCACATCATAGTTGTGAATTGACGTGACCTGCAGGTCACGTCTGGCCTGTTCGACGCGGTGCCATGGAATGTGTTGACGTTGCGCGAGGTGACGGATGTGCACGACGGGCACTGGTAATCCCTCCATGAGAAGATCATGAAGGAGGGATTTGGCGCGGTCCAGATCGTCGGCCATGCTGGACCGTTCTATCATAGGGACCGGCTGAGTTACAATCAAAATCTACACCATGAGTCAGCTTGCCCTGTGGCCAGATTGGTTGGTCATGCCTGACCACGATCTGTGTCACAAACCGGACGCAAACGCGCGGACTGTTGGATATCTGGACACGGAACGTAAGCCGTGGGCCGTCAAAACGTGCCGTGTAAGCGCGTAAGCGCCCGTAAGCTGGATCCCCAGGAGGGTACAGGGTGTACCGAACTGAGGGACAAGCATGGCCAACTTTATTTTAGGATACCGCTGCTAACATGCATAGTTGCTGCCAAGAGTCAACTGACCATGGTCAGACTGACCAAGGCCCATTAAGTCCCAACTGTCACTTACATCTCTTACGAGACTTACAAGACTAATCAAGTCAAGAGAGTCAAGGGGTTAGCTGTAACCGTCGGTGTAACCGTCGCGTTCGGCCGTCACTTACACATGCCAACTTTCTGCTATCTGAACCGCAGTTTCCGCTTGACACGCCCGGCGTCCTCGTGCACTCGCACAGTGTTCGTGCCGGTCTAGCACACTTTTTCTGGTTGGGCCAGCGGAAACCGCTTGACACAGCCGTCATGAACCGCTATCCGTAGTGGTGCCATGGCTGCGCCGCGCAACCTAGCCGAAGCACTCGGCATCAAGAATCCGCTGGTCGAGGAGGCCAAGGCCAAGGGCAGGCCAGAACCGGACCCGGTGCCGGTCGGGGAGTTGAACGGTCGCGATCTGGCGCGCTATGTCCTGAACTCCACGCAGTACCGCGAATCTATCCTGCGGCGCATTCTGTTTGACGAGCTGCCACCTGCCGTCGAAACGAAACTGATGGACTACGCGTGGGGTCGTCCGACCGAGCGCGTCGAGATCAACGACACTCGCTCGAACCTCGAAAACCTGACGACCGAAGAACTGGAACAGAAGGCCCTGGTCCTGGCGACCTTGGCCCGGCAACTGCGCAATCGCGACGTCGCACGTATGAATGATGTATCCACTGATCGGCCGTCTGAAGATGAGGACGACCGGCCCCAGTCTGATCCATCGATTCATTGAGTTATAGCGCCAGTTCCTCGCCTCCGGCGACCCTCCATCCTGCTAACGCTCCCGCAGCCATCACCTATCGACAGGTGGTGGATGAACTCGCGGAGATAGAAGCGGAGTTACAGCGCCGTCGCTGGGCCGAGGATCCCGAGGCCTGGGCGCGTGAACGACTCGGCGACGAACTCTGGTCCGGTCAAGTCCGCATCCTCCAATCCGTTCAACAGCATCGACGCACCGCGTGTCCCACTTGCCACGAGGTTGGGAAGTCGTACTCGGCTGGTGTGATCGTCGCATGGTGGTTGGACACGCATAAGCCGGGGGAAGCCTTCGTCGTGACCACCGCGCCGACGGCTCCCCAGGTCGAAGTCATCCTGTGGAAAGAAATCGGCCGCGCGCACAGCCGTGGGAAACTCGCCGGTCGTGTGAACCAGACCGAATGGAAGATGACGGTCGGGTCACGCACCGAGACCGTGGCCATGGGCCGCAAGCCGAACGACTATTCTCCGACGGCGTTCCAGGGCATTCACGCCGCGTTTGTCCTCATCATCGTCGACGAGGCCAATGGTGTGCGCGGTCCGCTATGGAATGCGCTCGACTCGTTGATGGCCAACGACAGCTCGAAGATCCTCGAAATCGGCAACCCTGACGAACCGTCGGGGGAGTTCTATCAGCACTGTCGCCCTGGCAGCGGCTATCATGTCGTCACGATCAGCGCCTTTGATTCTCCGAACCTGACGGGAGAACCGCTGTCCCAGCGGATCCGCCGGGAGCTGATTGGCCGCACGTACATCGAGGAGAAACGGAAGAAGTGGGCGCAGAATTGGTACTGGGTGGATGCCGAGGGCAACCCCAGTGACTGGCAACATGGCCTCAAGGTCGTGCCGCCCACCAAGCTGAATGAGGACGGCGACGTCGTCGAAGATACCACGCTGTCGTTGGCCAATCCCTACTGGTACTCCAAAGTTCTCGGGGAGTTTCCGGAGAACGCGGAAGCGGGTGGGCTCATTCCGCTCTCGTGGATCAAGGCGGCGCAACTGCGGAGCCTCGACGCGACATCGGACCGCAATGAGTTAGGCGTGGACGTCGGCGGTGGCGGGGATTCGACGGCAGTGTGTCATCGGCGTGGCAAGGTGTACCGCATCAAGCGCACCGACCATGACCCCAACACCATGTCGCAGTGCGGCAAGATCATTCAAGACATCCGTGACACGAATGCCGTCGTTGCGAAAGTGGACAAGATCGGTATCGGCTGGGGCATTGTGGACCGGGGCAAGGAACTCAATCAGCCGATCGTTGGCATCAATGTCGGAGAAGGCCCCACCGAACCACCGCCCGATAGCGACGATGCATCAGACGATGAGCGCTTCCTGAACAAGCGCGCCGAGTTGTGGTGGGCGGTGCGGGATACATTTGAATCCGGCAACATCGACATTGAGGATGATACGACGCCCTACGGCGAGGACTTAGCGGCGGAACTGTGTAGCATCCGCTACGAACGTAAGTCGAACGGTAAGATCAAGATTGCCGACAAGCGCAAGGATGCGCAGGGTCATGTGATTAACAGTCCAAACCTGGGCGAGTCCCTGATGCTGGCGCACGCGCCGGTGCCGCCGCCGAAGCCCGAGGAGTGGGTGACGTGGTAGATGATCCCCATCACTGCGCGGCGTGTGGACATGCCTGGGCAGGGGTGGCCTCGCCGGTGGAGCTGTGTGGCGATTGCTGGCGCACGGTGCAAGAGGGTAAGGCCTTGCGCGTGTCTGCGCAGGCCCATCCGGCGATTTGGCTGCCGGATCACTACTATGTGCTGGGCGATCCAGAAGCCTACGCCCGGCGACTGTTTCGACGGGATGGGGAACAGATCATTCTGGTGGGTGTGATTTTCGACGCGGACGCGGCGCAGCAGATTCTTCGAGCGCTCTCGGGCGGTGAATAGAGTTCAGATCGTCGTGATCTCCCTGGCGGTTGCCGTGGCGATACTCTGGGGAGTCGTGTTGGCGTACATCATTCTTCATGGCTAAGGTGTTTGTCGTGTATCCCCGGGGGAACGCCCAGCGGTCGCGCGTGTACGCCTCGCGCACGCGGGCGCGCCGCTATGTGCGACGGCAACTGTGGCCGAACACGTGGGTCATGCACCAGCGGACGATCCGATGAAGCCATTAGCCCTGGCCGAACCCCACGATGTGCTCTGTGGGCCCTTTGATGTGGACCCCGAGTATTACATCGTGTTGTCGAACGTCGAGCGGTTCTATTGGAACCGTCCGCCGATTCCGGCCGCAATCGCCAAGGACTTTGTGGACGTGCTCGTCGGCACAATCTTGACTGTCGAATGGCGCTGCTCGACGATGGCGCGCCTGCCGTCACTCGTGATTACAGGGACGCACGATGCAACCCGTCGTTGACCTGATCATCTATCACGCCGGATGTCCGGACGGCTTTTGCGCCGCGGTGGTCGCGCATCGTCGCTGGCCGCAGGCCTCGCTGATGCCCATGACGCATGGACAGGCCGTCAACTTTGCGCAGTTGGCCGGGAAGCATCTACTTGTGGTCGACTTTTCGTGGAAGCGGCCACTCTGTGAAGAGATCTTTCATGCGTCGGCGTCCATGCGCATCCTCGATCACCACAAAACCGCCGAGCAAGAACTGGCGGGCCTCGACTACGTCACCTTCGACATGGCGCGAAGTGGGGCCACCCTTGCCTGGGATCTCCTCATTGGCGGGTCACGCCCGTGGTGGGTCAGCTACGTCGAGGACCGGGACCTCGCGCGCTACGCCTTGCCGGACTCGAAAGCCGTGTCCGCCTACATCATGAGTCTGCCGCAGACGCTGGAGGCGTGGGCAAGGCTGCAAGCCCTGTCCCTGGACTACGTCAAGTCCATGGGCGCGGCCATTCGTCTGCACGTCGAACACTACGTCGACGAGGTTTGCGCCGAACGGCGGATCGGCATGCTCGCTGGACACCGGACCGCGATCGTCAATGCGCCCTTCCAGAATATTGGCGACATCTGCATGGCCTTGACCCAGTACGCGGACATTGGCTGCGGCTGGTTTGAACGCGCGGACAGTCAGGTGCAATTCAGTCTGCGCTCGACGGGTGATGTGGACGTCAGTGCGATTGCGCAACTCTACGGAGGCGGCGGACATAAAAATGCGGCCGGCTTCCAGTTGCCCTACCGTCAAGGCTACGCGGTCGTGCACCACATGCTCGGGCGGCTCAGTGACTTCGACCGAAACGCGCTCCACATTGACCGCATCGTGAACCGTGAGCGTCCGGTGCCCTCCGGCGTGCAGGAATTGCTGGAGTATCAACCATGATCATCGTTCCCACGAGTACCGACTTGTGCCGGGCCCTGGAGGCGGAAGGCTTTCCGCTGCCGGACGAATGCGCGGACGTTTCCCTGCGCATGCCCGCCGACGGGGTCTTTCAACTGGTCTACACCGTGAACGTGAGCGGGACACGGCTTCAGCAACTCGGTCGCGCCCTGGAGCGCGTCGGCAAGACTCATGAGTAACGTCGTGGTCCACGCGGACTTTCAGCCGACACCATCGCAGATGCCTGCGTCGATGAAGACGGCGGAACTCCGTGCGGCCACCTCGGTCCTCCTGGAGCGCATGCAGTTTCTGCGCGCCGCGGGCATGTCCTTCAATGGCCTGCGGGATCTCTACAACATCCTCGGCTATCCCCGTGTCATTTCCCCGGCCCAATACCGGGACCGCTACGCACGCGGCGGCATTGCCGGGCGCGTGGTGGACGCTATGCCCAAGGCGACATGGCGCGGCGGCGTCGAGATCATTGAGGACGAAGATCCGGAAGTCTCGACGACCTTCGAGGAAACCTGCGCCGCGTTGATGACCCGGTTGAAACTGACGCAGGTCTTTCAGCGGCTCGACATCCTCGCCCAGCAGTGCCGCTATGGCGTACTGCTTCTCGGCGCGCCCGGCGATTTCAATCAGGAACTGCCGAAGGGTAAACCGGAACAGTTGGTCTATGTGACGCCGTTTGCCGAAGAAGATGCGCGCGTCATGGAGTGGGAGCTGGACGAACACAACCCCCGCTTCGGCCAACCCACGCACTACCAACTCAGTCGTCTGACCGCGAACTCTCTGGCCAACATCGGATCGTGGGGCGTGCCTGCGTTTAGTCCGGCTGCGTTGCAACAGCCCGTCCACTGGAGTCGCGTCATTCACGTCCCGGCTGAGGGAATTCTCGACAACGAGGTGTTTGGTCCGCCCGCCCTGGAACGTGTGTGGAACCTGCTCGATGACCTCGACAAGGTCATTGGTGGTGGTGCCGAGGCCTTTTGGCTGCGCGCCAATCAGGGCCTGCATCTGAACATCGACAAGGATACGGCCAACGTCAAGCCGGAGGACCTGAAGGACCTGAAAGATCAGGCCGACGAATACCAGCATCAGATCCGCCGCATCCTCCGGACGCGTGGCGTAGACGTCAATGAGCTGGGGTCGGATGTGGCCAACTTCAGTAACCCGGCGGATGCGGTGGTGACGCAGATTGCGGGATCCAAGGCGATTCCGAAGCGCATCCTGACCGGCAGTGAGATGGGCGAGTTAGCGTCGAGCCAGGACCGTGAGAACTTTCGCGACCAAGTGAACGGTCGCCAACTATCGTACGCCGAGCCCACGATCCTTCGGCAGTTCTTCGATCGACTGATTACCTACAAATACATCGTCGCGCCGAAGAAGGGCGCGGAAGCCTATCAGATCAAGTGGGCACATGTGCAAGTGCTCACCGAGCAGGAGAAGGCGGAAGGGGCGAGTAAGTGGGCGTCGGTCAATAACACGCAGGGTGCGCCCGTCTTCTTGAATCGCGAGATCCGCGATAAGTGGTACGCGATGCCGCCGCTCACGCCCGAGGAGATCCAGAAGGAAAAGGAATTGGCCAAGCCCCTGGAGCCGCCTGCGCCACCGCCGGGCGCGCCGGGCACGGTCGACGAAAACGGCAACCCCGTGGAACCGGGCAAGACGTTGCCGGGCAAGAATCCGCAGTCGCAGGGGCCGCGCGCGAAGGCCGAGGACGACACGGCGGACACGCCCGCAAAGGCCCGTGCCGCCGCGGACGCGGCGCAACTGGAACCGATCATTACGCTGTTAGAGCGCGCGTTGCGTGAGGGCAATACTGCGCTCCTTGATCAAGTGCTGGGCATCCGCCATGAGACACAGCAAACGATCGTCTTACCAGACGTTACAATCCAGCCGCCTCCAGCAACCACGACCACCGTCCGCAAAGTCATCGAGTACGGCGACGTCCACGGCACCGTCCGACCGATCGCGATCACCGAAACCACCGATAGTGGCGGCGACGCCGATTAAGTGTCGTCTGGTCGAAGTCGATTGGGAACATGCGCAACCGGGAGATATGTTTTGGGTCACGTTTGCGGGCGGACACTGTGACACGCACGAGCCGCCCTGTGAGCGGCACTTATATGTGGTTACGCCTGACGGAAACTGGTGGGACATCGATGGACGTGCAGGCAATTGCACGATGAAGGACGATAAGGTGCACCATTGTTGGGTGCGGCACGGCGAGCCGCCCGCTATCACCGTGGACAAACAGGGCGTGACCTGTGCCGTTGGCGCAGGTTCTATTCAATCGTCCAACTGGCATGGGTTTTTGCGGAACGGGGAGCTAGTGCCGTGATCGCGGATCTGACGAAAGTCGATGTCTATGTCCGTGACCTTGCGGCCGGACTCCATAATGGCGCGATCAACGCCGATACGGATACGTTGGCGGTGTTTCTCACCAACGATGTGATCGACAAAGCCCTCGTCGCGGTCAAGAGTGACGTTACGGAAATTGCGACCGGCAATGGCTACGATGGTCCTGTCGATACGCATAACTCCGCCGCCCGCATTGATGGCGTGATCTATGTCGGCGCGATCGACATCCTGCTGATTGGCACCGGTCCAGGGGCGTTTGGTCCGTTCCGCAACGCCGTGCTGTGTAACCTGACGGCACCAGGGCAACCGATCATTGGTTACTGGGACTATGGCGCGTCCATTAGCGTTTCGATGGGCGAACAGTTTGCGCTGACCTTCGGGGATGCGCTGTTGGTGGTGGGCTGATGTATCTGACCGTGCGCACGCAGACGGGCGGCGAAGTGCTCTGTAACTCGGACCACATCGTCGCCGTGCAGATTCCGAGTGTCGTCGACAATGACCCGCAGTGCAAAGTGTTTCTCTACGGACCCGTCATGCTCGGCGTGACGCATGCGGAAGCCGAACGGGTGCGAGATATTCTTGTGTCGTATCAAGCGACGCCCATGATGAAACCTGGGAACTAACGATGTCCCTGCGCTACGACGAACCCGCCACCGGCCAGGACGTCGAGACCGACGTCGTCGGCGGCAAAAACGTGCAGGTCATGAAGATGGCGTTCGGGCTGTCGGCGGAGAGCCAGCGTGTCGACGAGACCGCGCCTCTGCCGGTCACGACCTCCCCGGCAGGCAGTACGTCGTGGGGACAGGCCACGTACACGGGCGGTTTCGGAGAAGTGATTCGTTTTGCGGTTCCAGCGGCTACACAATGGCTCCTCTTGTCCATCGAGAGCGCGTCGATGGACGCCGCACTGCAAGCCCAGTTCTCGATCGACGGGGGCACGACGTTCGGTGTTGTCGGGATTGCGATGTTGCGTGAGGTCACGCAACAATTCGGCTATGCCTTCATTGACTGGCGGACCGGCTATGATGGTGGGGCGAAGCCCTCTCGATGGACCGTCATTGGCCCAATGCCGCCATGGATCACACACTTCCGCATCAATGTGACTGGTGGTGCTGGGAGTGGGTCGTCGGTCTTCCGGATCGCGGCCATGGACAAGTCGTGGGATATCTCCTCGCTTGCCGTGGGTGCGCCGACCTCCGGGGCACTTGGGGGCGTGCAGATCTCCGGCTACGACGCAGGCAGCTCACAGAGCAAGTTCATTCCGACGTTCGACAAGTTCAACATCGATGATACAGGCTCGAACGGCCTTGCGGTGGCGTTGGTGACGATGTCCTCAGGACTGACCTTCCGTACCCGGTCCGCGCCGGTCACAACGCTGTTCGATTCGGAGCTACTCGATATTCCCGTGGGATCTCCGGCGACTGTGGTGACGGGCACGGTGTACGCGGATGTGGTCGTGTTGGTCAACACGACGACGGAGTTGCAAGACTTTACGCTCACGGATATTTCTGGTCCGCCGCGTGACTATGGCGGGGAGGATCTGCGGCCAAACGAGTGTCGTGTGCTGCCACTCTACGGACTCAAATTCAACGGTGGGATCAAGGCCGGAGCGCTGAACGCGGGACTCAAGATTCAGGTCAAGGGGTGGCAGGCATGAGCGTGCGCCCTGCCAAGATCGTCTTCTGTGCGATTGTGATTTTGTTCGTCATTCTGCTTCTGGCCTTGCGCGCGGACGCACAAGTAGGCCGGGCGAATGGATCGTTGGCGGCGGAAAACGCGGCGGTGACGATTGGCAACACCGGCCACGCTGCGCAAATCAGTATCTCCGTCGAGGGTACGTACGACGCCACAATCTGGTTTGAAGGCAAGGTCGATCTCGTCAACACGTTCTGGCGTCCGATGCAATGCTTCCGGCCAGACTCCCTGCCGCCGAATTCCAACAGTGGCACGATTCAAAACATCGCCGGCGAGCAGGGTGCGTATCTGTGCAGTGGCAGCGGGTTCCAGACCGTGCGAGCCCGCATGGAAAGCTACGTCAGTGGTACGGCCACGGTGATCGTGAAAGCGCTCGGGACCGCCTCCAGTGTAGCGGTCATGCCGAACATGTTGACCGTGCAGGTCTCGGGGCGTGTGCCGTCCTATCTCGTGACGTCGGCTGGGAGTAGCTTGGCGGTCAAGAATACGACCCCCAGCGCCGGCGACTTAGCGTTAGTCGTGCGGAATCTTCCCTCAGGCACACAGGACGTGAACGTCACGAATTTTCCAGCGACGCAAGCGGTCACTGGAACGTTCTGGCAGGCGACCCAACCGATTTCTGGTACGGTGACGGCCAATGCAGGCACCAATCTTAACACGTCAGCCTTAGCCCTCGATGCGACACTCACAGGCGGCACGCAAACGACACGGGTTACTGACGGCACCAACACAGCCACCGTTAAGCCTGCGAGCACAGGTGCAGTGGCTACGGATAAGGCTCTCGTCGTTGCAATACATCCGTCAACGACTGTTGGTGTTACAGGCACATTCTGGCAAGCCACGCAGCCTATCAGTGGATCAGTTAGCGTCTCTAATTTCCCAGCGACCCAAGCCGTGTCCGGCACCTTCTGGCAGGCGACACAGCCGGTCTCGGGGACGTTCTGGCAGGCGACACAGCCGGTCTCTGGTGGCACGGCGACGAACACGGGACTGACGACGGGCCTGCCAGTCCTGGCGGGCCGTGCGCAGACCAGTGCGCCGACGTTCACCGATGGCAACCTCGGGTATCTCTCCATGGATACCGCAGGGAGCCTGCGGACGGCCGTGCAAAACTTCCCCTCGTCGCAGACCATCAATGGGACAGTGACGATTGCCGGGAGTGGCGGCACGCCCGATGTGGTGACGTGTTGCGGGGGTCTCGGACGCGCCCTGGTCGTGGATGGCCACAACTTTACGCAACCGGTGTCGGGCACGTTCTGGCAGGCGACGCAACCGGTCTCTGGGACGTTCTGGCAGGCGACGCAGCCGGTGTCGATTGCGTCCATGCCATCGACCCCCGTCACCGGCACGTTCTGGCAAGCGACGCAGCCGGTCTCACTGACCACCCTTCCGGCGCTCACCGCAGGCACGGCGGTTATTGGGCACGTCATTAGTGATAGTGGATCGACCACCGCCGTGACCGGCAATGTGACAGCCGTGCAATCCACGGGGTCGAATCTGCATGTCGTCGTGGATACTGCGCCGACGACTGCGGTGACATTGGCCTCGACAACGCTGACCGCGAATGCGGTTGTGTCCACGGTCAACAGTAGCACGGCGACCCTGGGCATCGGTGGGGTGTTCACCGGCACCAGCGAGGACATGACGGAGTACGCGGACATCCGCGTGACGGTGTTTGCCGATCAAGCCTCCGCGACGGACGGTCTGTCAATCCAGCAATCCTCGAACGGCACAAATTGGGACGTCACCGACGTCTTTACGATTGCGGCTGGAGCTGGACGCACCTTTGCGATTGGCAGCTCTGCGAAGTTCTTCCGTGTGGTGTATACGAATGGCGGCGTGGCGCAGGGCGCATTCCGTCTCCAAACTATCTTCCACAAAACGTTTCATAAGCCTTCCACGAATCGTCCAGCCGACGCCCGTACGAATGAGACAGACACAGAGGAAAATACCTCGTTTCTCATGGGCTACAACGGTACGACGTGGGACCGTCTGCGCTCCACGACGGCCAATGGGTTGGCGGTGGATGTCACGCGCGTCCCCGCCAATCAATCCAGTAACCAGACCCAGATCAATGGCGTGGCCGTCTCTGTCGATCGTGGTACGACGGATACCGGGACGCAGCGCGTGACGACTGCGCAGGATGCGACGTATGCGGCTTCGACGGCGGCGAAGACTGCTACCGCCGCAGGCACGGCGGCGTTTTTCGAGATTTGCGGCAGTGCCTCGAAGACCATTCGAATTCAGCGCATTGTGGTAAGCGGTACGGTTGCCACCGCAGCCATCTATGGCGATGTGCAGATTCGCAAGACCAGTAGTGCCGGAACGGGTGCGACCTCGACGACGTTAACGGCGGTGCCCTACGACAGTAACTCGGCGGCGGCAACGGCCACGGCGAAATTCAATACGGTCCTCCCGACTGGCGGGAATACCCTGGTCGGTAATATCTTTAGCCAGACGCTCTTTTTTCCGATTACAGGGACGGTGACATCTTTTCAGCCACAACTGCTGTACGTGTGGCGTGATTTGGATGCGGAGTCGCCGGTACTTCGTGGAACGGCGCAGTGCTTGACTGCCGGGTTTGGCACGACGCCGACCAACGCGCCCACACTCTCGGTCAGTGTGGCGTGGACGGAGAAGTGATGACGGACATTCAAGCCGGGCAAATTCTGCTGTTGATGACGACCGTGGGAGGATTTATCGCGCAGGCATGGCGTGAGTCGCGCAATCGGCAGTGGGCCATTGCGGATCGGCGGGCTGAGTTGGATGCGCAGACCACGAAGATCATTGCGGAAGCCAACGCGCGGGCTAAGGCCCTGCTCATTGAAACCGAAACGAAGGCTAAGATTCTGCACTTGGAGCAACTGGCCAGGGCTGAGGAGATTCGGGTGCGCTTGGATACCCACGATGAATGGGAGCGTCAGGAACGACAGACGTCCGCCGATACGACCGCGCACGTGGTGGGTCTCATTCAAGACGCCAAGTCCGCGGCGCAGGGCGCGTTTACCGAAGCCAATCACGTGAACCTGAAAATTGCCGATCTCAATCGGCGGCTGCTTCATGAGGAGGAAAAGGGCTCGTGAGTCTCCTCCTTTTCTGGTCGCCACGCGCGGCAACAGGTGTTTACACCTATGACGGCGAGATTGCGTGTCAGTCGAGCGTCACGGCCCTCGTTGTCGCCCTGGTGGAACCCGTCACGGCGATCGCCGCGCAGTCCACCGTCTCGTCACCGGTATCGTTTACAGCCGTTCCCGACGCGGTGATCGCGGCGCAGTTTGGTGTCGTCTCACCATACAGCTTCACGCACGAATTCGTCACGGCAGGCGAGATTGCGGCGCAGTCTACGGTGGAATCGGCGTACAGCTTTACGCCCTCGAACACGATTGAACTGATCGCGCGTCCCGGTATCATTTTGACGACGGGACAGGCAGGTCTGACGTATACGCCCGTGGCACGGCCGGACACGGGTGGTGGGGGCATGGCGTGGCCCACGCCGCAGCGTGTACGTCGCGTACGCCCGCGCGAGCGTGTACCCGTCCTCGTGCATCGGACAATCGTCGCGCGCCCCGCGCGCGTACGCGTGCATGGCTCGGTCTGCGCATTCTACTTCCGGCGGTCGATCGTCGCCGGACCAGGGACCGTGACGGTTCGGGGCGGGGCCGTCACGGGCACGCTGGTCCGCGCCATCGTGGCCGCGCGCCCAGCCGGTCGCCAGCCGGTCCCGGCGGTCCGTGGGACGTTCCAGCGGACCATCCTGGCCCGTCCGGTCATGGTCCTCAGCCGCGCGTCTGGGACGGTCCAGTACCAGTCCGGGGTTATGGCCCAGGTTGGCCGGGTCTTGACCAGTGGCGCGCCTGCAACGCTCACCATCTCCAAACACCCGCGCTACGAAACGATGTTCGCTGACGAGGAGTGGCTGCTCATGGAGGTCGCATGACCCTCGAGCGTTTGGCCCATCTCCGCGCGTTCGCGCGCGTGCGCGCCTTGCAGGCGCACGAGGTGCTCCGCACGCTCCAGAATGGTGACGTCCATACGTTCTCATCCACACAGGTGGACTTGCCGGACTCCTTAGCCGATGCCGTGCGGAGTCTCCAGGTCCTCATTCCGCCTGACCATCTGACGGCAGACGGCTACGAAAAGCGTCCGCATGTGACGGTCAAGTACGGCATCCACGACACGTCCCCGAAGGCGGCATCGGCCCTGGTCTCCAACACGGGACCCATCACGATGACGTTAGGGCCGACGGGTGTGTTTGAGGCCGATGACTACGACGTCGTCTATGTGTCGGTGGACTCGGACGCCCTGCGCCAGCTCAATGCGAAGATTTCGGCGGGTGTGCCCGTGACCGACACGCATCCCGAGTACACGCCGCATGCGACGGTGGCGTACGTGGAGAAAGGCCTCGGGAAGATCTACGACGGCAATCCCACGTTGAATGGGATGACTGCCACGGTAGACGCGTTGCGGTTTATCTCGAAGGACGGGACCGAGACACTGATTCGGACGGCGGGTGGTCCAGGCTCGGGCAACTTCGGCCATGGTGGACGTCCAGGACAGATTGGTGGATCGTCGAGCGACGAGGGTGTCGTTCATAAAATTACAGGTCCCGGCATTGGCGCAGGCATGGCGTCTTATGATCCTGCACGACCTGTTACCGTCCATCACACAGATAAGCGCGATCAGAATTTCGAGATCACTGGTCCGACGACCGGCAAAGTGCTTGTGCATAAGGATGATCGGGGATTTGTCGTAACGGATGCCCGTGGAAAACATCCGGACGAAGGCGGACGTCGATTCACACGTGTGCACCACGCGTATGCCACGAAGGATGAAGCCCTGGCCGTAGCGATCAAGCTGGCCAAAACGCGTGTCAATGATCTCGAAAATGCACATGAGTGGCCCGACGATGACGACCTCGAAACATTGGGTGGTCCCGGTTCCGGCAACTTCGGCCATGCCGGACGTCCCGGCGAAGTCGGCGGATCGTCCTCCGAAGACGGATCCTCATGGAAGGACCCGGGTGGACAGAACCACTCGGGCGTCACGTGGAAGCAGCCGACCGATCCGAAGACCGGCCGTCCCATTCCGATCAAAGTGGACACGGTGGAGGACGCGGTCAAGCTAGTCTCGGAAGGGAAAGTCGTCGAGGTCAAGGACGTCAAGTCCGCCTACACCCTGATCGATAAACTGGCCGAACTGTCACAGCAGGCCAAGGCCAACACCGGCAAGGAAATCGATTACGACCTCTGTCAGGTGACGGTCGCCGGGACCAACATGTTTTGTACCGAGTCCTTGCGTGAGGCTAAGGTCGGGACGAAGGAGTATAAGGAAGGCGTCCCCCGGATCGAGATGCCACAGTTGGCCGGTCTGCCCGAACCCGGATCCGAAGCCGACAACCTGCCGAAAAATGCCAAGGGTGAAGTGGACGCCAGCGCGCACTTTATCCACTTCCTCCAAGGCATCGGCATGAAGACGACCCACGAAGAAGTGCCTGCGGAAAAACTCCGCGCGTCACAGCGCGAGTTAGTGGGCCAGAACGTGGGCGGCATGATGCGGAACAAGGACTTCGATCCCGCCAAGGATCCGATCTTCATCTCCAGTGATAACTACGTGGTGGACGGCCACCACCGCTGGGCCGCAACCGTCGGGCGTGACGCGGAAGATGGCCACCTCGGGGACTCCACGATGAAGGTCCGCCGCATCAACGCGCCGATCTCTGAAGTGCTGCATCTGGCGAATGAGTATTCGAAGCGCTTCGGCATTAAACAGAAGGGTGTTGGCGCAGGCGCGCGGCACGCGGGTGGTTCTGGCTCAGGGAACTTCGGTCATAGCGGACGCCCTGGAGAAGTGGGCGGATCGGCCAATAAGGACTTCGAGTCCTACATGACTGCCAATCCCCACAAGAGCACGTTCGAGATTGGCATCGAAATTCCGCTCGAACGCAAGGGCAAGCCACAGATGGCGAAGTTAGTCCGCAAGGAACATCACGGCGAGGAGTGGCGCATTCATAACGAACGAGGCCAATACGTCTATTCCGAAGGCTTCCGCTACGTGACTGAGCATCGCAAGAAATGATTCAACTGCCACTGTCCCCAGACGTCGGCGCGCGGGTGCTTACCCAGGCACTCCTGCGGCTTCGTCTGCTCGGCGGTCCCGGCAGTGGTAACTTCGGGCACAGTGGACGCCCGGGCGAAGTGGGCGGCTCCAGTGGTGAGCGACAACCCCAGGGCGATGAGGAAGACAACGATCTCAAGGCGCGTACCTTCTTCCATGGCACGCACTCGCTGAGTGTGCAGGACATTCTCCAACAGGGACTGTTAGTCGGCCATGCGGGGAAGATGTGGCCGAGTTTCTCCTCGCGCGAACATACATACATCACGACCGACCACGACAACGCGGAACACTGGGCCGAGTCGGCGGTGCAGAAAATGAAGATTGATCACCGGGATGCGGAGATCTATCCGGTGATTTTGACTGTGCGCGTGCCGCCCGAGTACGCGCGACGTGTGGTGCAGGATTCCCACTTCCCTGAGCCCGGATCCCCGGCGCGGCAATTCAAAGGCAACATCCACCCCTCGTGGATCATCGGCGCGAAGATGGGTGCGTGGGACGATGATGCGGACGGCATTGTATGGAAGGACGTATCGCGGTCGTCCCCGATGCCACGCGCCGCGGCGGACGCCGACACGATTATCCACATTGTCCTGTTGCTGACGTCGAAGAAGTTGCGGACAGCCGGTGGTCCTGGCTCGGGCAACTTCGGCCACAGTGGACGCCCAGGACAGGTGGGCGGTTCTAGTAGCGCATTGACGGATAGCACAACGCATCCGGCCGACATGTCCTTCGAGCAGTTCCAAAAGCCTGTGCCGTTGCCTCCCGTTCCGGAGGGCCATATTCGGCTGTCGCATGTGACGTCCGCCGAGAATGTGCCGAACATTCTGCGCGAAGGGTTAAAGCAGTCCAAGTCGAAGGGGGCGTCCTACGGCGAGCCGAGTGTAGTCTGGGCCACGACGCATGGTGAGACGTGGGGCGGCGCACTGGACGCCAACGCCCGCGAAATCATTTTTGACATGCCGACGAAGGACGTCAGCAGTGCGGGCACACTGCATCGCATGGCGGATGTGCCGCCAGAGGCGATTGTCTCGGTGGAGCGCGCGGGATTTAGCGATGTGTCCACCGGCGCGTTGACCCTCCGGCAGGAACGGAAACACGAGGATCTGAACACGCGACGCCAGTACTGGGAAGCCTACCAGCGCGAGAAGCCCAAGTCGCCCCTGCCGTTCCGTCCGCCCGGCGTCTACGACGAGAAGGGGCGGTTGATTGCGCCGGTACAGTCGCAGCCGCACGCGCGGCCGTCCGGCCCGTGGGACATGAACCGTGCCGCCGGAGGTCCTGGCTCGGGAAACTTCGGCCACAGCGGACGTCCCGGACAAGTCGGCGGATCGACGTCTGGCGACGATGCGCGTATTGATAACCTCGAATCCTTCGACAAAATTCAGGTAGGCGACTACACGGTCCGTCGGGACATGTATGGCATGTGGGTCGTGTACAACGACCACAGTCACGCCGCGTTTGAGGATGCGCAGGGTGCCAAGCTGTACCTGCGGTCCAAACAGACGGCCGTGAACGCCGACCCGCATACGCTCGACGTGCCCGTGTCCATCTACCACAATTCGCCAGACCAGTTTGCGGAAAATAAACCCACGTTTGGTGCGTACTTCGGGGATGAGCATTTCCTTAAGGCGTTTCCGAATGAATGGGGCGAGCACACGTATAAGGTCACACTGCCGAAGGGCAGTAAGGTGTTAGACCTGGGTAAGGATACGCCTGAGGCCCGGGAGTTTATGGCGACCGTGGCCGGGATTGCGTATCCGAAGGATCCTGGCATTGCGGACTGGCAAGCGCGACTTCGACAGGGCGATCCTGCGGCCAGTAGCTACGATGAATTCTACGAAGCGTGGACAGATAAGAAAAACATCCTCGGTGCGTTGAAACAGCACAAGGGCTACGATGCGGTCCGCTATCAGTCAGAGTACGTGTTGCCACCAGAGACCCTGAAGAAACTCAAGGGCACGAAACTGAAGACGGCGGAAGTGTTCAGGACGCTCGGTGGATCGGGGTCCGGTAATTTCGGCCACGCGGGACGGCCGGGTGAAGTTGGGGGATCGGTAACAGAGGGTGGACCTAACGGGGAATCGGAGCCATTACACGCGGGCCCGCGTATTGGATTTGTAACCCCGACAGGTCAAGAACGTGTCGCTAGTAAAACCAGTGGCGGTATTGGTGGTTACGGTGAAGACCATACGGATCTTGCACGACGGTTGATGGACGATGAGAACGGCGGCGTACAACCGGCATTGAAACAGGGGTACTTACGCTATTGGGTGCGTAATGGCGAGATTGCACTCAACTTTAAGTCTGGTCAACCAAATACCGCATCTAACGCTCTTCGATTCATCAAGGAAAACGTTCAGGACGGCGATCGCATTTACCTCGACATTGAACATCCCCATGGCGATAACGTTACGCTTGGAGGATTCTTCGACAACCCTCGTGAAGCCAATCAGGCGATCCGTCGTGCAGGTGGACTGAAAACACTTGGGGGCCCTGGCTCCGGTAACTTCGGCCACACCGGACGGCCCGGCGAAGTCGGCGGCTCCTCGGGTGGTGAACTGGGTCCGCGTCCAACGCCCATCAAGGTGTCGAAGGTCAAGGACGCCATCCCGCTCATCCTCCAGGGCAAAGTCGTCGAGCTGCCGAACGTCCGCAAGGTCAATGTGCTGATGCAGCGATTGGCCAAGATCGCGAAGGACGCCAAGCGACAGGGTAAGGACGCGCCCTCGTATGATGCGTGTCAGATCGTGGTGCCGGGGTCCAATATCTTCTGTGGTCAGCACCTTGTGACCAAGGAATACCCTAACGGCATGCCCCGCATTGTCATGCCGCAGTTTGCTAGTGAACCGATTCCTGGAACGCCTGCCGATAAACTGCCGCGCGATGCGAAGGGAGTGGTCGATGCGGGTCCGGAATTTATTGATCATCTGGCATCACGCGGTATCACGAGTACACGTGTGGACGTCCCCTCGGCGTCCCTGCGGCCCAGTCAGGCGCAACTCGACGGTCCCAAAATCGCCAAGCGCATGGTCCAGAAGGACTACCGGCCCAGTAGTCCGATCTTTATCTCACGTGACGGTTACATCGTGGATGGCCACCACCGTTGGGCAGCCGTGGTCGGCCGCGACGCCGAAGACGGACACTTAGGCGACTCCACGATCCGCGCCTACAAGATTGACGCGCCGATCAGCGAGATCCTGAACATTGCGAAGACCTGGACTAAGACCTTTGGGCTCGAACAGAAGGGGATTGGGCGCGCGGCTGGTGGACCCGGGAGCGGGAATTTCGGCCATAGCGGACGGCCGGGTGAAGTCGGTGGATCGTCCAGTGAGGGCGGATCAGCCGTCACGAAAAGTACGCCGTTCAAACGATGGTTCAAACAATCCAAAGTCGTCGACGCGGAAGGCAAACCGCTGGTCGTCTACCACGGTACGACGCATGACTTCGACACGTTTGAACCGGCGGGCTCGGATAAGTACAACATCGAATCCGACTTCGGCGCAGCCGCCTATTTCTCCAACTCCGCGTCGGATGTATCCGAAAACTACGCAGGTGTAGGGCCGGATCTCACGAGCCGTCTGGAACAGCGTGCCGACCAACTGACGAGCGAGAACGACGAGCTGGATCATGAGGCCGCACTGAAGCAGGCGCGCGAGGAGTTAGTGGGCCGGAGCGGCGCGCTGGGCGTGCCCGTCTATCTGTCGATGCAAAACCCCTTTGTGCTGGGGGACGCGTACGACGAGGATCATCCGGTCAAGGAAACCTACCTCACGCACGAGTATGTCTACGACGATCCCAATGACCCCGATTCTGACATCGTGGGTGAGGAAGGCACGCTCGTCGACTTTATCACCGCGTTGAAGGATGAGGCTGGGCAGTTCCACGATACCGAAGGCGTTGATGACTTCCTGACGAAGTTAGCGGATAACAGCTTTGATGGCATGCACGCCAGTGAACTCGACAAACTGTGGCGCACCACGGAAACGACTGCCTATGTGACCGACGATCAGGGGCGGCTGGCAGGCAACGAACTCTATCGACGTGCGCTGGAGCGCGCAGGGTTCGATGGCGTGATTGACCGCTCGGTCGATACGAAGTTTGGCTCGGCACGGCGCATTGGTAAGCAGATGATCGGTGTGACTGCCGATACCGAACATTACATCGTCTTCAAACCCCAGCAGATTAAGTCCGCTATCGGGAATCGGAAGTTTAACCCGAAGAGTCCCGTGATCACGCTCGGTGGTCCGGGCTCCGGCAACTTCGGTCACGCCGGACGGCCCGGTGAAGTCGGGGGCTCTGGCGTAGGCGACAGTACCGCGCACTTACCGGAATCGGTCGCGTATGTCCTGCGGGCGCGCGAACAGAAATTAAAGGAACTTGACTACGAAGCCGCCGCTATTCTCTCACCTACGGGCGAGGTGGTGAATTATATCTCCAGTTACGCGAAGGACTACATCACGATCGATGAAAAGTTGAAGCCAAGTTTGGCCGATACCATCTTTACCCACAATCATCCGGGCAGTAACGGTCTGAGTCTGGCGGACGGCGACGTGGCGGTTAACCTGAATATCCGCGAGATACGAGCGATTGGCGCGGATGGGCGTGTGCATAGTCTGCGACGCGAGGGCGACCGTTGGCCGGACAATTTTATGGCCCTGGTGCGTGTGGCGGACTATGAAACGCAAAAGACCTTTTCTGAGGAGATCCGCGCCGGACACATGACGATGCAGGAGGCCAATGCGAAGCACTACGATCATGTGTACGCAACGGCTGTAGCAAAAATCCCTGGTGTCGCGTTCGTGATGGCTCCCAGTCTGCCGGTGGTCTCGGAGGTCCATGTCTGAGATCATTTTGATTGACGATCGTGAGTTCCGGATCCCGGTCTACACCGAGGAGAGTGTCCGCACACTCGGCGGTCCCGGCTCGGGCAACTTCGGCCACAGCGGACGCCCTGGCGAGGTGGGGGGCTCCGCGCCCGAGGACGGACCGGCCATCGGTGGCAGCATCCGCGCGCAAAAAGAGGAAGGCGTGCGCCGCGTCGAAGCGCTCCTCGACAAGGCGGTCAAGTCGGCGGACTTTACGGTCGCGGGTGACGAGAGTTATACCGAAGACGATTTGACCTGGAGTGATTTCTCCAGTACGCAGCAGGATCGCGCATTTGAAAATTTCCGTGACCAGTCCTATAACGAAGGCGTGGAGGTTGATGATAGCGAGATCATCAGTGACCTCTACAAGGACTTATACCGCGATAACGAGAAGGTCGTCGAGGAGGCTTCACAGAAGTTAATCGACGACATCAATAATCCGGAGTCCACGGTTCAGGCGTTTCAGCAGACGACCGAACTGCCGTTTACCACGGAGAGTGGCGAGCCCGCGCCGGTGGTGCAGCGGTTCTATCTCGATCCCGACACGATCGAAGCGGAAGAAGATACGGGCGATGGCGCGCCCCTCAATGAGGACGCCCTGCGTCTGACCAATGGTGAGGAGCTGACGCCCCAACAAAAAGAAGCCGTGGACATGCTCTGGTCCCATCACTACGAAGCGGAGATGGACAAGGCCAAGGAGCGGGTGACCGAGAGTGACGAATACTCCGAGCGCCGCAATGAGTTAGAGTCTGAGGAGATCGATAGTCAGTGGAATAACATGTCCGACTCGAAGAAGATCGACTATCTCGATCAAAACGACAAGGACGCTGCACTCGAAGAGAAGGCTGGTACCGGAACTGAAACCTTAGACAACTCCGAACCCGATAACTGGATTGTCGATACGGAAGTCGAGGAATCCACCGGCCGCGCCACGGATGAGAGCAAGCGGGAGGACTACGACAAGACCCGCATTCTCGCGCGGAAGCTGGCCGAACTGCGCACATCGGAGATCCTAACTGAACGCGGGTTAAGTACGACGGGCGCGGCGGACATTCCCCGCAGTGTGTGGGAGGCGTGGAAAGGATCGTCGACGAGCGACTTAGGATTGGCATTGCAGTTAGCCGCCGCGGAAGAACTCGGTGGACACCATCGGCTGAATGAGCGGGAAGTGAGTCACGCACGACAAATCGCGGATCAGCAATTTGGTATTCAGGTGCCGTTTGCAGATTTACCCAAGGCAACACAAGATCAGGCGCATGAACGCTACGTACGTGAATTTGCGGACTACGAGGTGCAGAGTTTCAAAACGCAAAACGATAACGCAAAAGTGCCCTACACCGAAGCCGATGTCCAAGCCTACCGTCAGAAGGCGGAGGATCGGTGGGAAAAAGGGTGGGAGTCACTGTCTGGATATGGTAAGACGCAGTACGCGAAGGAAAAAGGTCTGGACCAGAATCAGTCCGGCATGGAGCGCCTGAAAGCCTACACCCGCGCGCAGTGGGAGACTACGCAATTCCTGATGGAGAAGGCCGAAAAGCCCTACGCGGAAGTCTATCGCGGTATCATTCTCCCCAAGGACGATCTCGACAAGACCACCAATCTGACGGTCCCGCATCCTGATCGACCGACATTCGCGACCGACGCCGATCGTGAGAAGTACGAAAAGTATTACAAGCAGAATCTGCCGGACTATGTGCAGCTCCCGGATATCGAGATCAAACGCAATGGTGCATCATCCACGTCATCGAATGCTGACGTGTCGAATAATTGGGGCGGCGCGGGTGGGTGGAAGGAACAGCCTCGGGGATCACAGCGCGTGGTCCTGCGCTTCCAGGCTCCGGCCACCTCGCTGATTTCGATTCCGGTGTTTGGCCAGAACCTGCACAACGAATCCGAGTACGTGCTGATCGGCACGAAGGACAAATGGAACTGGGACGCGTGGCGCGGCAAGGCCCCCACGTTCGAGCAGCATCCGATTGGCGGACGAAAGGTGTCTGGCGTGAAAGCGGCGGAAGAAAAGAAAATGCTCGTCATCGACATGGCCGAGCACGACAAGGGCCCGCACTGGTTGACCGAGTACCGGGACCAGCGCGCGAAACCCCGCTATGCCAAACGTCGGCCCGAGACGGCTGTCCACGCCGCGGCCGATGCGCATGTCGAAGTGATGCGGTCCGCGGCGGTCAAGGCCTTCAAGGCTGGACGCGCGGCGTTGAACGTGCCGCTCTTGCGGTCGGCACTGACCTCAGGCAATCGGACCAGGGCAGTCAAGGCCGTGGCTGCTGTCCCTGGTGCGATCCGCGCGAGCCTCCTGAAATCGTTGCCGGGTCTGCTGTTGAAGATGGCCGCGAAGGGCGGACAGGCGAGCCTCAACACCTTGCGCGTGCGTACGCGCACGATCCGGCATGCCGAACGACGCGCCGCGCGTGCGGCCGGTCTCGCAGAACCCCGCTACGCCGCCATCGAGTTTGACTGGGGCTTCGATGACAGTAATCCGCGCGCCCAGAAGTGGGCCCGTGAGCACGCCGCGGAGTTGGCTAAGGGCATTTCCGACACCACGCGGGACGATATTGCGGATGCCCTGGTCGCCGCGTTCGACGAAGGCGGCGATACCAATACGTTGATTGAATCCATTAGTGAAGCTGTAGGCGACGAGGATCGAGGCGAGTTGATTGCCGTGACGGAACCGATGATCGCTGTGCACGAAGGTCAACGCGAGGCATGGCGACAGGCAGTTGACGAAGGGGGACTGCCCCCGGACGCCCAGCGCGAATGGATCACGACCGGCGACATGAAGGTCTGTCCTGAGTGTGAGTCGTTAGAGGGCACGACCGCTGACGTGGACGGGCTCTATCCGGATCCTGGCGGCGAAGGCCCACCACTTCACCCTCGGTGCCGCTGCACGGAAGGTATTGCGGCCCCGCGTGCGCGCGGGCGCGGACTCGGCGGTCCCGGCAGTGGCAACTTCGGTCACGGCGGACGCCCTGGACAGATTGGTGGGTCATCTAGCGATGATGAAGGGGATGACGAAACGCCCGCCACGACCATTAGTGGGAAAGACCTTAAGGAAAACATGACCGGCGATCTGGCAGCCGTGGCCCAAAAGGTCTACGACGAGTGGCAGGTCGATCCGAATCAGCCGGAGAACGATGACCTCTGTGGTGGTGGGATTTGTCATCTGATTGCCGATGAAATGGTTGGCCATCTGTCAGACAAAGGCATCGAGGCAACCACCGTCAGCTCGCAGATTGGGGAACAGCATGTCTGGGTCGTCGCGAAGTTAGCAGATGGTGTGTACTCCATCGACATCCCGCCCGGCACGTACGAAACGGGCGGCGGTTATTCGTGGCAGAAAATTCCTGACGTGACGATCGATAAGCGGGACGTCGTGGTGGATCTCGTCTCTCCGAATCCCGAGAAGTTCACCGAGTTCACCGACGAGGGTTAAATGGACATTACCATCAACGGCCAACACGGTATCGTCACGTACTGGGATAGTAAGTGGCATCTGGCCGATCAGCCACAGGCGGTCATGGCCCAAGTACGGTTCGACGATGGCCGTGTGGTGTTGTATCACGTGAACGCGCTTCCACACAAGTGATGCACGTGGAACAGTGGTTTGCGGACCCGACAAAAGTTGGAGTCACCGTCTTATTGTTGATGGCGGTCGTAGCCTATTCACGCGAGTGGGTCGTCTCCGGCGTGACCTACACGAAGCAGATCGCGGAGAAGGATAAACAAATTGCTGCCCTAACAGCCGAACGTGATGAATTCAAACAGATGGTCATCACAAGTCTTAATATAACTGAGCGGACGCAGCGAGTCCGGGGTGGCGCATTACTCCCGAAGCAATAACATGAACGAATGGATCCGGACCCTGCGAACCTGGCTCCACAAGGGACAGCCTATGCCAGATACTCCGACCCGATCGGACCCGGACAAGGAAGACTTGGCGCGACGCATTCAAGATGCGCAGTCGCGTTTACACCGATTGGAATGGGAGGCGGATGTCATGCGCCGGCGACAGATACCGCCCGATCAGAAAGAAAACGAACAATGTTAGATCGAATTTTCGCTCATGCGACACCAGTGGAAGGGATCTTTACGGTCGTGTCGATCGCATCGGCGGCGGTGTCGTGGTACGCACTTCGGAACGCGATGATTGATGCAGCCGTGCAGACGGCCGCAAAGATCAATGGCCCTCGTCGATTGGTGGCAGAGAATAACATTCATCAGGAGCAACTGCGATTGGCGGTCTCGGTCGTCATGGTGTTGGCATCGATTTCGTTCTTATTTCTCGAGCCACCGCCGCCGCAGTATTGGCTCCTGCCGCAGTCCCTGGTGGGACTGATTGCGTGGATTCTGGTCGCGACCATTATCATGCTGTCCTCCTTAGTCGATAAGTCGATTCGCCATAAGCTGCAAAAGTACGCGCCTATTGAAGTGACCACGAAGTCAGTCACGGTTCCGCCTCCGCTCAATGAGTTTGGCGAGCCGGGATCCCCCAAGGATCTCATGGACGTGTCGATGGCCATCCGTGCGGATTCGGCGCGTGCCGTCGAGGGTCGCCGGTCCGATGATTCCGTCGGACGACGCGCCACGGATAAACCCGCTATCGAGGAGAAATAACATGGGATTACTTGAAGTGTTGATCCTTGTGATCTTCCTGCTATGGCTGGCAGGCTTTGGATTCGGCGTGGCCGGATCCTTGATCCACGTCCTGCTGATCCTTCTAATCATTCTCGTCATTGTGCGATTACTTCAAGGACGGAACGTACTATGATCAAAAAAGAGGGCGAGAAGTGGATCCTCTATACCAAAGACGGATCCAAGAAACTCGGCACGCACGATTCCGAAGGCGACGCGAAGAAACAAGAAGCCGCCATCGAAGCCAGTAAGCATCGTGCGGCAGCGGACGCTGAGCACTTTCGCGCGTTGGTGGCGAATCTCGATGTGACCACCCTGGCGCGGAAGCCGAACAAGGACGAACACCCCTTCACGTACTGCATGCAGGTCGTGGTTCCGGCCATCGAAGAGAAACAGGGCGCGATGGACAATCCGGAGGCGTTCTGTGGCTGGTGGAAGGGCGAGCACGCATACGAAGCCGCGCAGGCCAAGACCCTGGAGGGTAAGGAGTCTCGCACGGTCCATCTGATGGGCGCGACCGGTCAGATTCGCACGGCGACGTTTGAAAACAAGGATTACATGGTGGTCCCGGTCGTGGCCCTCATGGAGGGCGTGATTCACGCCATCAACGCCGAAACGCCGGAGTACGTGCCGCTGGCGTGTCTCGCGTGCGCGCCGCAGGGATGGGACGGTCGCCCGGTGGTCCTTGGCCATCCCGTGAGAGACGGTCATCAGATTTCCGCCAATTCACCAGAAGTCCTCGAATCGCAGTCCTTTGGTCGAATCTTCGGTGCGCGCCTCGACGGCAAGAAGTTGATGCTGGAGGCGTGGATCGATCCGGTCAAGGCGGAGCGCATCGGCGCGCAGGAGATTGTCACCAAGCTGCGCGAAAACAAGATGTGCGAAGTGTCCGTCGGAGCCTTCGTGGTGACGGACAAAACCGCAGGCATGTATGGCGACAAGCCCTACAAAGCAGTCTGGCGGGACATCGTGCCGGACCACTTGGCCTTTCTCCCCAAGGGCATTGGTGCGTGCAGCAACGAAATGGGCTGCGGATCCCCGCGGACGGCCATGGCCCATCTGATTACCGCCGAGGGCTTCGAGACCTTGGCGTTTCCCTTCCAGAAAAAGGAGGACACCGCGGACACCGATTGGGCCGCGAAAGCCGATGCCGCTGAAGCGGCCGCGACGAAAGCGGAGAAGGCGGGAGATACCACCGAAGCGGCTAAGCAACAGAAGTTGGCCAAGGAGTATCGAACGAAGGCCAAGGCCATGAAGGCTGCACAGTACGGCGATACGCCAAATGAAGCAGCCTCCGAGGAGAAGGCGGAGCTGATTGCCTACCAGACCATGCGCACGCTGTGCGACCAGATTGGCGAGTCGTACGATGCCATTTCCGAAATCGTCGACGAGCTGATTGCCGACGAAGCCGACAACCCAACGCAGACTCCCGCCGAGGAGGCTGCGGAAACCGAAGTGGAGACCGCTCGGCTGGAGTCGCTACAAGTGCTGTGCATGTCCCAGTACAGCACGCTCAACGCCCTCATGAGTCTCACCACGGATTGTCTGCGGCCGGAACCGGCACCAGACGTGGCTCCGCGGTACATGGCGGGAGCACGCCACTCCGCCACCGATCGACAAATCATCCAGCGCGTTCACGACCACGCGGTGTCGTTGGGCGCAGAGTGTAGCGGCATGGAGGCCCGAGCCGCTGAAACACCGCGTGCCGATTCATCCACGCAACAGCCGGTCCCCGTACCGGCGGAGGTACGAGACATGGCTTGCACATGCGGAAAAACCACAAAAGGAGAGGCGATGAACAAGGAGCAGCGTACGGAACTCATCAAGACGCTATGCGCCGACAAGCATAGTGGGTTCACCGAAGCCGATTCCAAGATGTTGGAAGCGGCTCCCGACGAACGACTCGAATCCTTCCGTGTCGCTGCTGCGGCGCGGGCCAAGGAGGTCGAGGAGAAGACCAAGCCCGCGACCGAACCGGCACCGAAAGTCGCGGAATCGAAGCCCCTCACCGAGGACGACTTCATGAAGGTCGCCCCGGATTCGCTCAAGTCGCTCATCGCCCGCGCGCAGGCGCAGGATGCCGCCCACAAGACCACGCTCGTCGCGGACCTCAAGACCGCGCAGAGCGAGTACTCGGAATCGGAACTCGCGGCTATGTCCATCGACGCCCTGGAGCGTCTGAGCCGCGCGATCGGCCGTCAGGTCGAGCAGCCGACGTCGTACGCCGGGCGTGGTGTGCCGCGCGCCGCTGCCGCGCCGGAGAAGGACGTGTACACGAATCCGCCGAACCCCTACGAAGAGGGGCTGAAGAAGCTGCGCGCCTCCAGCGGGTTCGCGGAACAGACCGCGTAAGTTCACACGAAGTCGTCAACATCTCACGAGAGGACACTGACACATGGCTATTGTGAAGTATCCGCCCAACACCATCTGGCTCGGTGGCGGCATGACGGTCGTCAACGACGTCGCCGCGGGCGCGGCGTTCAATCCGGGCCATCTCATCGAGCGCTACAACTCGTCGGGCACGCCGCTGTTCCGCAAGCACTCCACCGCAGGCGGCGCGGCAGCGGCGATCTTCGGCCTGAACCAGTCCATGCTGAACAAAGGCGTGGATGACGCGTACGCAATCGGTGACCTCGTCGAAGCGGGCATCATGGCCAAGGGCGCGCTGGTCTGGGCGCTCATCGGCGTGCTGACGGTCGTGCAGGGCGACAAGCTGGAGTCAGCGGGCAATGGCACGCTGCGTCTGCTGGCCGCGGGTATTGCCATCGCCATCGCGGCGGAAGGCAAGGTTGGCGCCTCGGGTGAAACCCGCGTGCGCGTCGAGATCCTCTAACCTCTCACGCTGCGAAAGGACACATACGTTATGAGGTTTCAAGTCAACGATCACGATCATCCGCTCCAGACCGCGCTCCTGCGGGCAGCGGAACAGACAGGCGAGCTGTCCATCGCATCGCTTCGGTCACTGTCACCGCTTTCCGATAAGGCCCAGGTACTCGTCGACCGTGCGGTCGTCAGCGTGGGCCTTCAGCGCCTCGTCGTCGCGGCCGACGTCATGGCGGCAGGCCTGACCTATCCGCTCACCGATCCGTTGTCGGTGACACAGCTCGAATGGGAATCCATCTCGAAGACCGGCGGGGCACAGCGCACCATGAACCCGTCGGCGCGTGGTGAATTCCAATTGCCCAACCGTTCGATCAATCGGCTGCCGATTTATCTGACGACCGACGACTTCAGCCTTGGCATTCGCACGCTGAAGATGTCGCAGCGCGTCGGTCAGCCGCTCGACACGACCCTGGTGGAACAGGCGACGCGCCGCGTCAACGAGGCCATCGAGGACGCGATGATCAACGGCTCGGGTCTTGTCGTGGGTGGCTACGGTGCGCCTGGCATCTTGAACGCGCCGAATGCGAACACGTACGACATCACGGTGAACTGGAACGCGGGCGCGACCGGCGACCAGATCCGAGTGGATACTATGGCGATGATCAGCCTGTTGCAGGCCGATCTGAAGTTCGGCCCGTACAACTTGTACGTCGGCACGGCGTATGGCAACGCGCTTACGGCCGACTTCAAGGCCAATGGCGATAAGTCCATCATTGCCCGCCTGCAGGAAATTCAGGCCGGTGGTCGTGGTCTTCAGATCAAGGTGGCGGACCAGATGCCGACGACGACGGTCGCGCTGATCCAGATGACCAGCGACACGATCGAAATGGTCGTGGGTCAGCCGCCCACGGTCATTCCATGGACCAGCCTTGACGGGTTCACCCTCTTCTGGTTGGTCATGGCCATCATGGTCCAGCGCGTGCGCTCGGATTACGACGGCAACTCCGGCATCGTTATCGCCACGTAATAGGGGACGACGGTCTGACGACCGTCGCCTTCCGTCACCGTTTCTTTTTCAAAGGGAGTAGCACACATGGCCGATCAGAATCAGGGCCAGACTCAGGGCAAGCCCGGCGACAAGCCGAAGGCCACGTCACCGGAAGATCGTCAGAAGGCGCAGAAGGAAGTCCAGGATCTGCGTCAAAAACTCCAAGAGGCCGAGACGCGTCTGGCCGAAACCGGCGACACGCGACAGACGACGGCTGAGGAAGACCTGAAAATGTTGCAGGACCGCGCGCAGTCCCAGCAGGTACGCGTGGTCGGCAAGCCGGGCGGACCGTTCACGATCAACGGTCAGGGCTTTGGCAATTCGTCCGGGCAGGCTCCGTGGCCGGGTCAGGTGATCATCGCTGGTCGGGCCGTGCCGATCACGTCGTGGCGTGACGGCAGCATCAAGGGCACGTTGCCGCCGGATCTGCCCGAGAAGGGCGACGTCGAAGTCACCATCAACTCCGGCGCAGCCACCGGCAAGGAACAGAAGATCAAGGGGCAGTGGCCTGCGCCACGGCCGGTCCTGAACGCGCAGGGACAGGTCCAGATCAAGCTGGCCAACGGCCAGATTGTGTCGGGCGAACTCGTGCGCGGCGATCTGTCGGCACAGCCGGGCGCGGCCCCGCCGTATCTGCCGGGCGCGCAGGGCGTCCAGGGCGGCGGACCCGACATGAATCCGCCGCCGGGATCCACGGGCACCATGGCCGGACAGACGGTCGGCAGCGCGCCGTCCACGGCCACGGGTGGACCGGCGACGGGCGGTGCCGCAGGCGCGTCGCAGCCTCAGCACAAGACCGAAAACAAGTAGATCCCGCGCATGTACGCGCGTGATGACACGAAGGGAGACGAACCATGAAAGCAGGAGACGATCCCCGGACTGATCAGTCCGGCTCGAAGAACGTGCCCGATCCGCCGCCGAACAGCGATCCGGTGAAGGCTCCGGGAGGCGTGACCGAAAGCAATCCGCAGGGCACGCCGCCCGGACCGGGATCGCATCCCGGCACGCATCCCGGCGGCGACAAGCGGTAGGAGAACGACAGCCCCGTGAGGCTACAGACGTTTGAGGGACCGGTCACGGCTCGGTCCCAACCATTTGAGGTGTGTCATGAGGCGGATGATCGTAATTTTTCTGAGCGTCTGGCTGCTTGCGACAAGTGCACTGGCTCAGACGAGTCTATCGACGACCGCCTGTCCCGGTGCTGGATGCCTGCCGATTCTCCTCTCTGGAGATACCGGAACCGTCGGCATTCAAATTACCGGCACGTTCGTCGGCACCCTGGAGTTTGAAAAAACCATCGACAACACCAACTGGGTGTCGTGGTGGGTGTTGGCCAACGGCACGACCACCCCAGTCGTTAACACGACGACCACCGGATTTTTTGCAGGACCGGCAGCGGACGCCAAGTCGGTGCGCCTGCGGTTCTCCGCATTCACGTCAGGCTCGGCGGTCATTTCGTTCGATTTGACCAGCGGGATTATCGATGCGCCCACAGGTCCACTGACCGCCGGGTCGGCCCTGGTGCCAGACTCCAAGGCGACCTTGACGGCGTCGGTCAACGTGAAAGCGACGGCGGGAAATGTCTATGGCGTGTTCGCGCTCAATGGGGCTGCATCTACCTGTTGGGTGCAGTTTATCAATAGCGCCACGGCAGGCACGTTGGGCACAGGCGTAATTTTCTCGGTGCCGCTTCCGGCCTCCACGACGACGCCGGTCTATCTGCCGCCGACCTCCTTTCCGCTGGCGCAGTTTACGACGGGCATTGCCGTCGGCATTGCCACGACGCCCACCGGCTCGGCGGCGTGCGGTACCGGCGGAAACGTGGTGACGTTTTACAAGTGAGCCATCATGCCGACACTTGATGCAACCGCGGGCGGCGCAAACGCCAATAGCTACGAGACCCTGGAGGAAGCGGCCGAGTACTTCGATAACCGCTTGCCCATTGTGCCGCCTTGGGCTCCTACGGGGGATGCGAGTGAACGTCTCCTAATCACTGCGACGCGGACACTCAATAACATGTTCCGGGGCGGTCGCACGTTAGTGAAGAAGGGTACGGACTCGTATTACATCATCAATCGTAAGTGGAAGGGTCAGCGGGCGACCACGACCCAACGGCTGGACTTCCCTCGGATCGGATTGGTAGATGCTGATGGGAACGCCGTACCATCGGACAGCGTGCCGCAGGAAATCAAGGATGCGACATCGGAGTTAGCCGGGCAACTCGGAGCGGGCGACCGCACGCTGGATAGTGATGTAGTCGTGCAGGGCATCAAAAGCGTGTCGGCCGGAAGTGTCTCCGTGTCCTTCAAGGACGATGTGTCCGCGCAAGTGCTGCCGGATGCGGTTGTGAATAACATTCCACCCTGGTGGTACGACGACGAACAGATTGAATTGACCAACACCTTCGAGTTTGAGGTGGTGTAATGGGACTTGCGAGTGTCATCCGGAACGCTGTTGCCGTGGCCGATAAGGTCACGCAGGACCTCCAGCCGCTGGTGAGATTACAGCATGTCCTCTCGTCGAATAGCTCCGGCGACATTACGTGGGGCGACCCTGTGGACATTCATGCCATTGTCGATTGGAAACAGAAGCACCTGCGGACGCAGGGTGGCGAGTTGACGGTCAGCCGTGCCAGTGTGCTCTTTCTCGATGTGAACGAGTTGAAGGCCGCGACCAATAACGAAGGCATTGACGACAACGACATTATCACGTTGCCGGATGGGACTACAGGTCCCATCATCGACATGGCCGGATTCATTGACGCCGGAACGGGACGGCCGTTCGCGACCGAGGTCTTCCTTGGCTGATTTCGTGCGGCTGCTCGGTGTCCCGGAAATGATCAAGAAAATTCGGGAGATCCAGAAGCAGTTTCCCGATCGTGTGATCAACGCATTGCGCTACGAAGCCGAGATTGAAGTGACAGAGGCCAAAAAACGCACGCCGGTCTACACCGGCCCTACGGGTCCCGGCAAACCCATCCCTGGTCTCCTGCGGGCATCCGTGCATCAGGACGGACCCTATCGGGAGGGTTCGCGCATCTATACGCGCATCGTGGCGGGAGGCGCGGCCGGAGCCTACGCCATCCCGCAGCATGAGAATTTAGAGTACTTCCATGAGGTGGGGCAGGCGAAGTACATCGAGTCCGTCATCATGGAATCGCGGCCGTTCATGGCCGCGCGCTTAGTGGCGCGCCTGCGCGCGATGGGGTAACGCATGCCTGGACTGTTGGTCAATCAAGGCGAACGCATTATGCTAGAGGCGCTGGTCAATAAGACCGCGCCGCAAACGCTGGTGCTCCGGCTGTTCAAAAACAATTGGACGCCGGTGGAAACCGATACCGAAGCCGCCGCAACGGAAGCCACGTTTACCGGTTATGGATCGATTGTCCTGACGGGTGGAACATGGGTCACGACCGAAGGCGCACCATCCTCCATCGACTATCCTCAGCAAGCGTTTGCCAGTAGCGCCGCGCAGGCGCCACAGGACGTGTACGGATACTACATCACACAGCAGACCAGCGGCAAACTGGTGGCGGCGGAACGGTTCACCGACGGGCCGTACACCATTTCGAATAATGGCGACACCATCAAGGTGACGCCGAAAATTACACAAGACTAATGGCTGACTTCGTGTATCAAGGCCGTATTGACGCGCACGTCATACTCGTGGGCTACCCGTACGTTCTGGCGGGTGATACCGACCTGCTGGATAACGTCGTCGCAATTCTCGAGCGCGCGGGCGTCGGCATTGATAATCAAACGATCTTTCGAACCTCGAAGGCCCAGATTCCCACCGGTGCGGGTCCGTACTTGACGGTCACTGAAACTGGCGGCTCCGGACCAGAAGGGACCCACAATGCGGTGGGACTACCAGCGTACCAGCGGCCGAATGTGTCGATGATTGTGCGTGGTACTTCGACATCCGCGACACGGAACATGATCAAAAAGGCCTATGCGGCACTCGTCGCGTTTGGACAAAAGTCGCAGGCTATCCAGGGCGTGTGGTATCGGTCTGTGATACCGCTTCAAGAGCCGTTTGATACCGGCGTCGATGGCAATGGACGATTCACGATGACCGTCAATTTTGCGTTTGTCAAACGGCCAAACGCAGCGATGAGTCGGTAAAAGGAGAGACACATGAGTCAAGCACAGACCTCAACAGGAATCCTCGTCCGGCGTGCGTCGCTGGTTGCGCCGCCAACGGTCGCGATCACCAGCAACTCCGTCGCCAACCCGACGCATGTGACTACCACTGCGCCACATCTGCTGGCTACAGGGGATCTGGTGACGATTGCAGGCGTCACAGGATCAACCCCGACCATCAATGGTCAGCACAAAGTGACCGTCCTCGATGCGACGCATTTCACGATTCCGGTAGCCGTGACGGTCGGCGGCACCGGCGGCACCGTCCTACAGGACTTCGCGACGATTGCGGAGCTGACTGAGGTCACGCCCGGCGGCAAAACCCGGAACAAGATCGAAACATCCACACACAACGAAGGCACCGAGTCGCACGTCCTGGGCATTCTGCGGCAGGCCGATCCAGGGTTCAAGGCGAACCTTGTCGGCACCGATCAGAGTCATCAGGACGTGAACGATGACATCGATCTGAACCGGAAGGCGGTCTGGCAGGTTGCGTTTCCGTCAGGGATCACGCGTACAGGTGAGGGCTACGTGCAGACCTTTACCTTTGACGGCGCGCCCGTGGACGGCAAGCAGGGCGTGACCGTGGCGTGGACCTGGGCCGGTCCGGTCGACGAAGTCTTCGAGTAAGGAGGAACCGTGGACGAATTCCTGTCACTCGACGCCATTGCAGATGCGAAGGACGTCGATTATGTCGTGGTGGATCTCCCTGAATGGGGTGGATCCCTGCGGTTAGGATCCGTGAGTGGCGAGTCTGTCACGCTATTCAGGGAAATGCTGGAGCGCGACCCCAACGCCTCGAACGATGCGGTGTGGAACATGGTTGCGCAATGTCTGGTGGACGGCCAGGGCAATCGACTGGTGCGCACGGATGAGGATCGTCGTCGTACGATTACCGTCCTCAAGCGCAAGGACGTGCGCGTCACGGACCGGATCATCGATGCCATGTACGAACTCCTCGGCATCCGGCTCAAAGGAGCGGCACCAAAAAACGTCTCCGGCGAGGAGGCATCCGCTTCCTCGCCCACTCCGTCGCCCGAAACCGTGGGCGTGTAGATGTAGATCCCATGCTTCGCAGTCTGACTGCGAAGCAGTTTCATGAACTGGTCGATTTCGATCAGATGGAGTCGCCGGAATTACGCATGGACCTGCGCTTTGCCATCCTCGCGTCATTGGTCGCCATTGCCGGTCATGTGCAATCCGTGGACGGCACCGCGTACTCACCCGCTCACTTCCTGCAACAGCTCCACAATTCCCTGGAACGTCATGATGAGTTTGTCCGCGGTGAACGAGAGCCACAGCCGGTCGCGACTGGACCCGATATGAAAACGATGACAATGCATCTGCGCAACTGGTTCAGCGGGGTGAACTCACGCGCACGTGAAGGACAGGGAAAGATCGCTATTTCCAATCTCACGCCCGGGGCCTCCCGGTCTTGGCTCGCCCGGCTACGGGCAAGGAGTTCGGCATGATCGACACAGAGATCAACGGCAATACCGTGGTGGAGGCGACGACGTCAGGAAATGTCCTCACGTTGGACCAGATCGAACAGTCCCGCGATGCAGAATATGCGGTCGTAGACGTACCGGAGTGGGGTGGAAAGCTACGGATGGCTTCTGCGACGACCGATATGGTCGTCGAGTTGGCCAAACGATCGGAAACCGGCAACGTCGTCGATGGCATCATGGAACTGCTCGTCAAGAGTTTCGTAGATGAACAGGGCAATCGGTCGGTAACTGATCCCACGCAGGTCATCCGTACGGTTGCGGCCCTGAAACAAAAAGAGGCCAAGGTCATCGAACGGCTGATCAATACGCTACTCAAGCTGAACAACATTCGAATCAAAGCCCCCGGTTTCACCAGCGAGGTGTAAGGCGTGGCTGAAGGTGGATTCCTCGACATCGGCACCCTAACCGGCACCATTGAACTGGATGACCGTCTCACCGGCACGTTTGAGACGGTCATCCATAGTATCGAGAAGTTCGGAGAGGACTTTCTCGGATCGTTCAAGGGGATCGCGTTAGGACTCGGCCTTGTGACCACGGCCTTGACAGGCATGGCCGCAACGATTAGCACGTTGGCGGTCAAGGGGTCCGAGATCAACGATGTCAAGGAAGGCTTCGACCGGTTGTCTGGTGGCGTAGAGCAGGCGGATGCCTTGATGCAGGCCATGCGTCAGGGCGTGGTCGGAACGATTAACGATCTCAATCTCATGCGAGACGCCAATCGTCTGCTCTCCGCGGGCGTGAAGGCGAACGCCTCGGATTTTCAAACGTTGACGACAGCCGCGCATGTGCTGGCCAATGAAGGCTATGGCAGCATTGAAAACGTGCTCGGATCCCTGAACCGGGCTATGATTACCGGATCCACCTTCCGGATCAAACAGCTTGGCGTCTCCATCGACGCGACAAAGGTGGAACGGGAATACGCCGCCTCCTTGGGACTTTCGGCGCAGCAACTGACACGCGAGCAGACCCTGGAGGCCATGCGTGGAGCGATCCTCGAAGAATTGAACAAAAAAGTACAGGCCGCGGGAGAACTGCACCTGTCCTTTGCGGAAAAGTTAGATGCGGCCCTGACGTCCCTCACCAATTGGTCGCATGAGTTAGAGTCCTTGATTGCCGCCTCGCCCAACGTCAATGCGGCGTTCGATGCGATTGCTGAGGCGATCAAGGATGCGTTTGGCACCGAAGGTCAAACGCTCATGCAGACCATTGTGGGCTGGGTCAACACGTTTGCCGACGTTGTGCGGACGTGGGCCCCACCAATCATTCGCTTCTTCGGAGAAATCAAGGATACGATCAAAACGCTGTGGAACACTATCGACGCCGCCTGGGACTCGCTGCCGGACTGGTTGAAAACGGTGGTCAAGGACGCCACGGTTGCGGCGGGTGCGCTGTGGCTCACCGAGAAGGCGCTGGATAGTCTACTCGGTAAGGTCGCCAGTGCAAAAAATCTGGGCATGGGCGGGGAAGGCGGCGGAGGTGGTGATGCACTCGGTAAAGTCTCCAACATTGGCACCATTACATCTGCCCTGATTGATAGTGGCAATGTACTCCAACGCATTGGTACCCGGTTAGGCGGGCTGACCGGAGCCGTAGCGACGATGGGCGAGTCGTTCTCCAAGGCGCGCACGTGGGTCAACAGTCTCGATGAACCTCTGTCGATGGTTGCGGCACGTGCGAAAGGCGCAGAAGGTACCCTGAGTTTATTCCGGAACTCCACGGTATTGACGGGCGTAGCGACTGGGAGTCTCGCTGTGCCACTGGCACTGGTCGCGACGACGATTGCGTCCTCCATTGCGGTCTATAAGGCGGCATCGGAAGCGATTGGATTGTATCATGATAAACAGGCGCGGTTAGCGGCCGACGAACGGCAGGCGCAGACCGACCGCGATAACATCAATAAGATCACCGCTCTGACGGGCAAGACCTACACCAATCTTGCGGACGCGGTGAAGGACGCCAACAAATACATCGAGGAGCATAAGGGTAAGTGGACGGCTGCCCAAAAGGCGGAAGAGGCTGCGAAGGCCATTGCGGAAGCGCATACCAAGTCGGTGGATCAGATTGTCATGTCCCTGGCCGCGCAGGCCACGCACATAGACGAAACGGTGGACGTCTTCAACAAACTGACGACGACCCAGAAGTTGAATCGTGATGTGCAAGACGATTTGCTCAAGCGCATGGAAGCGCAGATGGAACACGGTCAGCGGTTGACCGTGGAGCAACAGCAGTACTACGAAATGATCACGCGCAGTCGCGCCGCCGACGTGGCGTATGCTGCCGGGAAGTTAGTCCTGGATGACGTCACGAAACAGTCAATTGTTAACCTCCGCGAGCTGAATAAGTCAGAGGCCGAGATCGCACAGGCCCTGGGCCTGACCACCGAACAGGTTCGCAACGCGCAAAAGCCTTTGTTGGAGCGCATTGCCGCCCTGGAACGGGAAGGTCTCAGCGAAGCGGCCATCAACGAACGGCTGGGCGTGAATGCGGCCACGCGCGCGAAGGTGACTGAGGAGATCAAACGTCAGCAGGACGCACAGGACATGCTGACGACCTCGACGGATAACTACAATCTCGCCTTGAGCCACGGTAGTTTTACCGCGTGGAAAAAAGATCAAGACGACAAGATGGCAATTGAAATCCGCAACCTTCGGCAGTCCAAGGAGTGGACGCAGGAAAAAGAGGACGCCATCCAACAGAAGTACCGCCAGACCACCGATGTCAAGAAGATGCAGGACCGCGAGGCCATTGAGGGGTCGAAAGACGCGGCAGTAAAGGAACGCGACTTCGCCAAAAACAAACTCGACACGATGTTAGACGATATTACCAATTTCCACGCGGAGGACGTACAGGCCGCGCAACAGGATTACAACGAGAAAGCACGGGCGGTCGAGCACTGGTCGGCCTCGGCCTCGGAGGCCGAAAAGAAAGCGGCGGAAGCGGCCAAGCAGGCGTCCGACGAACGGATTGCCGCCCTCAAGAAGGAAATGGACGCGCAGCAGGAATGGGCGGATCATTGGCATAGTCTGACCGTCACGATGACACGCGAACAGGCGGAAGCGATTGCCAATACCAGCGGCGGTGATATGTGGGCCGAGTTCTTCCGAGCCGTAGCTCGTGCCTCGATCAAGGCGCTGGACGAAGCGGAATTGAAGGCCAGCATGGCGCAGTTCCGGACCCGTCAGGAACTCCAGAAGACTGCCGAGTTAGCGAAGAAAACCTACGATGCAATGTTGGCCGCTGGTAAGTACACCGCGGAAACCCTGCAAGAGGCGTGGAAGCGGTACACCGATGCCCAGCAGGCCGCACTGGGACAGGCCAAAAAGACCGCCGAAGAAACGATGGCGGAGTTAGCGGAGTCCGCCGGATTCAAAACGCGCGACGAGCTAGCGAAGTTAGCCGACCAAGCTAAACGGACATACGACTTTATGCTGGCCTCCGGGAAGTACACCGCCAAGGAACTGGAGGATGCGTGGAAGCGCTACACCGATGCGCAGAATGAAGCACTCGGGGCCACAGCGGAGACAGTTGCGCAACTGACGGGCGGCACGCCGTCTGCGCCTCGTCGACCGGGCAGTGGCGGCACACGCGGCGAGTTTCTTCCAGGGATTCTCGGCACGTCCCCGATTGCGCGCTCGGGTAAAGTGGTAAACGTGGGACCGGAGCCCACAGTGCAACAGATCAATAACTTTAACGTCAACGGCACCGACGAGCAGAGCGTACGGAAGATGAGCGAGATGGTTATGAAGAACCTACGCGTGGCTCGTTTCCTGCCGAGTCACGGCTAATGCCCATTACGTCTGTTTCTCCTAACATTGGAGGACCGGCCGGAGGTACGTCTGTCATCATTTCCGGCTCTGGGTTTACCGGGGCAACTGGGGTCACGTTCGGGGGTGTCGCCGGGACCGGATTCTTTTTCATCAGTGACACGCTGGTTGCAGTCGGTACGCCTGCGCATGCCGTGGGAGCTGTCGATGTCACGGTCGATGTCGGCGGTACCCTGGTGGGTGGCTTCACCTATACGCTGTCCGTCGATAGTGTGGATCCGTCTGGCGCGGGTAATTTAGGCGGTCAACCCGTCACAATTTTTGGGAATGGCTTTACCGGCGCGACACAGGTGAATATCGGCGGTGTGGCCGCGACATCGGTAGTCGTGGTGGACGATAATACAATCACCTGTACGACCCCCGCGCACGCGTCTGGAGCCGTCAGTGTTGAGGTTGTGGGTGTCGCTACACTGGCGGCAGCCCTGACCTATAGCCGTTTTAATTTCCAATTTCGATCGCTGCCGTCTCCCGCCGGAGGCATTCTCTCCGATGTCATTCAAACGGAGGCGAATGGATTTTGCGCGGTCGGCAGTTCAGGGCTGGTCTATACCTCGTCGGATGGTCTGACGTGGACGAAGCGCACGGCGTCCGCTTCCAACGGCTGGCGCGGATTAGCGTTCTCCCCCACGCTCGGCAGTGGTAATGGACGGATCGTCGCCGTGGCGTCCAGCGGCACGGACCGTGTAATGACGTCCGACGATGGCGGTGTCACCTGGACCGCGCGCACGGCCGCAACGGCGGTCGGGTGGCAGAGCGTGGTCTGGTCCTCGGCGTTGACCCTGTTTGTCGCCGTGGCGTCCACTGGGACCGCTGGCGTGTCGCGCGTCATGACGTCGCCAGACGGCATCACGTGGACCTCCCGTACCGCGTCCTCAGAAACGACGTGGACGGGTCTGGCATGGTCGGCGGATCTGACGCTCTTCGCGGCCGTGTCTGCCGGTGGGGCCATTATGACGTCGCCCGACGGTATCACGTGGACCGCGCGCACGTCGGCGGCGGGCTGTGTGCCGGGCGGCAGCGCGGCCGGATCTAGCGTGATTGTCTGGTCGCCTGTGGCTGTGGTGTTTGCGTGGGGATCACGCAACGGCTCCACACGCGGCATCGTTACATCCCCAGACGGCATTACCTGGACCGAGCGGACGATTCCTGACAATTCGCAGGCGATTGGTGGAACGGTGGCGTGGCGGAATGGTTTGCTCCTTGCGCGGCAAGGCGGAACCCTCCGCATCAATCGATCCGTAGACGGCACGACCTGGGTGGCGGAACACGCCCAAGTTAGTGGTGGTACCTTGTCGTGGGATGCGTGGTCCGAATCGCTTTCCACGTTTGTGGCGTGGCACGATGCAGGTACACCACAAGTCCTCTACGGACTGTATGCCGATGATCCGGTCGTCGGACTGACGCTGACCGATGTCGATCCGCCCACAGGCTTGACCATCGGCGGCACGGCCGTGACGTTGACCGGCACCGGGTTTGTGGACGGCATCCTTGTGAACTTTGACAATATCTCGGCTACGGATATTGTCGTCGTGTCGCCCACTGAAATTACCTGCGTGACGCCCGCGCATGCGCTCGGGCTCGTCGACGTGACCGTCACGCTCCCGGATACGGGGGAGTTTGCCACACTGGCAGACGGCTTTGAGTATGTGAACGCCGGGATCTCCAGTCTCGATCCCAACCACGGACCGATGGAAGGCGGTACGGCTGTCACCATTCACGGCGCAGGGTTTGTGCCAGGCTCGACGATTACGTTTGACGGCACGACGGCAACGGATATTACCTTTGTCAATTCGAGTACATACACGTGCACCTCACCGCCGCATCCAGCCGGTCCGGTGGAGGTGCTTCTTGACGACTTCTCAGGCACCTTCACCTATGATCCGATCACGGTCGCGCCCTGGGAGCCTCCGGGCGGCACTGGTGGGACCGGCGATGATAATACGGGTATCCGTCGAAGTCCGGAGGTCACGATCTCCCGGACCAAGAATCAACCAGGGACATCTACGTTTGAAGTGGGGAAGGCCGGTACACCACCACTAGCAGGTCAGATCATCACCGTCGATTTAACGGAAGGTCCGATCTTCGAAGGTCCGGCCTTGATGGTGGCGACAACATACGAGGAGGAAACGACGCACCTGAAACGTCACATTGATGTGGCGGATGATACGTGGATCTTGAATGCGAAGCGGCCTTTTGGGAGTTGGAAGGACGTCTCGGCTACTGTCATCATATTGGAAATCATGGCGAATTTCGCACCGCCAGGGTTTACCGTGACTCATGTTGCAGCCGGAATGCCGGCGATTACTGGCGAGTTGGTATTTGACGGCTCGCAGAATTTCAGTGAGTGCTTTGACGCCATTGCGGCGTTGGCTGAGGATCCCATTCACTGGTACTTAGACGGGTTTGATCTGCATTATTTCGCCACAGAACCGTCTACCGATCCAGATTTGATCGAGGATGATACCCCGACGTTATTGAAGGATCCTCCGGTCACGATCACCGAGGACGTCTCGCAGATTCGGAATCGGATCTTTGGCAAAGGTGCGGGTTCGACAGTTGCGGTGGGAGCGGCCCCTGGTAACACGGTTCTTGAAGTCAATGATCTGAAACCGTTTGAACCGGGACCGGGGCTGGCAATTGCGTACGGACAGATTTTTTATTACACCGGCGTCCGTCGTCAGGTCCAGCCCGTCAATCGTCAAAACTCCCCCGGCTTGGCCGTCGGAACGACCGCCAATATCATCGAACCCAATGCCATTGTCGATGGACCTATCCGTGACAAAGTGCAGTATAAAATTTCGTATGTCGATGGCACAGGTCAGGAGTCAGAACTCAGTGAGCCCTTTGGAGCGGCTGGGGCGAACGACTTTACGGCTTCTCCACAGGCTTCCAATGATAGTGGGGGATCCGAAGCGGTCACGACCGGATTTGCGGCCACGGTTGATGATGTTGTCGCCGGAGCGGGCGCGGTGGCCATTGGTGATTATATCTATAGCATTACGTTCAAGACCGATGGTGGAGGCGAGACCGCGGGATTGCGCATAGGTGTGGCGGTCGGCAATCCGAATTCCAAAGTCGTCTGGAAAGTGCAGATGCCCAACCAGGGTGGCAGCGGCTGGACGGAGTGGCCGAACCCGAATCAACGGATCACCTCGATCAATTTTCATCGAACAAAGATTGGTGATGGTACTGGAAGTCGATTCTTTCAAGTGGGCAGTATCAATGTCTCGGCTACACCGGATCCTTTTACTACCGAAGGCGGACCGGGCGGGCCGGTCACGTGGCTGTTTGAGGACGTGCTCAATGATGCGTCGCTCTCTAATGAAAATGAACATATCAGCGAGCGGACGGGTTTGAATCCACAGGACGGGACGAGTTATCGCATTCCGCCGACGAATACCACGGGCGCGTCCGTTCGACTCACGAACATCCCGACTATTCCGAACATCGTATCGTCCTCGTTACCTGCGGGAGCTATGCAGATTTCCGCCGGTGGTGCCGCGTTTGGCGAGACCGTCATTTCCGTTGAGAAAACCGGGGCAGATGCGACCATTGGCGCGAACACGTTGATTGAGATTGAAGGTGTTGGCACGTATACGGTCGTAAATACCGCAACGGTGACGTCAGGCGGAAATAGTGTGGTCATTCGTCCAGGGTTACGTGCGGATCTCATCGGTGCCGAAGCCGTGACCGTTCACCCGCCCGCGCGGAAAATTTACCGCACGCAGTATCACACGCCCAATGTGTGGTCGTTGATTACCACCCTGGAAGACAACACTACCACGACGTATGTGGATAGTACCGCCACGCAGCCGCCTGGGTGGTATGACGAACCTGCGTACGAGGACACCCTCAATCCGACCACTGGCACGCCTCCGCCGGGTGCGCTGCCGCCAATCATCCACTTACTGCTGGTTGGCATTCCTGCCAGTGGCGTGCACTCGATCAAGAAGGCCATTCCTGCGGATGTGGACGTCAACATCTGGGAGCAGTACGACGATCTGGATGCGCAAATATTCTTAGCCGGTCGTCAGGGTGGTGACGGGGTTCGAGAGATTACCATCAGTGACTCGCAACTGAAGCGACCTGCCTTGCGTGACCGCATCCGTGCGGAAGCGGCGTTATTCTCGATGCCGATCAAAACGGTGAATTACGGCACGCGCGATCCCAAGACGCGTGAAGGACGCACCGCGACATTTAATCTGATCAATCCACCCGTGGTGGGTGCATTTATCATTCAAAGTGTGACGGAATCGGAGATCCACGCCGAGCCGGGCACGGGACCACGGCTGACGCCCAAGTTAGCTGTGACCGCCTCTAGTGTGCGATTTACCCTCGAGGATTTGTTAAATCGTGCACTGTTACGGGAGGATGATCGTCTGGGCGGCAGTGGTGGAGGCAGTGCAGTATCCGTCGATCGTACGAATGTGAGCCCCCATCCTCTCACAGTATCGGTGGACGATAACATCACCCTGACCTTAACCGGTGCGCCACAAGTGGCACTCTTAGCCGATACGCAAATTGCCGTGCGGTGGACAGGTCAACTTGCGCCCGCGCGTGGCGGTACAGGGACGGATACGTCAGGTGTCGTTGACGGTGACGTCTTGATTGGGCGGACCAGCGACCATACATGGCAGCGCGGGAAAATTACCCGTGCCCACCTCGACCCGGCAGTCGATTTTGCGTTTGGCTACGATGCGCCGCTGACCAACGGGAATCCGGACGCGCCAGAAATCGTGTTCGACAGCTTTGGTGACGTGGTGATGGTGATAGGAATTCCCCTATGAGTGCATTCAAGGATTTGATTACGCGTGGGCTACGTTCAGCCCAGCCTGCCGCGACGACCGTGCCGGAAGGTACGTTGTACTTTGTAACGGATGAAGGGGTCACCGAGCGATCGAACGGCACGGTGTGGCAGTCCTATTCTGCGAGTTCGGCCGGATTTGTCAACACCTCAGGTACGCCCGCGACTGGCAACCTCGCCAAGTTCACCGATGCGGACACGATTACCAATGCCGATTTGACTGGTGATGTGACGACGTCTGGCGGTGTGGCGGCGACGATTCCGAATAATACGGTCAATTACGCCAAGATGCAGGATGTGTCGGCAGCATCCAAACTCCTGGGCCGTGGGTCTGCCGCGGGTGCGGGCGATCCGCAGGAAATCACGGTCGGCACGGGACTGGCCATGACCGGAACCACGCTGTCGGCCTCTGGCGGGACCGGCACAGTGGACACGTCCGGCACGCCTGCGGCGGGCAACCTTACCAAGTTCACTGATGCCGATACGATTACCAATGCCAATTTAACAGGCGATGTGACCACCTCCGGCGGCGTCGCCACGACCATCGCGAATGATGCGGTCACGTATGCCAAAATGCAAAACGTGTCTGCGGCCTCGAAGTTACTCGGCCGTGGATCCGCGGGTGGCGCAGGGGATCCCGAAGAAATCACCGTAGGGACTGGCCTGTCCATGACCGGAACCACGCTAGCTGCGACGGGCGGTGGTGGCAGTGGAGCCCTGGTGCTTCTTGAACAACATACCGCTTCTGGGTCCGCCTCCCTCGACTTTACGACCGGCATCAGTGGCACGTATGACGAATACATGGTGGAGTTCGTGGATATCGTTCCGGCCACGAACAACGTAGACCTGTTAATGCTCATGTCCACGAACGGGGGATCCTCGTACGATTCGGGCGCGAACTACGCACGCCAGACACGGCTGGATCAGTCCACCTTCAACACCGTGGCGGGCGGCAATAGCGGTCTGACATCCCTGATTGCCATCACGAACGTCGTGAATACTTCGACGTATAGTGTGAATTTGTCTGGTAAGTTGTGGACGCCCGGATCCACGGCACACTACAAGACCTTCACCTTCCAGGGGGTCTATCGTAACAATGACGGATCGTTCTACTCATTCGTGGGCGCGGGCACATACATCAGTACGACGGCGGTCAATGCGTTCCAAGTAAAGTTCTCCTCGGGCAATATCGCCAGCGGCACGGTGCGTCTCTACGGAATTGCGAAGACGTAACGCATGAAAACCTATAACTATCAAACCGCAGGCGATTTCTCAGTCACGGCGACTGGGAATATCGACAACCTTGACTTTAAGGCCTGTAGTTTGATCCTGATGAATAACGCCTCTGCGGCTACCCTGCGTGGTCTGAAGGCGGGATTTCCGGGACAGCGTGTTGTCATCGTTTCAATGGGCGCAGGGTCGGTCAGTCTGGCGCACGAGGATACTGGATCCGTGGCCGCAAACCGGTTGACCAACATTGTCACGACGGTCGCAACTGCCTTGATCACCGGCGGGGGCGCGACGTATCAGTACGATTCCACCACGGCCCGCTGGCGGCTCCTCGGCACGAGCGGTGTGGAAGTCCTCGGCAATGGTACGAAGACCGCCCCGGCGTTTGCGTTTGCCGGAGCACCGGATACAGGTTGGTACTGGCGCAGTGGATCCCTGGAGGCCTCCATTGCCAGCTCACCTCTACTTCAGATCAATAGCACGGGTCTGGTGAATGGTGGCAGTAACGGGTACGCATTTGCAGCGGGCGATGTCCAAGTCAACACGCCGGATCTCTATCTGCGACGTGAAGCTGCGAATACCCTTGCGCTACGAAACCTGACGAACAATCAGGTGTTCCGGATCTATAACACCTTTACGGATGCCAGTAACTACGAACGCGGGTTCGTGCGCTGGAACCTCAACGTCTTCGATCTTGGCACGGAGTTCGCGGGAACTGGCACGGCACGCTCGATTGGGCTCTACACAGGTGGCACACGTCGATGGATCATTGATGGAAACGGTCACTTCATTGCGTCGCTCGATAACAGCGTAGACATTGGACAGAGCGGAGCGAACCGTCCACGTCACTACTACGGCGCAGGAAATATCACGGTGGCCGGGGCCATTACGTCCTCCAATGTGATTTCTGCGACACGTGGTTTACAAGGGGGCTTTGCACCATCAATCACGGATCCGATGACGTCGTACAGCTCTGGTATGTGGTTTCCACGTACCAGCGATCTGAACGGCGGCTATATGATCGATTATCAAGACGAGTACGCGCTCGTCGATAAGCGGACCGGCACGGTTGTGACATTGACGGCTGGAGCAGGTTTGAGTTCCGGCGTTGTCAGCTCCTTGTTTGTGGATGACTCCTCAAACATCGTGTGGAATACCGGTACCTCTCCGTTTCCCGTAGTTCTCGAAATCGATACGACCACGACGCCCATTCTGGCCGCTGGCAACGGGTTCTATAACCTAGGCATTACGTATCGCTACACCGGCACCGGTGCGAAACCAACCAACATCAAGATCGAAGTGTGGGACTCGGGAGCCTACGTGACGCGCTACGACGCGCCGATGTCTATCGATCCTATTGGTGGGGCATGGCTCTCGCCACGATTTCTTGGGGATCCGACGTCCGGTCTGTTCAACATGAACAAACTCAAGGTCACGTTGAGTGGAACAAATCCACTCGCGGGCTCGGACGTCTTCCGTCTCCAGCGGTTGATGCTCTATCATCCGACGGCCGTCTGGGATCCTTGGCATTTGCCAAAAATGGGAGGCACGCTCTATGGTGCCCTGACGGTTCAAAGTACGATTGCTGCAACAGGGGCTATCAGTGGAACAGCCGGAGCGACCGTCTCACTTGCGGATGCAGGCGTGGGCACAAAGGCCCTGGTTACGACGCTAGGACGCACCGGCGGTAGTAATGCAACGACAACCGAGCGGATGTTAGGGCTAGCATTTTCTGACGGTCTCAACACCACACTGACCTCCGGCATTACCGGTATCCGTGAAAATCCGAATGCCTCGTACTTGGGCGGTATCGGTTTCTTCGTCCATGCGACCAGCGGTACTCCGGCAACGACGTTTGCGGATCTCGTTGAGGCCGCACGATTCAATTCGACCGGCGATCTGGTTATCAATACCACGACAGACGCATCCTCCTCGGTGACGGGATCACTGCGGACCGCGGGCGGTTTGGGTGTGGCGAAAAAAGCCTTCATCGGTACGGACTTGACTGTTGGGGGCAACGTCAATTTTACGGCGCTGCCGACCAGTAACCCGGGCGTGGCGGGCCGTCTCTGGAACAATGGCGGTGTGGTGCAAATCTCGTAGGAGTGCGATATGGCGAATAGTTCATATACCCAACAGGCACTCGCGGCCGACGAATCGTTTCGTCTGCGCATCAAGAACGCGCTCGCGAGCGTTGCGTGGCAGGTGCTCACCGAACAAACCAGCGTTGAGCACCATCAGGCCCGCGCCGACTTCGCGCGCAGTGTGACGGCGAACCTCGACGGACACGCGGCGACAATTGCGCCATGGTTGGTGACTCGTCCGAACCTAATCGGGTTCGCAACCTCGTACGACTTCGAGCGCCGTGCCATTGTCACAGCCTCCGGCGACCCCGACATCGAATCACAGATTGCCACGGACTGGAACATCATTGCAGGGTTGGCATGATTCAAACAACCCTCGGACGAATCTTTGAAGCGGAACCGGCATTGACGCGGTTACTCGCGATCAAGTTTGACAAGCCGAATGGTGCAAAGCTGCGGTACCATGTGGTCAAACTCGCGCAGCTTGCCCAGGTGGAACTAGCGCATTTTTACGAGGAGCGCAATGCTCTGGTGGAGAAATTTGGCGAGGGCGACCCAAAGATTGTGACTCCGACGTGCGCCCACTGGTCCGAATACCTTGTAGCAGTGAATCAGTTAGGGGCCGTGCCGGTGAGCCTTTTTGTGGACCCCATTACAAATTGTATGGTTGAACCGTACCCCGAGATAATGGGCACGGATCTCATCGCCTTAGGTCCGTTATTTCTTCTGGAGGAACCTGCCGTATGAACGCGCATGAGCAGCGAACCCATCGATCAGTCACGCAGGCGCTGGATAAGCGCGTGGGTGATGCAGAAACGCTCATCACGGCCCTTGACGCCCGGCTCATGGACCTTACTGCGGCTGTGGAAAAAGACCTGTTGGTGTTAAAGAGCGCCAACGAAAATAGTTACTTCGAGGAGCGCAATGAACGTCAAAGCGCGGTGTTGATGCTCAGTGCCCAAATTGCCGACATACAGGCATGGCGGGCGCGCACGTATCGTCAACGGGTGCGGGACTTTTTCAAAACCCTCACGACATGGCGTGTCAATGACGTTCAATGACGCCTTTGATCGTCTGCTTGGCAACGAGGGTGGATACGTCAATAACCCTGCGGACCCTGGTGGTGAGACGAACTGGGGGATATCGAAGCGTGCGTATCCGAATGTCGATATTCTGCATCTGACAAAGGATCAGGCCAAAGGGATTTATCTGCGAGACTTCTGGACGCGCATTCATGCCGATGAGTTATGGGACGGCGTGGCATTTCAGACATTCGACTTTGCAGTCAACTCTAGTATCGAGACCGCTATCCGTTATCTCCAGCGCGCTATAGGGGTGGCGGATGATGGTCATTGGGGGCCGGTCAGTCGAAAGGCGGCGGCGACGTGGAGTGAATCCGACATCATCCTGCGACTCAATGCGGAACGTCTGGAGTTTATGACGAAACTGAGTAACTGGCCCAATGCCGGTCGTGGGTGGGCGCGTCGGATCGCGGCCAACTTACGATGGGGCGCTGAGGACTCGTAAATGATCACTGAGGAATGCCCGACACCATTAGAGGATCGATTACTGCAATACGTCGAATCCCGCATAGAGTTTTTAGAGAGAAGCAATACACTATGTAAAACCTGTAGGGAATGTCAAATTATGGAGTTACGGCGAATCATCGACGTGCTTCCAAAACGGTCCATTGCAAAGGACAACGATGCCTAAGTTGAACTACGTCGAAGACGTGCTTGGGGCTATCGCTGGCGTTCCAGGGTGGTTGAACCAACGCATGTTTCCATTTCCCTCATATGGCGGAGGCGCGTGGAAGAATGATACGACGGCGATTGAAGCCGTGGCGTCCGAAGGGGGTCATGTCAAGTTCTGGAAGCCCTTCGAGGATCCAGCCGGGACAGCCCTGGTCAATGCGTGGGACCCGCCGACGGGCGTGTTCGAAATTTCTGGCGGCGGCGACCGCTGGATTGCCATCACGGAAGGCGAGCAACGTGAATCGCTGTTGATCGGATCGTTAGGTGCGATCCCACGTGCCGGTTTTGGTCACGTCGCCGCCGATGGCACCATCGCCTTCAAGACGATTTATCAATCTGATCGCGGCGTGACCATTGTGCCGCCCTGGGCTGTTGGCCGTTGGCCTCCGAAGCCTAACGCGGTCTGGCCGACGGACGTCCCGGACGGCTGGATCATGGTGCCGGATGCATTTCCCGTCGATATCCAAGCCCTTCCGGGAGGACGCGCTATTTGGCGCGGGGGCGCGTACGGACGTGCGGCCGTGCACCCCTATTACAGTGACGCGATGGGCGTGCAGCTCGTGCGCGTGGGGTCTGAGGATTTCCTGCTCTACTGGTCTAACGCTCGCGCGGCGCTGGTCTTTCAACCAGACGGGGCGATGGAGGGCTACATCCTAGAAACCGATGGACAAGGGTTCAATTCCCACGTCATCGGCGGTACGCAGTACGCCACAATTGTGTGGTCCAAAACGCAGGGCGAGGCTCCGCAGGATCTGGTTAAACTCCACGTCAATCGCCAGGGCGTGCAGTTTTTGATCGACTGGCATCCGGCACGACCGGTGCCGACCTGGGGACCGTTGACTATACCACTGCCGGTCCTCACGCGTGCGACCTGGATCACGTGGTTCGAGTTTGCGCAAGGCCCGACCGCACCCGGCAACGGCCATCTACTCGTACGCGGCTTCAGCGGCCCGATCGCCAAACCGTTTATCCTCGCGCCGGAATTGGAAGGGAAGGTCAGCGGCCAAGTGCTTGGCGCGTTCTGTGGTGGATCGACGGTCGAGGAGATTGAAACGCACGCGCGGGAGGTCGCCGCTGCCGGATACCGGCCGGTCGCCTACTGGGATAGCCGGGTGTGGCCCCGCTGGCCGTCCTTGCCGCCCGGGTCATGGCTGTGCCTCCAAGCCTACTGTCGGAACGGCGAACCGCCTGCGGCCTTTGAGGCCAGTCTGCGTGGCATTCTCCGTGACGCACCCGACCTGCCGATTGTGCTGGTGTGTCAACAGTACACTTCGAATGCGTCCTTGACGTCCGATATCAAGCCTTTGATTCCGGTCTTTCTCACACTAGCGAACGAATTCGCCCGCATTGTCGCGTTGGCCCCCTTCTCCGGGTACGGCCGTGCCACAGGATACAACGATCATCCAGAAATTTACGGCGATTGGGAGACGATCCGCACGACGACCAGAACGCCGCCATTCATTCCCTATACGGGAGGTTCTGTGGTTCCACCGAAGATTACCATCACGTCGTACGATCCGACGACCGGCACTGCCCCACTTGTCGTGACGGCTGTATATGCGAAGGAAGCGGGCAGCGGTCCGATTGATCAGGTCAAGTGGTGGACTCGACAGCTTGGCACGTCCACGTGGACGCTTGTCGCCACCAATCCGCCTGACGATCCGGATCATCATTATCACTTCGATACGGCTGGAACCTACGAGATCAAGCTGACCGCTATTGGCCCTGGTGGCGAAGGATCCACCGGCGTGCAGCGCCTCGTGACCGTCTACGCGGACACCCCACAGCCACAGCCTCCGCCATCTGGCAAGATCCCGCCGATCAGCGACGACCAGATTGTCGAGCTGACCACCATCTACGACGGCACCGCCCCGGCGCAGCGGAAGAACGATCACGACTATCTGCGCGATGGCTGTTACTATGGGCTCGGCTATGCGCGCAATCGGACGATCGCGGATCACCCACGTGCGACCAGTTGGTACAAAACCTCGGCGGAAGCAGACGCATACTACAGTGCGACACCTCCTGGCATGTTTACGGACGGTGAAGTGCAGGACGTCTCGAGCCGCTTCACATCACGTTATCAAGCCCTCGGCCGCTATCAACAGCAGTCGCGGAGGGATAACAATCGGGACCAGACGTACTGGGCTATCGTCTACGCGCGACAGCGGGAACAGGGCCAACCGCACGAAGCCGCCCTCCAGGAGATGGAGCGGCAGATGGCGGCGGAAGCGGGACAGCCGGATCCGTATCCACCACCGCCTGCTGGTCCCGTGTCCGACATCCGGATCGAGAATCGTCGCTTCAAAAGCGATAACCAGTGGTGGGCGTGGCGGGGCGTGTCGGACTTCAATACCACCGCATATGTGCTCCAGAGTAACTATGCGGCCATGGATGCCCGCTTCGACGTCTACCAGCGCGCTAAGCGAACGATCGTCCGAACCATGGCCATGCTCAATTGGAATGGTTACGCCTTCAGTCCGCGATCGGTGGGTTACTGGTCGGCACTCGATACCGTCTATCATGCCGCGATTGACCGTGGCATGAACCTGGAGCTGTGCCTGTTTGCGGACGCCCAGCAGATTGTGCCGGACGTGGAGTTGCGGAAAGCGTGGCTCCAGCAATTCGCGGACTTTATCATCGGCCGACCCGGCATCGTGCCACAACTCGCCAATGAGCCATTCAAGAATGGCTGGACCGGCGCGACCGATCCTGCGCTGTTGGAACTGGCCGACCTATTGGCAGAGCGACTGGGCCATCGGCATTTTTCCATTGGCGACCCGCAAGACGGCGATGACCCGGATGCCTCCGCCGAGACCACTGCGGCACTGGTGGAACTCTCACACCACTCGCTGTGTACAGTCATGCACCCCTCGCGCGCGGAAGGCGACAGTAGCCGCTGGCGGCGATGGGTGGACCACCTCGAAGGCTTCACCGATGTGATCCACCAACAGGCTCCAGGGACGGCATTATCACTCGACGAACCGATGGGCGCGGCGCTGACATATCAGTCTGGTCGTCGCGACAACGATCCGGATGCACATATTGCCGCCGAGATGGTCGCCAAGTGCTGCGGCTTCGGCTACACCTATCACTATCTCTGCGAGGAAGTGCCAGACGCCGCGCAGCTTCCGGGCTTACTGGCCATGGCTCCGTTCATCGACCAAGTCCCCGTGGACCCTGGCTGGTCGTACCGCAACGATAGCTGGGACGGCAGTCCCACGCACGGGTACCGCGTGACCGGCAAGGACGGGAAGGTCCGGAGTATGGTCAACGGATCGTCGTTCTGGACCGTCGCGTATGGCGAGCTGGACTTCGGATCGATCAACTGGGTGCGTCCACCACAGGAAACGGTCTACGATGGTGCACGCTGCAAAATCTATAGGGGGTAGTGATGGGAGAGACACCAACACCGAGTGTCACGTACTTCGCGCAGTCGATCCTTGTCAGTAAAACGTTCTGGATCAACGTCGGGATTACCATCCTTGCGATCGCAGAGGCCAAGGATGTGATCAACGTGCTCCCGCCGGGGGTGATGAAGTACGTGCCGTCCGTCGTGGCGGTGATCAATATCCTGCTTCGTCGTACGACCTCCCGTCCAGTACGGTTCATGTTGAAGCCGGGCAATTCGCAACCCGTCCTCGTGAAAAAACTCTAACTCGCACCCTGCTAAGGAGTGTCCATGTCTCGACAGAAGCGATTTATTCCCATTGTGCTTGTGGCCGTGCTCCTGGGATGTGCACGGAACAATCCACCCGAGGTCACTGTGCTTCAGACCGGCAGCACGGTCTTGGATGCGGCGACCCGCCTGCAAAAAGGCATCACGCAACTGACGGATAACAAGACCATTCCGGTCGCCACGGCTCAGAAGCTGACCGGCTACGTGCAGCAGGTCTACGACAAAAGCGGACCGCTGGGCGACGCCGTGCAGGCGTACAAGGCCATGACCGATCTGAATCTGCGGAAGCAAAAGGCATCGGAGATCGTGCAGATGATTGCCGATATCAACTCGCCGCTGTCGCAGATCCTCAAGGAGGCTGTCCCTGAGGGCGCGCTCAAGGAGTTGTCCACCCTGGCTGGAAACGTGGTGGCGACCGTGGCACAAGTGCAGGCCTCGATCGCGCAGGCACTGGCCAAGTAGAGGAGATCATCATGCCCGACATCAATAAGATCGAACAGGAACTGGCTGCGGCCAATCGCATCATTGTCTCGCTGAACCCGCTGGTGATTGCGTTCGAGGGGCTGGCGGCGCTGGTGATTCAGATTGCGCACCGGACCGGTACGCCGGTGCAGACCTTCGAACAAGCGTATGCGGATTTCTCTGCGAAGCGTGACGGACTCAAGGCGGCGCTCGACGAGTTCCACACCAAGTATCCCACGGAGCCGCAGCCGCCGACGATGTAGTGGGTTTGCGGGAGGGTCAGGCCGTGTCCCAGAAGCCGGAAATTTATCGCCCGAAGGATGAGGGAACTAGGTATTTGGCCAAGTAGGGATCCTTGGATTGGCGTTGCTGCCCCTAGATTGCTCATCCCCCGCATTTTCTTCGTGAGGACGTCATGGAAAACTTCGAGGTCTCTGCGTTCAAACAGGTTCGGCTCGGACGGAAACCGCTCAAGTCTACGATGCGCGCACTGTCCTTCGTCGATTTTTTCAAGTTCGTGCAGATACCGATCGCACAGACATATTGGAAGCACAAGCAACCGCTGCCACATCGATCGTTCGGCAATCTCATGTACGGCGATTGCACGCGCGCTAAGCAGGCCGTCGCGATCGAACGCATGGAGCGGCTCGAGCAACGCCGTCTCGTCACCATCACTGATGAGGAAGTCATCCGCGTCTACAAGAGCATGTCAGACCGGCTCTATGGTGGGGGTGATAATGGCGCGTACGAGGATGATGCGCTCAATGAGTGGCGCAATCCCGATTTGACCATTCGCGACACCAGCGGTCATCCCTACACCATTGACGCGTATCTTCGCATCGACGCGAAGAATCCGGATCAGATCCGTGCCGGTCTAGCCTTGGCTGGCGCGAAGGGGATTGCCATTTGCATCAATCTGCCGATGGCGTTCTCCACCATCAATCCGCCTGCGGTGTGGGATGTGCCGGAGGGCCAGCCCCTGACGGGTCCGTGGGAGCCCGGGTCGTGGGGTGGACATTCGATGTGGGCGCAGGGGTACGACAGTGATGTGCTCTACGTGGACAGCACTTGGGAGATGGATACGCATCTGATTTCGTGGCGAGCCGTGGCCGCGTATGTGGATGAAGCCCACCTCGTGATTGACTCGGTGGATGCGTGGCGGAAGCGCTCACCCAAGGCAGCCGATCGCCAGGGACTCGGCAATGTCATCGATGCGGTCAACGCCGTCAGCTCGATTAAGATTGCCGCCTGATCATTCGCAGCCGACACCAGACGGGAGTGCGGTCTTGGGTACCGCGGCCAATGCTGGATTTCCCTTGTCGGTGATACTCCAGTAGAGGCACACGCCGGTGGTCTCAATCACGTAGATCGTATTGGTGTTGGTCAGCTTCCAGACCCGGGTGGTGGGGCCCGGGTCTGGCCGTTCAGCCGGGGGACAATCTGTCCAATAGCGGCCGTTGTAGCAGCGGTCGCCGCGCCGGGTGCCAGCCGTTGGCGGGCCGGTCCCGGGCGCGTCCTGGGCCAGCCCAGACGGTCCAGCGGCCAAGACCGGACGGTCCGCCCGGGACACGGACACCCGCATGGCCACGGCCATGATCGTGATCATGCTGAGCAGCACCACGGCATCGAGCCAGTCTAGTCGCCGCATTATCACCGCCTCAGAATTCGCCAGACTAACCACCACGATACGAGGGCGAGCACGAGACCTAGTCCTAATGGCCACCCCGTATATTCATTTGTCGGCCAGTGCATGACCAACATTTAGTCGGCGCATATCTGCCGCCGATTGATCGCTTCGTTCATGCCAGCGAAGGTGGCGATGACCTTCTGGCGTTTCTGCCGTGCCGCTGAGATCGCCAGGGACAGCTCGGCAATCTCCGCATCGACCGCATTGAGTTCACACTGTACGACGTTGCGCTTGCGGATGATGTCCGCCGTCGCGAGGTGTGTCACGTCTTGCGTGACGGCGAGCGCCAGCATGTCCAGCTTCGACGGACGGCGCGGCGTATGCCCATTGGACTCTCGGGATCCACGGTGACGTTTCGACATGACGCTCCTTGAACAGTAAATGGTGAAGGTAGATGCAGAGGAGAATGATAATCAGATAGACGGCAATGTCCGTCACTTCGATCTCGGTGTGCTCTACACCGTCCCGTCGAAGGTGGAGCACCAGGGACCAGCCGCTGATGATGCGTTTCAACATACAAATGGTTTCTGGTCCTGAGTGCGAGACTCCATTGCGACTGAAGCGCGTTAGCTGCCGGGTTATTTCTTCGACGTTGGACGTCTTAGGGCATCAGAGATCGCATGTCAGCCCGGTCATGATGAATGACCGTTCTCGGCTCTCCCAATGCTTCGCATCCTCACCGGCTCTCACGTCACAGCCCTCCGGCTAGTAGGAGTCATCACGTCTTCGCCCAGGACCAGAAAATGGCAGGACAGGCCGGATTCGAACCGACGAATCGGAGATTTGCAGCCTCCGCTGGATTTACCCATTACCAGAACTGTCCTATTGAAAATGGCGGCGGTGACAGGATTCGAACCTGCGAATCTACGCTGCACAGGCGTAGCTGTTAGGCCACTTCAGCACACCGCATCATCTACGCTGCCACACCGGGCAACGGCCCAAGGACGCAGTCCCGTACACGTCCTCCCGCTGCGATCCCGGTGTGGCATTATCATGGTTACTTCGCGCGCACGGGCGCGGTATAGACGACCACCGCGATCATGCTCAACAGAATCAGCACGGTCACGAGAGGCCCGGCCGATCCGTGCAGATCCACGACGGCACCGCGGATGAACAGCGCGAGGATCACGCCGAGGATCACGTTCGTGACGGCGGCGACGAGCGCTCTCATTTGCCTGCCATCCCACCGAGTCCACTCAGCGATATACAGTCGAGATACTCGAACCACGCCGTTTCACTGCGGCCCAACCAGACCCCATTGCACGCCAGCCGACGGGCGGCGCGTTCCACGATCCCACGCTCGTCTTGATTGGCCTCGTTCATACACGCCTGCAGGTCATCCCACGCCGCGCTGACTTCGGTGGAATAGCTACTGCCGCACCCAGCGCGCGTCCGCTGCCGGACCTTCACCAGTCCGAACGTTTTTGACATGTAGCGATCGGCCAGTCGGCGTGGCGCGTCCACGTCGCCACCGACCGCCACAGTAAACGCCACGGCGGTCAGCAGGGCCATGTCCGGTACGTCCAGGGTGCTCACGTCGATTTGCTCTGCGAGGAGCTGACGCGCCGCCATGACCGCTTCGGAGTCCGCGAGCAGCGCCTGCGCCTCCAGGAGTGTTTTGGCAGACGTTAGGTCCACGGTTTTGCCATTCCGCGTGACGCGCGTGCGATCGGGCCGTGCCTCGATGGTGAGACTATCGGTGCCGTACACCAGCGCGATGTCGATCCGGCCGGTTTTGTGGTTGCCTACCTTGCTGATTTGGAGTCCGTCGTAGTTGGCGACGAGCTGTGACAGATCGCCATTCCGTCCGCCGCGGATCTTGGGAACGTGGTCGCCTCCATAGCTTGCAGTTGCCGTGAGTGCCAGGATCAATGTACCCAGTAGTACTCGCATGTCCGACTCCTTGGTGAATGTTGCTCAACATTGCCCCAAGACATTCGTGCGCGACTCGGATTATGCCTCCTTACGTTCCGTGATCGTCAGCGATCGCAGGCGCTTTTCGCATTGCGTGATGGTTTCTGGGTTCATATGCATGGCCCCGCACATGCGGATGTAGAAGAGCAACCAAAACTGCGTCACCCGTCCACCATCGACATGAAAAAACCCGATGATCTCTGCACCGTGGATGAGATGCAGTAACCAATGATGGGGATACTGATCATGATCCCTACGAAACGCCATAATCGTGGCTTCGCCATTGGGCGGCAAACCGGAATAGTCGCCCATGAAATCGTCGCCGGGCGTGCCCTTCTCGTGCGCGTTGACGAGAATGGCGGCACGGTACGCGCGTGTCAGATCCTTGGCGAGCCCTTCTTTCGGCGCGTTGTCTGGCCCTCGCAGGGCCAGCAGGAGCGTGCCCTGCATGGCCAGTGGCAGCTCCGTAACCCAGGGCTGGAGGACGGACACGGGTCGTGGTGGACCGTGCAGGCAGTCTCTAATCAACGCGCACCGCGGACAATCGGCCCGGTCATGCACCCAATCAGGATGGTAGGGACAGCTCACGCTATTCCTCTAGCGATTTGAAGGACTCGAACATCTTGCGATATTTCTCGATGGTCGCCTGGAGTTTCTGATTGTCACTCTCGACCGATTCGACGTACTCGCGCACCAGCGCCAGTCCCGCAATCGAATCGTCAAGCACCTTCAGCGCCGAGAGGCGTTTGTTGATCTCCGGAGCCACGGCGGATCCGGGGCGGTCCGTCATGCCGCGCTTGCGCTTGAACTTGGCAATCGACTGCGTGACGGACCCTAACGTCGTTTGGATGCCCTGCTCTTGCGCCAGTTTGAATAGCCGCCGTGCTTCCTCCGCGGTGGACTTCGTCGGGTCACACTGCGACGCGAGGTTAGCCACAGCGTTTTTGGGCGCAATGGTTTTCTTGGCGACCTCGGTGATCTTGGCGGCTTCCCCAACCGTGGCCGTGCCGGGTGCATGGCCATTACCATTCGACGAGGCCACGTGCTCTGTGACCATCCGCGACGTCGCCACGATTTTCCGCAACTCGTTTTCTAGCGAGCCGGTCGTGGGCCGGTACATGGTAATGGTCTTGCGCCGCCGAACCTCGGTCATGAGGCGGTCATAGAACCGTTTCGGCAGACCTTGCGTGGTCAGGAAGGCTTTGTTATTCGAGATAAAACACTTCTCGACATCCTGCGTGTCGAATTTGGCGGTCTCTAGCACGCGCACGCAGGGATGGTGCAGGTAGTCCACCGGACAATCAACACCTTTGCCGAGGAGCACGGTGACAACGCCGCCTTCGGCTAATGAGACAACTTGATCTGGCATAGCTCCTTCATTCGTTCGTGTGCGAGGTTTCACCCAGCGCGGTCCACGCTCGCCCAACACTCCACAGCAAAACGGCCACGCATGCCCATGTCCGCACAGAATCATGGACAGCCACCGCCGCTGTCAACGCGCAGGACGCCGCCAGGGCCACGACGCTCCACAGCACTACGGCGCGCACGGCGACGTCCCCGTCAGACGGAAGTACTCCGCCTTGTACATGGCTATCCGTTCGTGGAAGAACGCGCGGTCCGAGTCGCTGTTGAGTGGGTCAGCCACCGCCTGTGTATCGCGGACAATCTGATCCGCCAACGCCTGCGTCCACGGCACGGGCGTCGCCACGGCCGGAGCCGGATAGAGATCAGCAAACAGATCACTTTGTGGCACGATGCCCCCAATCCCGCAAGCGCTGATCAATGTAGTCGGTGACGGTCATCTGTCTGAGGTACTTCACCACGTGCACGTGCGTGACCTCGGTGCGTTCCCACTCGTAGAGCAGATTCGATTGCCCACAGTGGCACACGACTTTATCATCGTGTGGCAGGCATTCGAGGATCCGGCCGGTGGTGGGGCACTGGTAGAATCCGCCCCACAGCCGCTGGTGAATAGCGATGAGCGCGGCGCGGTCAATGCGCGTGAGGTCAATGTGGGACGCGGGACGGTCTACGTAGTGGGGCATGACCCGATCCAGATAAGCAGCGTGCCGTCTCGTCGTACCAGATCCGCGCGCACCAGCGCACGAATGCAGGAATCAAATTCCTCGGCGGTCAGCTCGGGCTGCATGACGTCAAACAGCCGCGCGGCGTCCACCTCGGTGGCGGCGCGGATGGCCTCGGCCAGACCGACGACCGCGGGCACGGGCGTGGAAGTCATAGGGTTCCCATAGGTTGGCGGACTCTACTATAGTTTAAAACCGGCTGTCAAGACCGGATTCCGTCAGGGACGCTTCTTGACGGTGACGATGTTGAAGCGCGCATAGTGAAAGACGTCCCAACTGATCCGACACCGCGTACATCCGACACGTCGTCGTACATAGCGTTTGCCGGGTGTCCATCCACACAGATGATTAAACAATCGATAGGCAATGCGATGACGCTTACTTGTCCGACACCTCGGACATTGAATAAGCGCGTTCACCATTGCTAAGACCATTCTGTGGTGAACAAACGCATCGGGCGTGAGGTGCGCCATTACACCCGCTTTCGAAAGAACCCGTAGACGCAGCGACGTCCGTCGCGCGTGGGATCGTGTGTGTCGAAGATAACGCCGTCGATGACGGCCACGACGTGTTTCGACACCTGCACAATCAACCGGCCGGGTGGTAGCTCCTCGGCGCACAGATGGACCGTGCAGCCGCTGCCAATGCGCATGGTGGGCACCCACTCCCAGCCGAGGTCCACCAGCAGACGCTTCCAGGTCTCCTTGTAAACGCCACTGCGCGCGTGACTGCGACTGCGGCCCTGCCGAGGGCGTTCACACTGTGCCAGTGCGTTGATCTGATCATAGACCCAGCGGTAGTCCCGCCCCGTGGCAATGGCAATCGCGCGGGTCACGCAGTCGCCCGGAGCCTTGGCGGCAAAGCCCGCGGCTGTGCGACCCCCATCGTCGTAGACGTAGCGTGCGGCCATGATCAGCGCTCCTCGACCAGCCGATACCGACCAATCCGTTGCACGGGATTGGCCAGCGCCCACTGTGGCAGATGCCGGTCCAGATGGTCTGCCTTCTCGCGCGTGATGCCTGCGTCGCCGCTGACTGTGCTGACGTCGGCCCACTGGTGCCCGTCGTCCTCGGCCCGCCGAATGGCGACGTAGATAATCGGGTTCCGGAGTTCCATGGCTTGCTCCGTGGCCTTCCGGCCTTCTTCCGCCAGGACCTTGTGATGCGCATCCATGGCGGTAATTTCTTCAGGTGACAGACGTGTGAAAATCGACTGACGGCGTGCCATGGCTACTCCAGTCCCTCCCGCCACATCGGGCGGGAGGCCAGTTTGTTGGTCATCAATCGCTGCCAGAACGCAAGTATGACGGTCAGCATGATCATCCTTAGAAGGGCATGTCGAGAAATTCTTCCGTCGTGGCCGTCGCCGTGTCGTCGTCGACGTCCTCGGCCACCACGGGCACCACGGTCTTGAGCGCGGGCGTGCCCTTCGGCGTATGCGGCAGGCCGTAGTTGTCAGCGCAGATAGGACCGTAGCCGACTTCCACCGACCCGGCGTCCTCCAGCTTGAGGTTACAGAAGGAGCAGTGGCAGTAGAGCGCGCCATACGCCTTGGCGGCGACCGCGGGCGCGGCGGCAATTGTGGTCAGCAGGGTCAGGACGTCCACGCGGCGCGTCAGGTCGCCGCGCACGGTGCCGTCCACGGCAATGGACCCCAGGTACTCGTCGCGGAGATAGACGAAGACCGCGCCTGGGTTCTTGCTGGACGCCTTCGCCAGCGTTAGGCGGAGTTCCGCATTCTGCGGCCCGAGGAAACGCACGTTGGGCTGCTTGACGGTCACGGCGCGTTTGCCGGTCTTGGCGGCACGCTCGGCGGCACGCTCCTGGGCGCGGGTGTAGGCGGCGCGCAGAAACGCGGCAATCGGTGCGGCGTCCGCCTTGACCGGCGCAGCCTTCGCCACACAGTCGGCCGCGTTGACGTGCGTGGAACCTTCGCTGCGCTCCCAATTGATGGTCTGGCCGACCGCGATACGGCCGTTGCACTTCTTACAGAACCCCGCAAACCGTGAATTGATGATCATGGATACAGCATATCGGGTCGTTCGACGTACGTCAAGCCACCAAATGCGTGATCCCATAAGTCCAATATTATCAATAGGTTAGCGGACCGGCCATGACGGACCCTCGGGTACCAGCGGCCCGAGGAGAAATTCCTCGTGGTAGCGCGCGTGCCACCAGCCGCCGCCCTGAAAATACCGCAGCGGTTTGCGATCGCCCAACCGGAGCGCGTCATACGTGCCGGAGGACACGCTGGTGGTAAACCGTTCGGTCGCGTCCTCGTACCGAATGGCCCACGACGGCGGAATCCAGTCGGTCGTGCACGACACGTGGCCTTTGCCGTCCGTGTTGCACGTGGTGTCGTAGTGACCCGGGTGGTAGGCTTTATCGATGATCGTGACCTCGGTGACCTGCGGCGTAGACGTCCACCAGTCCTGGGCGCACGATCCGCAGAGCACGAGGATCACGACGATGGCCAGCGCGCCGAACAGCCACGACCAGTGATAATCGTCGTACACGATCACTCCGTCAAACGCGGAAACTTCTGAAGCCGCTTGAGACATGCGGCGCACTGCTGTTCAATGAACAGATCCACGTCCCACCCGTACCGGGGCAGCGTGCCGCAGACCGCGCGCCGACGGCCGATCGACATTCGTGTCTCGGTCGTCTGGCACGACACGGCGTGCGTACGCCAGCCCTTGTGTGTGCCGTTCGGACGTCCGGCCGTGGTCAGCCACTGGATGGGCATGGCTACTTGGCGTTTTTCAGGTACGTGCTGTCGCAGTGCGGACACGTCCACGCCGGTTCGGCCAGCGTGGGATGCTGCTTCAGGATCGCCTCCACATTGCGCTTGCACATCATGCACCATTTCATGGGTCACCTCACCAGATCGCGCAGCGCATTGGCGGCAGTCCACGCTTCCTTGAGCCCGCAGCCGGTCTGTTCGCGTAGGTACTTGATCGACTCGATGAAGTAACCATTGCGAATGAGCGTCATGGCCACATCAGCAATGCGCCGCCACTCCTGTTTGGTCAGCGTCATGCGGGCACTCCCTGCCAGTACTTACGATAGTCGGGGTGGTCGGTGCCCTCGCGACGGCGCTGAGTGACGCCAGACCGCAGCAGACGGCCGGGGTCGGTTTCGCGGTTGATCACCTCGGTGACGCGGGACTCGGCAATGATCGTGACCTGTGTGGTCGGCCAGATCGTGTACTCCTCGAACCCGAGGTAGCGCATGAGTCCGCCGGTATACGTGTAGTCCGACGTATGCACGTAGGGCCGGAACAGGGTAATCACCTCGTCGGTGATGTTGACGACTGTGGACTGGGTGTACTCGACGCCACGGAGTACTTGAACCTCGATGACGTCGCCCATTCGCAGATCGCGCGCGAGGCACGTATATGGCACAGTGGTAATGTTCATGATGTAGCCTTAGCGGTGTCGAAGCGCGCCAGCACGCGCTCCAGGGTGGTCTTGCGGGCTTCGAGCTGAATAATCATGCTGTAGAGATTGACGCAGGGTCCGGCGAAATCGTAACCGCGACGACGGTTGTTCGCGGCCTCCCGCTCGATGACCTCCAGCTTCGACGCCCATTCACGGGTGACCTCGGTGAGTTCGTGCCGCAGGTCCGTGAGAATCTCGGTGACGGTATCCATGTCTACGATCCTAGCAGGCGTGCGCGAGCCTGTCAACATCAAAATCCGCGGTAGGGTTCGTACCGCAATTCGGCGCGCTGGATGGTTGCGAGGACGTGAATGGCGTACTGCACGTGGCGCGCATCGGGGTCTGGTGCGTGTTGCACCATCTTTTCCAAGGCGTCGTACAGCTCCGGTGCGTGTTCCAGCAGCGAGTAGAGCGCGCGGATTTTGTTGCCATCGAAGCCATCCCGGGTGCCATCGCCTACCACCATGCCGCCTTCGAGGAGAGAATATCCGCCATCGACTGGTCGGCCCTCGTCATCGTTGTCCGGATCCCACGAGCGGATATCTACGTAGGGCGCAAAGTCGCCGGGCGTGTCGGTGTGGCCCTGTTTATCACCCGCGTGAATGCGGATGGCCAAGGCTTCCGGCCAGAGCGTCGTTCTCATGAAAAATACTCCTTGGCCGCTTGCTCAGACGTGAAGCGGATCGTTTCTTCGACGTAGACCGCTTTGTCGGTGATGGTGACGCGCTCGCACGTGACCGTGGGACCGTCCTTACCGACCTCGATTCGGTCATCGGTGTGCGGACACGCCACCAGTTGTACCGTTTTGTGCGCCTTCCAGAATCCCACGCCGACGGTTACATGGACGGTAATCATGATGGTTCACTCTAGCGGTATACGAAACGTCTGTCAATCGCAAAATCACCGCAGGACCGAAAGGTGCAGCGAATGTCCAGATTCCGGAAGAATTATCATCAAACCGTCTAGGATGGCGTCTGGGCGTGGTTAATGGCCACTGGCCAAACCTCCGTGACGAATTGTAGACGCGCCCATATGGAGCCGTCCCCAGCCGGTCCTAGCCGCCAGCCGTGGCCGGGTCCGGCTGGTTGGGTTGGTCCGCCCAGGCCCGAGGAATCCGGCTCGACAGATACGCACGGTCCGCGGTGAACACGGGAATATCGGGATCCAACAGCCACCCACTGATCTCGTCGCGCAGCAGACACCGCCCGCGCTTCCAATACGGCAGCTCCGCGTTCCAGTTGATCCCGCGGTCCGTAAACAGCAGATCCTGGAGCTGACTGGTATTCAGTCCGTGGATCTGCTTGTGACTGAAATGCGCCTGCGCCAGGGATTGGATATTGTTGCGCGTGGCGTCCTGCTGTCGCCAAATGAAGTAGTTCTCGACTTCGACGGCATCCGGAATGGTAAACACGCGCGCATCAAAGTGCGCCATGTTCGGATTGGGCGCGCCCGCATAGTACGCGGCAAATGCGGCGGTGACGACGGACGCCGAGACGGAGACGATCTTCTGGAGGTTGCCGTCAAACCATGCGTCGGTCGTGGGCAGCATGAAGTCGGTCAGTAGGACCGAGATCTCATCACTCTGGAGGTAGGCGAGTTGCGCACCTTGGGCTTCCTCGCACAACCGCCGCGCCGCGCCGTCCAGGGCATGTGCGAGCGCTTTATCGTTCGGTTTCTCGCAGTGCCGCGTGAACGTGTGGAAGGCTTTGCCGTCTACACGAATGATCGTGTAGGTCCGCCTCGGCAGCATCACGCGCGTGCGGTCCTCGTACTGCCGCTTCATCCGATCGCCCAGACTGTTATTCATGGTGTTCGTCCTGTATGCTCGTCACATACCTTATACGGCGGAGATTGTTGCGAATGTCGAATCTGCTGGGTGGCGACCTGCGAACATCCGGGAACCGCGCAGGCTTCGGCCCGCCAGAGAATGGTGATGTACTCGCCGCCCCGTTCGACAGCGACAATATCCAACGGCGATACCAAACAGCGATCGCTATTGAGCCACTCCGCTACATCGTGGAGATTGCCACGAATCGTATCAGTGCGGTACGCCCAACGCATTATACTTCCTCGAAGATGTCGATGACTACATTATCCAGCTCACGGCTGAAGATCCCTCGATAGATCGTGGTCCGCCAGACGAACGAGATCTTAACGAACTCCGTTGTATGCTGCCAGTCGGGGAGTGCCGCTGACGAGAGACTATCGTCCCGTCCTAAACGGCACGCTAGATCGATGGTCTCGCCCCGTTTGCCATCCGGCACATGTTCGATAAACGGTAATCCGATCTTCGGGACCATGAGGGCAATCATAGGTTTCCTGTACAGAAGTCGCAGCCCATGAACGTGTCGCCCATGGCGGTCGTACCCATGGCCGGAGCAAACCCCTTCGCACCACACGCGCAGATATGGCGGATCTTTTTCCACTCCAGGGCCGCTGCTAAGGCGACGACGGCGATGGGATACGACTCCGTGTCGTTTTCTACAATGACACAATACCGCGTTTGCTGCGTCACGCGAAAGGCGCGCGGAAAGAGCGTGTTGTCCACGAGGACTTCAAATGAGCGGCCGACGTAGTTGATGACCGGCTCCACGTTAGCCCCCCGCACTCCGCGCGATGCCGGTCGCGTGTGCCTTCTCCACGGGAATGGCGGACTTTGGCGGACGGCCGCGCCGGGACTTGGCCGGGAGCGGTTCAGCCGCCTCGTGGGTGGCATCCTCGGGCATCTGTACGATGTAGCGTCCGCGCGTGGTGTCAATATCGACGGCGCGCACGTAGCTGCCATCGTCTAATCGGACGATGATGGCGTATCCGCGACTGCGCATGTCCAGCAACATTTTCAACGCCCGTTCCCGCTCGCCGCTGTCATGCTGGTTGAAGACAATTTCGATGTCGCCCATGCCGACGTTGAGACATGAAAGGGAACCCGTCATGATACATGAATCTCCAGAATGCGTGCGCCTACGGTGGTGGACCGATGCGTCTGGACGGCCTCACGAAAAGAGGCGAGTCCCGCACGTCTCCGCATTGCTATCGCGTGACCGTCGGTGTCTACGGTCGTGGCGTGTTCACCCCATTCCGAACGTTCGTCATTCCACCACTGTCGAATACCTTTCACGTCCCGGAACACGCGATAGACAATCATAAGCCCGCCTCCGCCATGTAGGGAGGATGTTGATTGGCGCGTCGCCAGTAGAGATGTTCGTCACCCCGCATCAGGAGCAGATGGGCGATGACATCATCCGTCGGTGTCAGGGACCCGGCAAACGACTCCCGATAGTAGCCGATAGGGTGTAAGCACAGCGCGGTGAGAATGGACAGGAAGCCGTCGGCGTTACGCGAAAACACCAGCGTGGGACGGCCCCGACGGAACACGTAGATCAACCGAGATCGCGCCGAGGTTTCCAGAAACGCCCCCGTGAGCTGATATGCGGCAAACAGGTGCGGCTTGATCAGTTTTTCCAGGGACCGTTGCGCGGTCTGTTCGGCCTCCACATGCCACGCGGTGGTCGCCATCAATTGGTGCATCATGAAGTCCGATCGTCGCCCCAGATCGTAGTTGTGACGGACCACGCCGCGCTTGCCATTGATGTCGACGACGGAGATCGTGCACTGCTGGGACCGTGAGTACCACGAATTGATGATCGTGGTGTCCATCGTCTCCTGACTACAGGCGAACGACGCCGGTTCATTGACAATCCGTCCGAGTTCATGAATCTTCTCGGCCCAGGGATTTTTGTCCTCTACCTCGATGGACAGACCTTCGACGGGCATCGGGATCCCGCACCACTCCCCGTCTCCGGCGAGCATGATACTGACCGCGCGGCTGAGGCTCGCCCACGTGGCGCGCTTAAACACCTCGGGGATTGGCGCGTCCATCATCGTGTCACCATATAGATCTTGTGCTTCGGGACGCGCAATGGTAATCCTTCCGGCCCTTTCAGGAACGGATGGATCCAGATGAGGCGGCGATCGCTGAACTGCGGTCCGCAGGCCTGATTGCGCCAGTGCCCATCAACCTCCCAACGGCAGGTCCAGGACCGGGTCGTGGCGGGGTTGTCCGTGATCTCATGTACCCGCTCGGCGCGTCGTAGCTCCACGATTTTGACCAGGGACTCGTGGCGGACCGTGCGGTGATAATCCTTCCGCCGTTGGCGGGGCAGTGCGCCATCGCGCGTCTGCACCACCTTCTGGTTCATCCACACGAATCCGGCGAGGACCAGCTTCGAGACAACATCCGCCGCGCGCATGAAGATGTCCACGCCCACGACGGGCGTTCCGGCCATGCGTCCACCTGGACCGTACATTTTCTCGTGCGCTTCTCGTAAGCGGATCTGTAATTCGTCCAGGGTCTCGCCATCGAACCATGTCCAGACTTGCGATGGGATGAGACCGCCATAGCGAGCCTTCCACGCGCTATCGTGCTTCGCCAGGGGATCCGGAATCCAGCACGTCACGATAAACGCCGGGACCGGTGGACCGTTCTTGATGACGTACTTTTTGACCCAGCCGAAACTCAGAGCGTGCACGTGTGCGGAGGGATCGTCCACGGTCTGGAGTGGTAGGGGCGTGTCGAAGTACCACCACGCCGCGCCGGTTTCCAGGTTCCAGTGGTTGATGCGCGTCTCGCCCGGCAGCGACTGCGCCGCCGCGATCACGGCGGCGAGCGGTTCGTCTCCCCATGCAAACGCCGTCGCATGCTCCATGATAATCTTATCAACGCGCCACTGCACTTCGAGTGAACGCACAAACGCGCCTTGGTCCTTCATGCCAGAGAGCAGGTACTCTAGCAGACGAATGCCATGAATCTGTGCCTCCATGGCGTCGAGCCATAGCGTGGTCGCCGCGCCAGGACCGTGCAGGATCGTGGGATTGTCACTCATGGGTGGATTCTACCACCGCGAGGGCTTCGGCCGCAAGGGAAAACGCCTCGGCCATCGGACTATCGCCCTGGGCCTTCGCGTGCAGGTCTGCGATAGCCTGCTGGAGTTGCGCAGTCGTCAGGCCCGGCACCGCAGACCGCTCCAGCGGCCCCTCAAACGTGCCCGTGGCCTCGCAATCGGCCAGACTGATCGGATCCTCGTGCGTGAACAGCCGGACCACGCGGCGCTCGGATGATAATCCGGCCAGGGCGGCAAGGGGGTCCTCGATGGTCTCGACGAACACAATGGTCCAGTCGTCGGCTATGACACCGGCACGATACGATTTGTACCAATAGAATCCGTCAGATCGGTCCATTGGGTACTTCCATGATTGTGACGTACCATTGTCCAGTTGCGCCCACAGCTTCAATCACCGCGATGGATTGTTGCAGCGCCCCAAACTCCTGCACGAACAGGTTTTTGGCAAGGTCAATTGCGTCTTCGAGCGTGGTGGCATGCGCCTCCGCGAAGCGCATGCCGTTGGGTCGATAGACCTTCGTGTACTCGTAGCGCGTGGTTCTCAGTGGCATGGTGTGTGGAGCAGGAGCCACGCCACGAAGCACATGGCGGCAAGAATTGCGACCACACGGACTGTCTGATCACAGTTTGCCGGGTCCAATAGGGATATGCCCAGGAACCTACATGCTTGGTGCGCGGCCACCCGCGGCAGCGGATTCGCGTTCCAGCTTCTCGGCGTCGAACTCGTCGGCGGTGGCGTCCGCCGTGCTGGTGTCACGCTCGACCTTGATGGTCTTGCCCTCGAGCGACTTGGCGAATTGCGCGGCGTAGTCGTACAGCGCCTTGCCAGGAGCCGTGTCCACCGGAATGAATCCGGCATTCTTGACGACGAAGGTGCCGAAGGTGCCCTTGTCGTTCTTCTCCGGCTTGCTGGACACGCTGTAGAGTCCGGCGTAGATCGCGGCGTTGCGCAGCTTGATGTACGTCGTCAGGTCCTTGGCTGCGCGCCGGTTGAACTTGTTCGTTTCCTTCATCGAGATGACGATGGGTTCCGGCTTCTTGCCGGGACGCAGGATCAGCGAGATGAACTCGGTGAATGTCGTAGCCTTGGGCGGCACCTTCTCACCGCTGGCGTCCTTGGTCCACTTGAGCCGCGGGTCGTGCGGCGGGACGTCCATGTCCACGATGCCGCCGCCTTCTTCACGCGGGGTGAACTCGATGCGGACGGTGCTCCGGCGGACCGGCACGAAGGTGATCGGGCCAGGACCGTACACGTCCTTGGTGAGGTCGTTGAAGAAGTCGAATAGTTTGAGCCCGTCGATGTACCGGGCGTCGCCAGGGATCATTTCCTGTGACAGCCCCTGCGCGATGGCCAGTCGGGGCAGGCGGATTTCGTCTGCGCCGATGTCCTCGGTACCGGTCAGGTCCGTGCGCGACAGAGACTTGGGCCGTTCCAGGGAGCCGGTAAACTCCGTCGGGATCGTCATCAGGTCTTCGCCACTGACGTCGGTCAGATGATTGTCATTCTCTGGATCTGCCATGATGGAGTCCTCGTTCTTCGGTGATAGGTTTTTCGTTGGGCTCGGGGCATACGTTGATGGCCGTGCGCTCCCCGTCAGCGGCGGCACATGCGCGTTTCAGCTCCAGATCTTCAATCTGATCACGCAGCACAAAGTAACGTCTGGTCCAGCCCGGATCTCCCGCTTTGAAGCCATGGCTGTTGATGGCGCAGGTATGGAGCGTACACAGCACCCGTAGATATGGTGGCACCGTGCAGCCGATGCCGTCAATCATGTACGGCAGCGTTGGATGGTCGCCACGGGTCAAGGTAACGTTGAACTCCGCGGCGCGTGCGGTGGCGAGATCGCAGTACTCCGGACTACAGCACGAGAACGGCGCTCGGCACTGTGCGCACTCGCCAACGGTTAAGTCGGCCATGCGTTGATAGAGATTAATCAGTGTCGTGTTCATCACGAATTGAGTACCAACACGGTTTTTCCACCACGCTCTCGTGCCGCTGGATCGGGAGACCGTGCGTATGACAATGAATCGATCACGTCTATATCGCCGTGCATGATTTTGCGTGCGGCGAGGATCTCTATCAGTTCGCTAATCTTCATGTCATTCACCCCCGGGTCCCATCCGAATCTTGGTCTTCGAAAACACGGACACCCCAGGCGGCTCAGCCTCGCCGGCGATGAGCATGCGTTTGACCAGGGCATTCGTGGTCTGCCAGGGCAGTTGCAGTTGCCGCTGAAGTCCCTGCTCCATACACCAGTCGAGAAACTGATCGCGATCGTAGACAGTCGCATACGGCTCGGGATACGTCGAGATCGGTTGTCCGTCCTCCAGCTTGATGGCGCTGGTGCCCTCGGCCTCCATCTGTTCGACCATCAGGACCGTATAGGCTTCCTGCGTCACGCTGAGGATGGTATCCAGCTCCCCGATCTTGTCGCGGATGCGGCGCGTCTGCACGTACATGCGGGCAAACTCACTGGCCCACCGACGGCCCTGGGTGCCAACCACCAGCACATTGTTGATACTGTGAATGGTTTGCTCCAGGGTTTTCAGTAACGCGGGCAGACTCTCGGTGGACATCGTGGAGGCCAATAGATCGTCCTCCGGCTTCGCAAGGATCTTCTCCTTGACGACTTCAACGATGTCTCGACGTTCAGGTTCGACGAGTGGGTACTGTGGGAGGGTGTCGACGATTCCGGCGTACTTGCCGCGACGTTTGGCCATGCCGTCTCCGATCTAGGGCGATCCAGAATTCCTCGACGAAGGATTCCTGGAGATACGTAAAGGCTTCCTCGCTGTAGCGGACCGTGATGTGCAGTCCTACATGGCGGAGCACTTGATGCGTCAAGTGGCCGGTCTCATGGACCAACGCCAGCACATCGGCCTGACTACCTTTCCAGTTATCGAACCAGATGATCCACTGTGAAATCCGTGTATCTACATCGGTGATCTCGATGGTCTTGGCGACCGCCAAATTGAGCGGTCCCGGGAACTCCTGCGGAAAGTGCTTCTGGAGCCACCCGTGCAGCGCGTCCTGCGAGCACACAAGGAGGGTGGTATGAACGCGGTAGACATCACAGTAATAGCGATGGACCCATATCCACTCATGCGCCATGGGGCGGAGCCAGTTTGGTAAAGGCGACCAGTCCATGTTGACGGAGGGTCTGAAGATGGATGTTCATGAGCCCTGCGAACAGGACGTCATCCGTCCAGACGTCACAGACCACGCGCTCGAAGGATCGTCCGGCAGCGCGCACGGTGATGCGTCTGGCGTGTTGCAGCAGATCGGCAAACCGATCGCGCATGAGCGGACCTTCATCCTCGTGGAGTTCGGCAGCATTCCAGCCGTGCACACGGATGTGGCGCTCGGCTAGCTCAGTTTCTGCGACCACACGCCACGTCTCCACGCGGCCGACGAACGTGTCGCCGTCGATGATTCGGAGAAATGCGACACGACGGACGTTATTATCGTCGGTTGATAGGGTCGTCGTCATCTTCGTACATGATATTCACGATGGCGACCCACGCCGCCGCAATGATAATCGCGGTGATGACGACAGCCTGCGGGAGCGTGAGATCATGCCACATAATGTTAATCTGGCGTCCGGTCGTATCACTCTGACAGCAACGCGTCCGTTACCCGAGTCTCCTTTACGGACGCCAGAATTTGGTGGAGGTGCCGGTATTGCAACCGGGTCCGGTTGTACGTCCACTACCACCTCGACATGCTTAGCCGAAAGGTTTAACGTGTTAGGCAGAATCGGTCGTGCAGTCTACCATCCCACGGAACGCAACTAACTACTCTCACCGCGGCTGCGTTCTACAACGGTGCTCTACCCGCTGATGACATCCTGACCCTCGTAGCGGAGTCGGAGGCAGGACGGCCGCAGGTTTTACGCTGCGGCGAGCAACGGCTGTTCAGCAGTTACTAGAATGATCCATCGGTTTTACGACTCGGCGGATCTCGGTCGGCATGCAGTGATAATGTCTGTACCCCGTCGAAACTTTTCACCCCCGTTAATCGTCCATGTCCAGATCGATCAAAGCCACGGCAATCTGCTCAATCCGCTGGCGCGTAAGCGCCTCGCCCGCGTACGGACACGGACCAGACTCCCTGGTCAGCAGCGGCCCTTGGCCCGGACACCTATACCGTACCGGGCCACGCCCGTCAACGATTTTCATCCACGCGTCACAGAACGGACACCGTAACCGCGCAGACCGGATTGGCGCGGCCAGAATCTCCTGTCGGCGCTGGTCATAGATTCGGTATTGGGCGTCATTCGTGACCTCCCGCATTAATCCAGCTAGAAGGTTGAGGGCGCGTTGCTTCTCGCGTTGTGATGCAAACGTCATCGTTGCTGCACCCAGGCCCACCAGCGCTCCGCCAGGAGCTGCTTGGCGTCCACGGATCCGAGTTGGTTCAGACACGCGCCGGTCAACGTGCCCTCGGCAAACACTTGTTCCTCGATGCGCTCCCACATCATGGTAAACGTGTAGCCGTCACAGAAGAAGTTGCAGCGGATGTCATGACACGCGAGGCACGTCGCATACGCGCGAAAGTCCCCATCCCACTTCCCACGCGCATAGTGATACCGTTGACCGGCGGCAATGATGCCTTCGCACTCACAACAGGTATGCGGCCGTCGTGCTGCGCGGACGCCATCCTGATAAAATGAGGGTTCGTCCCCATCGCCGTCGTACACACAGACGCAGAATTCGGTAGTCATGATGGCAGATGGCCGGTTCTGACCCGGCTTGATCCAGTGGCGCAGGGATCGAACCTGCACACCCATTGCCGCGCTAACGGCGCTCGTTGATGGATTGCAAGAGGCATTGTCTCTACCATCGCGTCCCGCTAAATCCTCCCTGATCACTCAGGGCTGGACGCCAGCCGTATCGGACCACGTAGCGCTTATCGTGCGTGTACACCACGCTTCATCTGCCATAACCCTTACTTGTGAAACTCCCGCCAGTTGGCCGTGACGATCACGAGCACGCCCATGCCCCAGGGTTCCACGGTCCGGACCAGAAACGCATCGTCTCGGACTGAGCCGTCAATGTCAGGCGAGGGTGGTTTGTTGCACGTGTCGAGGAAGCTGTCCACGAAGCCTACGAAATTGGAGACCGGCATCGTGGGCGTTGATGCGATATGACCGTTGACGTAACCTTTTTCCAGCACCGTGCAACGATTGTCAAACTCGATAATCAGTTTGGCGTCCGTCGCAAGGAGCAGCCGGTCGCCAAACATTGTATTGAAGTCAATCCGATACGCGGTCATCTTCAATGGCCCGAACGCCAGTTGGAGCGTGGCGGTCAGCTCTTCAAGTCCTGCGCCTTCGACGTGGACGCTCCGGTTGGGCATCCAATACTTCGATTGTGAGTACGCGCTAGACATTACGCGCCCACCTGTTCGCGCGTCTTGTGGTGCCCGAGGTGAAACTGGTGGCAGTAGCCACAATGGTAGGGCGCAAGCGTGCCGTGATGTTCGCGGTGTGCGCCTTTGCGGATCAGATTGCCAATCTCGGTTTCCGCCTCGCCGTACGACGCGAACCCCTGCTTGCCCGTGCAACCGTCCGCGACGTAGCGGCGACCAAAGTTGGTGTAGTTGCCAATGGTAATCATTCGTGCGTATCTCCTCATCACTTCTCTGCGACCCATGCGTTATACATGGTGATGTACTCGGCGTAACAATCGGAACAGAGGTCGTGATCGTGATCGGCGTCTCCCTCGAAGCTGTGATTGTCATCCACGTCCCACGCCGCAGTCACGGAGCCGGACGTGATGCCGGTAATATCTGCGCCACAGCGGTCGCAGACCATTTTTGTGGCCACGGCTATCCTTTCCTGACCAGCCGGATCATGCGCCCGATACGGATCAGATTCCATCGCCAGAGGCGGAGGATCCACACTTTCCCCGCCACGGCGAGCGGACCGCGGGCCCAGGCCATGGCTCAGCGGAGGCCCAGCAAGGCCAGTAGCAGCCGCCCCAGTTTGCGCTGACGGCCGCTGGCGGTCGTGGGGATGCCCGTGGCCTGGGCAACCCGCCGGCGCGCCCTGGTGACGCCCAGCGCGCGTTTCCAGCTAAACGTGAGTCCCGGTCCCAGTTTCATCCTGCACCTTCTTTTCAATCAGCAGCCACAGACACGCGTCGGCATGTGTGCCGCTACCGTCAATCGGCTCGTCGCAGAAAATGCAACAGGCCCGACCGTCACGTGTACGTGAACCCTCGTGGATCCGATACGTCGGACAACCGATATCCACAAGTCGACGCAGGAGCTGCAACGCTTCTACTTCGTTCCGTGGTTCAGCCATGACCGTGTTCCCGTTCCTGCCGACGGCGGACGATGTCGGCATATTCTGTCCAGTAGTCAGGAAAGGCCGTTTGGATCCGCATGCGGTTCTGAATGTCGGCCGCGTACCAGGCCTGCGCCAGGGCGCGGATAAAGCTGCCGCCGAAGCGGTGCATTTCCTGCGCCACGTCTTCGTCGCTGATCACTTACTGAGGTCCTTGTCACTGCCGACGACATGTCCACAGTGCAGGACAGCCATCGCCGGACGTAGCGTAGACGACACGACCATGACCTTCGTCTTGCAGATCGGGCACGTGATGTAGTGAAACAGGGCCATACTATTGCCACTCCTCGTACCGCTGTTCGTGGCGGTCATCCATCGACTTGTGCACTAGCACCAGCGTGGACTTGGCGCGCGTGTAGGCGACGTACTGAATATTCAGCTCTTCCTGATTCGTGCTGCGCAGGGTGTCGGCAAGGACAAACACGCGGTCCGCCTCCAGTCCCTTCGCGCGGTGCACCGAGGAGCACGTGATAACGCCCTTCTCGCCCAGCCCGTCGTCGGTGAACAGGTAGTCGATGCGCTCGTTGAGATTGTCCATGGACGTCGCGCCCTCGGACAGTTCCACCAACATCGCGGCCTGATCGTTGATGGTTTCGATCTTGGACTGGAACGCGGCCTTGCGGCCGTTGGTCGCGGCCTCCATTTGCACCTTGACCCGCGCTTCCTCGCGCGTGCGCCACGCCTCGATCTTGACCAGAAAGTCCTCCACGCTGACCGCGCGGAGTTTGCGGACCAGCGCCTTCAGGCCACGGCCAATGTCCTGCCCCGCCACGCGGGCGCGCTTTTTCTCGCGCAGGAGCTGAATGGCAATCGGCACCAGCGGCGCGTTCGTGCGGCTGAGGATGAAGTCGCCAAGCTGCGCCGTGGCCACCAGTCGGTCCCGGTGCAGATCCTCGACGGAGCCGTCGGGGTTGGTGTCCGCCGCCTCGAAGTCCGGCACCAGGGTGGACGCCAGCGCCACAATCTGCCGTCCGCAGCGGCGCGTCTGGGTCAAGCCCAGTTCCCCCGCGCCCAGTTCTCCCTTGAGGCGATCGAGACTGTCGGAGTCTGCGCCGCGGAAGGCAAAAATGGCCTGCCGGTTGTCGCCCACCACGGCCATCCGTCCGTCTGGTCGCAGCACCCCGCGCGCAATTTCCAACTGCGCCACGGTCATGTCCTGGGCTTCGTCGACGACAACTTCGTCGTACATCGGGACCATGAGGCCATTGCGGACCGGCAGAAAGATCATGTCGCTACCGTCAATGAGTTCGCCGTCCTTGACGTTTGCCGCCAGGACCATGGCCTCCAGCGCCTTCGTCTCCACGTACTCCAGCCCGAAGCCGGACCGCGCCCACGTCTGTTCCGGCTCGCACTCGTGCGTGATGGCAATGGCGGTCAAGTCGCCTACGCGTTTCGCATGCGGCGCAATCTCCCGGCCCTTGGTGTGCAGCTTGGACACCAGCCGCTTGATCTGGTCTGGTGCCACCTCGCCGCAGACCTGATCGGTCAACCAGTCGGCGCGTTCGTTGGTGAACTTCCATCGGATCTTCGGCATGATCTGACGCACGCAGGCCAGTCCGACGGAGTGCAGCGTTTGCGCGGTGATGTGCGGAAAGTTGCTACCAATGCGCGCCTGCAGTTCTTCCTGAATGATCTTGGAAAACGCGCAGATGAGAATACGGCGGGAGGGGGAGCGCTTGACGCCTTCAATGATGACCGTGGTTTTGCCGGTGCCCGCGCGGGCGCGGACCACCAGATGGCCCTCGGCATCAATGTGAATGTCGTACTGACCGGCCTCGACGGCCTGATCAAAAAAGTTCTGGTCCTTGGAGAACCATGCGAAGATGGCGGTCTGCTGTTCGGACCATGTAAACGCGGCGGTGTCGAGTGTCGTCTCGGTCATCTGTTGGACCCCTGAGTTTGCGCCGTCGTCTCGTTGCAACGGCTGGAACTGGTGACTACTGTATCGCCGGTTTAAAACTCCGTCAAGCAGAATCTTGTGGCTGTAACCCGTGTATTATCAATAGGTTCTAGCCGACAATGTAGCGCGTGCCGTTGATCACGCGCGTCCGCGGGCGGCGTGAGTACGTCGTGGCCGGATCGAACCGTTCCATGCGATCCTGCGCCGCGAGGACGACTTCGAACGCGCTCCGGATGGCTCCACGACACCAGTCCCGGCCCAGGCACTGCTCAACTTCGTCCAGCACGCCCACGGTCAACCGACGGGCGGTGATGTCATCCGCCAGGGCGCGGTACAGCGGTTCATCCGCATAGTCCTCGTCGGTCCAGTTGTCCACCGTGACCGCGTCCAGCTCCAACCAGACCACGGCGAGCGCCTTTTCGACGTCCAGGGTGATCGGCTTCGTATCGATCTTCATGCCGATCAGTCTAGCACAGATCGCCGGACGATGTCAACCACGACCCTCGGCTTTGGCAATCGCGGCCCGCGCCTGCGCACCGATGACGTCGTACTGATGATGGTTCAGTGGTGTGCCGGGCGCTTCTTTTTGGAGGATGGCCACGACCGCCTTGAGGGCTGCCAATAGATCCGGTGTCGGATCATCCTGCGTGAATGTACCGCAGGCGGCTGACCGCCACAGATACCGCTCGACCTTTTGTACTTTTTGCCGTTCGTAAGCGCGGGCTGTATCTGAGTTATCCCACGCGTCAATCCCAATCATGCCGAGGACCGCGCGCAGATCGTAGTACTCCAGGACAATGCGTCGCCGGTTCGTCAGCCGTTCCGGATTCTCCTCGGGATGGTCGTCGGCATCCTCCTGAATCTGGTCCATGCCGAACCGTTTGGCCTTGGAGATCCGCTGCGCCACTTCGTTGCATTCCTCCATGGCAATGGTCATCAGGTGTTCGTCGCGGGTCATGATATCCGCTCCTTATCGAGAATCGCCTTCCACTGTGGATCAATATACTCGGGACCGATAGGGGTGACGTGGCTGACTGATGTGATGGTCCGGCCAGTCGCTTCGACGAAAAGATGGATTGGTGATTCTGCGACCGTGATGATAACAGCTTCACGATGGGAGAATGCACGGAGGATAAACAGTTTGGCGAGGATGACGTCTGGAGCGACGACAGTCACGATGGACTGCACGCGTTGCTTGCCGACGCACTTGACGTCATCCTGATCGAAGAAGTGCTGAATCGGTTGATCCCATTCCAAGGTGATGTGAAAAAGCGTCATGACGCTATTCCTCCGTCAGCTTCTGGACCCACATTGAGGTGGTCCACTCCGCGATGTTTTCATTATTCTGCCTCGCTGCGACGATATGATGATCAATAGTTTTTTGCCCGCGGGGGCCAGTGGCGACGATGTCGAAGTAGGCCACGGGTTTCGTTTGACCAGGGCCATAGACGCGATCCTTGGCCTGCAGAAACTTGCCTAGCGAGAAATCGAAGCTGACATTGATGGACAGATGCGCGGCCGTGAAGTTGACGCCGAAGCTGCCGGTGCCGTACGTACCGCCGACGAACACAGGCCCTGGTGGCGAGGTCTCCGGGTGTAGCAATCGCATGGCCGCTTCCCGTTCCGCCTTCTTCTGTCCGCCCATCAACCGACCCGTCGTGAACTGCGGATAGGTCTTTGTGATGTCTTCCATCATCCGGATCATTTCGGGTCGGAAGCGACACCACGTCACAACGTGCAGATGATCATCCGCCTCCAGTTGCTGGCCGATGAACCACAGCAGGACGTCCAGCTTTTCCCGGCCGACGGCCTTCGTGGGATCAATCACGCGCGGAGGCGTCTGGCGGATCTGTTTATACGTTTCGGTCTGCATGACGGCGGCGAGCGCGGTCCGCTCGACACTGTCCCCGCCGCGGTCCATAAACTCATCGAGATCGAGGCTCTCGAAGAAGCCGGGTAACACCTCGTCGGCCTCATCGGTGTCCATGGCATCCTCGATCCCGCCGAGAAAGCCACTTGTAATCTGGGCTAGCCGTAAGGTTTTAATCGCCGCCTGTCCGGCCGTGGCCACCGTATTATCACTTAGCCACACGACCAGCTCGTCACGCATCTGTTTATAGATCTTCCACGTGGCAGGCGTCAATTCAGCGGTCAAGACCACCGGATCCAGCTTTGGCGGCAGGTCGAGACAGTCTTTTTGCAGTCGACGAATGACGTAGGGCGCAAATCGCCGCTGGATATCTTCGAGGTTGGTCCATCCGACGACCCGCTGAAGGGCAAAGCCACGGTCCGACTTGAGTGCTTCGCCCTTGGTATTGAGAATAGGCTCCTGCTTGGCGTAGCGGGCCTTATAGTGTGTGATGTACTTGCACTGGAGAATGTTTGGGTGCAGGAAATTGCCCTGCGAAAAGAGATCGAGGACGGTATGACTGATCGGTGTGCCGTTCAACAGGACCACGCGCCCGCAGCGTAGACGCAAGCGGTACGCGGCCTTCGTTTGCTGCGCGTCCCAGTTTTTCAAGTACGACGATTCGTCACATACCAGTAGTGTGCGAGTTGTACAGTAGGGCGCGAGATCGTCGGCGTGGCCTTTGACGCGAAGAAATTCGTAGTTGGTGACAATCCACTGGAGGCGTTTGCTGGGTTCGGGCGGTCCCCAGTTCCACCCGCGCGTCCGGCTGTGAAACTCGACGACCGTGGCAGGCGTGTCTGGCCAGAGGTGTTTGCGTAGCTCCCCGAGGTCACGGCCGAACCAGACATCGCGCACCGGCGCGGGCGCAATGACGACGACGTAATCGATCTTACCTTCGGCCCAGAGAAACTGTGCGGCGTCAATGACAATCTTGGTCTTGCCCGTCCGCATTTCGCTGGTGATGAACAGATACGGCGACGCCATAAGCGTCGCCGTATCCTCCCGTTGATGCTGAAACGGCGGAAGCCGACAGCGTGAGAAATCCAGGGTCATGCCTCGGCGTAAATGTCCTCGGCGCGCGGTCCCTTGGCCGACGTCGTGTCCTGGAACGTCACGCTCTGGCCTTCTCGGAGTTCGTCGAACCGGCGATTCTTGACCGCCGATCGGTGAAAGAAGTACTCCGTGTTTCCGGCCATGATAAAGCCGAATCCCTTGTCCGCCTGCAACGACTTGATGGTCCCGTCCATGGCTATCTCCTGACGCCGCCGATGCGAGTAGTAGAGGGTCTTGGGGCCACAATCGGCAGTGTAGACCGAAGACCGACGAATGGAGGATGGTAGTGAATCACGGGGGTTAGATCCCAGCGATTCTCATACCAGCGATTGGGAATCGTTTGTTTCGGCAGTGGCCATGACGGACCGGGATCGTACACCGTCACGGTCGGCCCTGCCAGCCATTCCGGCGGCAGGGCCACGTACTGGTGCGCCAACAGGCCCGCCAATTCCGCCTCCGGCACGTGCGGCCGTGGCGGAGCCTTGACCTCCACCACGGCAATCGTACCCTGAGGCGTGACGTTGGTGTAAACCGTTTGCCGGGCCTGCGCGAGAATTACCAGGAGCATCAGCATTAGTAGCCTGCCGTTCCGTAGGGTGTGCCGGGAAGCAGTTTGAACGTCGTCGGATCGAGAATCTTTGCGAGTCCGCCGACCTCCAGCAGGAAGTTGGTCTCGGGATTGGGAAACGCGATCCAGGGTCGCTGTGCGGACTTCTCGATGACATTGCCGCGCCACTCCACGGTCGTCGTGTAGTAGTCCAGCGCCGGTTTGCCCACGGTCTGGTTCGTGCCGCTGATGCCGTACTCGCCTGCCTTGACAATGTTTTCAGTGAAGGTGATGGGCGACTTGGTCGGCGGATTCGGCGTGCCGTCGGCGCGGGAGTCGTTGAACTGGAGAAACGAGTTCTTGATCGCGGGCAGCGTATTGTTGCGGATGATCAGCGCGAGAGTCACACCGTTGCCGATCAGGAACCCATACGGACAGTCGACGAACAGGTTATGTTCGAAGGTCA